GTTGAAGCTCGCAGCGGCGCCTGTGCCGTCGCCGAAGCCGGCGGTTGTCTGTCCCGCGAGAGTGGAGACCACACCGCCCGGTGTCACAAGCCGGATGCGGTTGTTACCGGGGTCCGCAACGACGATATCACCGGTCGATGTCACTGCGACTCCTTTCGGACCGTTAAATCTCGCGGCGGCGCCTGTGCCGTTAGCGAAGGTGGCAGTGCCATTTCCTGCGAGCGTCGTGACAATACCTAGAAGCACTCTAATCACCGCCGCAGAAACTGCCGCCAGTGGTGTCACTCCGTTGATGATGACCGCACTTGTACTGGGCGACGCCAATGCACCGACCTGGGATGTGCGGACGACAGCGCCTAACCCAGGTAAAGCAACAGGAACACCCCCAGATTTAGAGACCTTAGCAGTACGTCCAGGTGCAACATACTGCGCAGCCGCCTTGACGAAGGATGTGAAATCGGAACTCGATGGGCGCAAGACGGGCATTATGGTTTACGGAGAGAAAAGACTAAGAACACAATGCGGTTTGTTCTTGTTAGCACGCACGTAGATCAGACGACGGGGTATTCCAAGGTGGTGTACAATCTTCTTGGACAGCTGGCGACCCTGTCACCGCAGGTAAAGACGTATCACTTTGGATTTCAGCGCCTTCCTGCACGGACGAGCATTCGCACGGTTCCCAAGGGTGTCATTGCCTACGATGCAGCTGCCAATGAGGATCCGAAGGAGGAGGGGTTTGGATTCAACAAGATCTACGAGTATCTGGAGATGGTGAATCCAGATGTGGTGATGATCTACAATGATCCGTTGATCATCCACCGTTTTGTGGAGGCCATGAAGTTTGACAAGGCGACGTCACCGTATAAGTTGTGGGTCTATGTGGATCAGGTCTACGAGGGCATTGCCCCTCCACTGATCGAGACGATCACAAAGAATGCGCACCGTGTATACTGCTTCACACAGTACTGGGCAGACATCTACACCAAGTATGCACCCTTTCCAGACATTCGTGTTCTGGAGAATGCAGTGGACACAACGTTGTTTTCTAGGCTCCCTGATTCAGTCCGTGCATCTATTCGATCAACAATGGGAATCCCGCCCGGAGGAGTTCTGTTTGTGAATGCGAATCGCAACAGTCAGCGAAAGCGACTCGATCTTGCACTGATGGGGTTTGCCGAGCTGCTTCGTCGTGATACGACCAAGCCGTACTACTTTATGATTGTGACGGGGATGAATGCTCAGCAGGGTGCATACTACGATGTCAGCCGTATCTTTGCCACCGAGCTTGACCGTCATGGACTTGATGTTGGAGAGCTTAGCAAGAGACTGTTGCTTGTCGACACGTCTGCAAAGCCGGTTCCCGATGCATCCATCAACGAGATCTACAATGCTGGAGATATCGGTGTGAATACGTCGGATGGCGAGGGATTTGGTCTGTGTCAGATCGAGCACCTGTACACTGGAGCACCCCAGATTGTGACGGACATTGGAACGTATCGCTCCTTCATGAACGAGACTGTATGTGCATTTGTTCCACCGCGTGACCGCTGGTACTTTCCGGGTACAATGCCCCTTGGATTGTGGGCGCCGTCATTCTGCTACAAGGAGCTTGCCGATCGAATGGACGATCTTATCAAGGTCCTGCCTCAGTTCAAGAAGTCAGCCTTGAGCTACAAGTTTAAGACGTGGACCGATGTCTGTGCCGGGTGGATTGAGGACGTCAAGAGCGAGGCTTGACGAGTGTGTCAGAGCAGAAATTCAATTGAAGTAGGGCTGACCATCTTGCCCATCCGGAGGAGACGCTGATTGTCGTCCCAAGCGGGTCCATCGAAGACCTCCTTGGTGTTCCGATCAATGATCAGTGAGATTCCCTTGACCATCACTTTTTGTAACACTCGGTGCTTGTTTGATGTATTGCGCAACACCGTCTCATCCAAGTCTTCGTTTTTAATATTCGGTCTGAATGCCAGATCTTCACCGGCGGTCGTGGAGTCGAATCGCATACACGAGACCACCGGACGTTCACGAGAATGGAGCTTCCGGTGGATTTCGCAATCAACCGCCGACTGTTTGAGCAACAAGGACATCCGCTGTCCGATGCGCTCTTTCTCATAGGCAGTCTCATACAAATACTCGTCAGTGGACATGAACGTCTCCACCGGGTCGCCTTCATAACGCTTTATCACCATGTCATTCCTGCGAATCGGGACAATGTTCGGGTAATCAGCCGACTTCATCTGCTTCTCCGTGAACACCGAAATGTAAAAAGAGACTTTCACCGTCCGTTCTTCCATTGGCAAGGTAGCGTGGGAGCAGATACGGATGGCGCGCCCAATGACCTGATCGTGGCGAGCAGGCGTCCAGTGAGGCTCCATAATGTGCACGAATCGGACATTGTTGAGCGTGATACCTTCAGCGCCGGATGCAGAGGCCATCAGGACAGTCAGAATCTTCTTGCCACGGGCATTCACACTTTCCTTCAAGGATGCTGGGAAGTTCTTGGAGTACACACCGTTAAAGATCTGACGAGTCAGATCACGCTCCTCGGCATCTTCCTCACCCGTGTAGAAGGTGTAAGCGGGTTTGTCGTCCATGTCTGGATCTTCCACCCACTGTCCGGCTTTCTTCACAATCTTGTACGGTTGCCATCCTGCAGTGTCCAGCACCGCCGACAAGACGCCCAGACCTTCCAATGAGCGATACTGAGAGTAAACAAACTGGTTTGCATCCTTGCCCGCCTTGATGTTGGTCAGAATCTTCAGCATCTTGGGGCTGAACGTCTCAAGCCCCTTTGGGGACAGGTACCGATCCGCCGCTGCCTTCAACTTCTTGATCACCGCATCGGACTCTTCTTTCGGAGGCTTCTTGCTTTCAGAGACAACATCTGGATCCTCTTTGATGGTCAGCTCCGGTGGTGTAGCATAGTCGCAGACAAGACGGGTTGGAACACGGAATGTGCTGAGATTCTCGTCCAGCTTTGATCGACCACGACGAGAGTCTATCTTCATCTCTTCCCAACGGACTGCCAGGTAGCGAATGAACTGCTCGTCGGACATCTCAACCTTGATCAGCGTCTCGTCCAGGTCGATACGTTGAGGAAGCAGACGCTCATCGGCACCCTTGAAATACGAAACCAACCCTTGAATGCGCCGACGAAAGAGCATCGGGTTCTTGATGTTCAGACCATCCAGGAACAAATTTGCAAACTCTTCATAGTCTGTGGGCAGACACTGGAGCTCTTCAGTTGATACCCTTTCGGTTGCAATTTCACCTCCGCCTACATCCGTCTCAATCTTTGCCTTGATGCCCGCGACCCAGTCTGCGGCAATCGAAACAAACGGCAGATCCTTCATGTATTGCACGGCAATACGATCACCTTCGCCGTTATACGTGGAACGGAACTGGGGAGGATTGCGGGTTATCATGACGTATTTCTTCAGGGCATTGAACTCGATGGTGTCGACCTCGGGAATTCCGCGAAACGCCTTTGTAATCCTTTCTTCGTCCCATGCAGGAATGGTCTTGAAAGGAATGGTGATTCGCTCAATGGGTCCACGAAGAAGGTTCATCATGTACGAAATCTCGTTGGGTGAATTGATAATCGGAGTGCCTGACAGCAGGACAATCTTGCACCGCTTGGCGTGGTAAATAGCATCGTACAGCTTGGATGTGATTTCAGACTCATTGATCACTCGAGAAATCAAGTTATGCGCTTCGTCAATAATCACAACTGAATCGTCGTATTGACCCTCTTTCGTATACTCTGCAATATTTGAGCGTGTGAGACCATTGTAGCGGATAAAGTTGAATCGTTGCTCCAAGATATCCTTGATTTGCGCACGAATATCAGCCTTGTCTTTGGTGGAGAGGCTTTCAAAGTTTGGCGTCTCGGACGGAGTGGTCACAAAGATGCGCTGGTTCTTCTCCATAAACTTCTCGGAAATACCCAGTCGCTTTCCCTCTTTCCGAACGGCATCCGATATCGGGCGCACGGTCCAGTGATTTTCAACGGCGTAGATTGGATCTCCACACTTCTGCAACTCCTCGCGATAGTTGGCTTCAAGGGAGGCGGGGAGCATCACAAAGACCTTGCTGGTGCTCAGCAGGGACTCCGCCACCGCGATAGACGAACACGTTTTGCCCGATCCGAGACCGTGGTAGACCAACAACCCACGATACGGAGTTTCAATTTTTAGGTAGTCGCGAATGATCTTTTGATAAGGAAAAAGCTCACGTCCTGTACCTGCTCTCTTCAAACAGAGATCAACATCCTTATCTTCTTCGTCCAAGGGGTCCTTGTCCTGTGCCCGGTAGTCCGACTTGATGAACATTCGTGTAATGGCATCTGAGAATGCCTTCCGATTAGGGAGCACGTAGGATGGGGCTGCCCTCATTAATCTGTGTCAACAAAATGAACATCACGACTATAACATTAAAGGCAAGTATGTCCACCCGGAGAAGACAGAATCTTTCGGGAGACGCGTTCGTGGAATGGTTTAATAATCAACTTGAGACCAAAGAAAATGGCTGTCGGGTATGGACGCGTGGGGTGAACAAAGCAGGATATGGTATAGTTAAGTTACCAATGATTATGAAGCCTGGGCTTTCTCATAGAGTTGCACTCGAAATGAAACTTGGGAGAGCGATTGGAGACGGTCTATGTGCTCTACATAGTTGCGACAATCCCCCATGTTGTAATCAGGACCACTTACATGAAGGAACGCATGTAGACAATGTAATCGAAAAGGTTAATCGAGGAAGACAATCAAAACTTCAAGGTGACGCACATGGGTCTTCTAAACTCACAGAAGCACACGTAAGAGCTATTCTTAGAGATGCAAATACATATACACAGCAAAGCATGTCGGAACTTTATAATATAAGCCGTGCGACAATTTCAGATATAATAAGAGGAAAGAGTTGGAAACATATTCCCCGTGAGAACTAATGGGAAGTGTGCGACATAGTCACCGCATGTTCATGGTGACAATTTATCTCTTCTTAATGGCTGCGTTCCTGTATCTGAAGCCGTCCGTAGCCTTTGGGCGTGAAGGACGGATCCGCCCGTTTGGGGTTACGGATCGTGAAGCCACTATTTTTCCTGTTTGGTGGTGGGTGTTTGCCATCGCCGTTGTCTCGTACTGTATTACGGTGTACCTGTCGGGATTCCGATTCACGTCCTAACTATACGGTTTCAAATGTATCCAACACGGACTCGAGTTCCTTGATCATTGCCTCTCGCTGTACATGGTGCGGTCTCACATGCTGGGCGCACTCAACAAACGACTTCCACGCAATGCCCGAGATCTCTCGGCGTTGCATCGGAGTAAATCGCTGATTCAAGTCGATCATTTCTGGGTTCTTGACCAGTGCCACGAAGTACAGGTGACGGTACGAGATTCCATTCAAGCCTTCGAACGTTTCTTCCAATCGGATGTTCTTCAGGACCACATACGAATCACGGGGAATGTTGGTCTCTTCGCCAAACTCTCGGATTGCACAGTCTACATCCGATTCCCCACGAATCCTGCGCCCCTTCGGGAATCCCCATTCAGGCTCTTGGTAGCCCGATGGATTGTTTGCCACCAACTCGGCGCGATTGAGTTGGTTGAACTTGACTTGAGAGGGTCCATAGTCGCCGCTCAGGTGATCCTCGCCCCACAACGTTTTCCATGTCGTTTCAAATGTTTCTTCGGCAATCATCTTCTGCTCAGCAATCGTCATGTTTCCGACCAGGCGAGCCACGTACTCCGTGTTCGATGGATCATACTTCCCACGCATAAACTCAGCGAAACTCATACTATCTTTTCGACGTATCATCAAGAGACGGGTCTTTTTCGAGTCTACAGGCAACGAGTCATTTTCAACAAGAATAAGCCCACACGACAATACCGGGTCATTACACGATCGGAAGAGATGACCTTTTGTACCACAATTGTTACAATACATTACGGTCTGTTGTCTTGGTGGAGGTCCGGTTCGTTTTTCCATTGTGTCTTAGCATAACTTCCTTTGTAAGTGATACATAAATGGGAGGTTCCACGTCAAGACCATCGCTCTATGGACCTTCTTACGGTCCCTCCATGTATAGCAGTAGCACAAGCACAAGTTCAGGATTTGGATCAATGGGTGTGATTGCAAAGGCGCTGGTTGTGATTGTGGGATTGGGCGTTCTTCTGTTGGCTGCGCTGTTTATTTACAATGCGGTGGCAACTTCAAGCGGCAAACAAGCTGTGAGTATCTTGGGTTCACCGACTGTCCCCGACCAAGCACCCCTTCCAATAGATGGGACAATAGCAAAAACCATTCCAGCAGCGAATGCACCGATTACCCAAGGAGCAGATAACGGTATTCAGTTCTGGATGTTCATCAAGGACTGGACATACGGGTTTAACAAGGAAAAGGGCGTGATCTATCGTGAAGATTCTACCAATACCGGATATCGTAACCCTGAGATTACGCTCGACCCAACCAATAACAGTCTGAACGTGAAGGTCTCGATCTACACCGCAACACCGGGCGGTGGATCGACCGGCACCCCGGCCGCCGCGAACAGTACCAGCGCCACTGGAGATTCGTACACATGTACGGTCGAGAACGTCCCGCTCCAAACCTGGTTTGCAGTCTCTGTGACGGTATTCCAGCGCAATCTGGACGTGTACATCAATGGAAAGCTGGTGAAGTCGTGTGTTCTGCCCGGCGTTCCTCGTCCGGCTGCCGGCGCCCTGAAGACGGCGAACAACGGTGGATTCTCTGGTTCGCTCTGCAACATCCACGCATACCCGAATATGCTGGGTCCCTCCGATGCCGCTGCGTTCTTTGCCGCCGGCACCAACTGTGCGTCCTTTGCTCAGCCTTCCTCCACGAACACAACAGAGGGAACCAAGATGACTCTGTTCGGATACACCTTCACCTTCAACGTCAAGGACAGTTCGGGTAAAGTGGTTCAAAGTGGATCTTTCTAAAGAGTAATGCGTATCCTCCTGAAATGCCCAACGCGGTCTAGACCAGCCCAGTTTCTTCGCGTTCTAAACCAATATATTTCGTTAGCAACTCGTCCAGATTTACTCGGAGTTTGTGTTACGTGTGATCTTGACGATGCAACAATGAGATCTGATTCTGTCCAATATCAAATCAAGAACATTACCTACAAAACCGCCTGGTCTGAGATCTATTACGGGAACAGCACAACAAAGATTGAAGCCGTCAATGCAGACATTTCATCCGTTCCGTGGGAATGGGATATGGTAGTTCTCGTGTCCGATGATATGGTTCCACAGGTCAAGGGATACGACGAAGTACTGCGAAATCACATGATGGAAGATACGAACAGGATCTTGTGGGTGAATGACGGGACGCAGGGGAAGAAGCTCAATACAATCTCAATCATGGGTCGGAAGATGTACGAATCGTTTGGATATATCTACCATCCAGTCTACAAGAGTCTGTTTTGCGATACCGAGTTCACTGATCTGTGCACGAGTTCGCTGGCATCCAAGACCACCTATATTCCGACCGTACTGATTCGCCACGAACACCCTGGAACTGGATTTCCTCAAAAACATGATCAACTGTATGCAAAGAATCAGACATACTGGTCCGCAGATATGTATACGTATATCTCTCGTAAGACGTATGCGTATGACTGGAGCATTCTGATTGCGACGATCAAGGGTCGCGAACAGTCTCTTCAAACCTTGTTAGATGCAATCAATGAGAAACGTGCGCGGATTTGTCCCGACCTTAAAATTGAAATTTCAATCTCCTTCGACAATCGTGAAAAAAAGATTGGAACAAAACGTCAGGAACTCCTTCAGGGTGCCAAGGGAAAGTACAGCTCGTTCGTGGATGACGATGACATGATCACCGATGCGTATTTTGAAGATGCTTTGCAAACAATCCAAGGTGGATTCCACTGCTGCAGATTACGAGGACAAATGAACCAATACACGTTCACGCATAGCATCGAGAACCGTTTGGACATGCCGATGTGTATTGGAGATGTCTTCATCCGCCCACCCAATCACTTGAACATTGTACTGACGGGAATTGGAAGTCTGATTTCGTTTGGAAGTGCAACCCGCGGAGAAGATCTTGATTGGGCGATTCGCCTAGCAAAGACTGGGTTTTTACAAACTGAATATCAATCCGACCCCTCTCGAATCCACTACATTTACAATCTTGGAGACCGAAAGGTCGATCCAGAAACAGCTGAGATTCAGCGGAAAATTAACTACGAATCAATGCTGGACTTGGTTTGGTTGGATGGAGGCGCAGTCCGAGTTAACCGACGACCCGATGGCCGAACAACTGGCCTTCGTCTAACAGCTAAGGGCTTTGTTTCTAAGTAAAGGGTAATGAGCGTGTATACTATTCTGGCATCGGCTGTTGCAGTGGCCATCATCGGTGTCATTTTGTGGCGTATCTTCTCAGTCCCCACAAAGACGACAGATGCGATTGATATCATGTCCGGATCTATATCGGGCAAGGAAACAAAAAGCGTACCAGGGGACAAACTTGTTCGATCGTTTAACCAGCAACAAGGAGCAACATTTACGTACACCGGTTGGATTCTAGTGAAGGATTTCACATACAACTATGGAATGAAGCGCATCATCTTCACCAAAGAGGATTGCCCCGGACTGTACTTGGACACCACATCAAACTCTCTCCTCGTGTCCATCAAGACCTATGCAAATACACCCGAATCAATCATAATCCCGAATATTCCAGCGGGCAAGTGGGTACACTTTGCAATTGTAGTGGATCAGGATGCAGTCGATGTGTACATCAACGGTGTGATTCGCCAGCACCACTCCCTCCTCCAACTCCCCAAACAGAACGATGCGGCTGTTGTGATGGGATCCACGTCTTCAACGGGATGGGATGGTGTTCTCGCAAATCTCCAGTATACTCCGCGTTCATTGTCGGCAGGTGACATTTCTGCACTGGTGTCTGATGTCCCGAAGAATGATCTGACAGTTCGCCCGTCTGGACCGCAGTACTTCGACATGAGCTGGTACATCGGGCGAAGTTAAATCTCAGCAGGATGTAATGAGCGCAGGTGGTCAAAACAGTGCAACGCTTTCAGGTATTCAAGGAATGCGTATTCGGGATGCATCCGATGTAGACGCACAAATGCGGGTGCGTGAAATTTATCAACTGTTCAACTCGTCTACTCCTAACGCTGTTCGCCCGCGTATCCCTAACGGCAATGACGTGTACCTCCAGTTCCTCCAGGGTGTCAAGGAGGTTTCGTCGAACGTAACGGGCAGTGCATCCTGTCCGGCATGCGCGGGTCTTACCTACAACGGAAATGGTCTTGTTCTCACTTGGAAGAACGGGAAGTTTCCTCCGGTGTAGTCTCCTTGAGGGTCTGCAGCTGCTTCTTTACCTTTTTCTTTCCAGCCTTGTCATCTGGATTATACGTAAAAAAGTATTCCAAATATTCTTTGGATGACTTGTTCTTGCTCAGCTCAAGCAGGAGCTCGGCCTTGTCGCGCTTCATCTCGGTAAAACTTTCTTGTGTCCCAATACATTCCTTGGGCGTCAAGACAGCAAACCTCCGTTCAGGCTTTGCATTGGCAATCTCTACCAACCGCTGAGCAATACAAAGTACACTCGCCAGCTTCTCCTCGTGGGCTCCCGAGTACATATACGCAAAGAAGAACTGAAGAGCTGTCGGGATCGAAGCAACCTTCACGCCATTCTGCATCTTGTGATAGCTGTGGCACGCAGTTGTCTCATAGAATCGAAACAACGTCTTCTTGCCCGCCGAATCCAGCACCGTTGTACGCTTTGGAAGAATGTCGCTCTCTTCGAATACCTCCGTCTTTTCACCGGCTGTCAGTCGTTCGATTGTGGGACCATCCGCAAGAAGTCCGATTGGAGTTGTCCAGACCTGATTAAGATGAATCTGAGCCGAGCTGACACCCAGCAAAACAACAGGTTCGCTTCGTAACAGACGAATCACGCCCTTTTGTTGCTGCTCCGTCAGTTCTGTGCGTTCAGTCTGCGGGTCCTTCTTGCACGTCACTGGATGTGCTTCGTTCAAGAGGGTCAGTCGCTTATACACCTTTTCCCAACGAGACACGTCTCCACGAGGGCGACTAAGCTCCAGATACATCGACATCCGAAGAAAGTTTACCGGCACATAGTGGATCTTGTTGCGCACCTCACCCTCCTTCCACAGTCGGTCAAAGATAACGTCGTCCAAGTGGGTGATGTCGGCAACACCTGTGTAGTCAGCAAACACCTTGAAGGTGCCAATGTGCATACCCGGCTTCACTTCCACTGCCTTGATGCCATGGGCCTTGAGCTGATTGGCAATGATAACAGAGTGTGCCTGAGGGGTCTTGCTGAAGAAGTCATAGTCGGGCACGTCCACCTTCGGGTCGTAGAACTGGTCCTCCTTGGGGAGAAGGTCGTTGATTGCCGTACCACCGTAACACATCACGGGGTGATTCTTCAAGAATGCACGGACGACCCCCAATGCTGTCACTGTTCCAGGATCCGAGGCGGCTACCCGATTGTTCTCATCTTCGAGGTCCTTGACAATCTTCACAATGTCTTCCATTAAAAATGGATACTACTTTGTTTTAAATGTTATGAAGCAGCAAGAATGCCTCTTAAGCGATACAATCTTCGCAGTCGTAAGTCTCCTGTGGTATGGGTAGATGATGACACTCTCAAGACCAAGCAAGAGGAGGACGACGAGGAGGACTCTGATTTTGAGCCAAGTGAGTCTGAAGCCGAGGAGGAGTCGGAGACCGAAGAGGAGTCAGAGACCGAAGAAGAGGAAGAGACAACTCTCAAGCTCCCCAAGGGTGCCAAGGTGTCTGTTAAACTGCATATCCATCAGTTCTCCGGTAAGGGAAACTCCCGTATCGACATTGACCAGGAGAGTGAGGACGAGTCCGAAGAGGATGAGGATGACTTTATCGCCCACCTGATGGACAAGTACGTGCGCCCTGACCACGGACGGCTTCCCAAGACTCAGCAGAGTGGAAGTCGTCGTCGCGACCGCCGTGAGGAAGACGACGATGAGCCTGCACTCCGTCTCAACGAGGAAGAAGAGGACTACTTTGGAGACCTGTCCAAGTCGAAGCGCCGGCGCCTAAATGAGCAGATGAAGGGTCTTGCCAAGCTGGTATCCGATGGCGAGGTTCCCTACAAGTTCCGTGTGCTAGGTCTTCCGATCCCAGACGCCCTCAAGGCATCCGTGATTCGCAAGATTGACATTCTGAATGAGATGGATGCTGACGGTGGAGAGATTCACAAGCTCAAGACCTGGGTGGATGGATTTCTTCGCATTCCGTTTGGCAAGGTTGTTCCGTTGCCGGTTAGCTTCACCGAGGATCGGACCGGTTGCTCCAAGTTCCTTGCGGACACCAAGAGTACCATGGACAAGGCGGTCTACGGAATGGAACCTGCCAAGGCACAGATCATGCAGATTGTTGCCCAGTGGATCGCCAACCCTACCTCGGTGGGTAACGTGATTGCGCTCAAGGGTCCGATGGGAGTCGGCAAGACGTCCTTCGCCCGCCACGGCGTGGCCGAGGTGCTGAAGCGTCCCTTCGAGTTCTTCTCCCTGGGAGGTGCATCGGACTCGGCAAACTTTGTGGGTCATTCCTATACCTACGAAGGTGCCACCTGGGGCCGCATTGCCGATGCGATCATGTCGGCTCGATGCATGAACCCGGTTATCTACTTTGATGAGCTGGACAAGGTCTCCACGACGGCACACGGCGAAGAGATCATCTCCATGCTGATTCACTTGACAGACAGGTCGCAGAACTCTCACTTCCACGACCGCTACTTTGCTGGAGTTGACTTTGATCTGAGTCAGTGTCTGTTTGTGTTTAGCTTCAATGACGAGACGAAGATCCACCCGATCTTGAAGGACCGTATGCAGGTTGTCAACTGTTCGGGATACACGGCCGCAGACAAGAAGGCGATCCTGAGCCAGTATGTGTGGCCTCAGATTCTGGATCGTCTGAATATGAAGGAGGATCTGAAGATCACGGAGGAAGCGGTAAAGTTCTTGATCTCCGAGTACTCAAGTGAAGAGGAGGGCGTGCGTGTTCTGATCCGTGCTGTGGAGACGCTGGTGACCCGTATCAATCTCCTCCGGATTGCAGACGAGAAGACTGCCAAGACGTATCCCTTCTACAAGGCAGTCAAGCTCCCAATGACCATCACGCCCGAGGATGTGAAGGGAATCCTGGTGGAGACGAAGGTAATCAACGAGTCGTGGCGTCAGCTCTATACCTGAGTAAACTCGTGGTAGGAAGTGCCGTCCTTGTACAGAACAACATTCCCACAAAACTCATCGTTCACAACAGGGTGTTCGATCACCCATACTTTTTCAGTTGGGTCATTCAGCACTCCACTGGGTACATGAGAAAAGACAACAAAGGTATCGCGCACACGCGGATAGACAATCTGCTCTAGAATGGTCGTGTCCATCGTGTATCCATCGGGACTGGTTGCAACGTGGGACATAAGAAGATCAATAGAAAGAGGAATGGACCCCTTACACCCCCATAACCCACCCATCATCCGATAGGCATGCCACGTGTGATCACGAATCGTGTAGGCAGTAAAAGAACTATCCAGAAACGCATCAATACACCACCGATCGCGCGCATGAATACGGCTATCCGTATCCCGCACGCAGACGAAATCATAGTCCGAGCCAAACGCGGGGATGAATCGATAGGCCATATTGCGAGATCCGTGTTCACCCGTGACATGAAGCGTCACGTCAGGACACTGTACGAAGGGTGCTGCCTCCGGAGATGCATACACAACAATCTCGGACTTTGGATAGTGTGTGCGAATCAGAGGAATGTTCTCAAGTAGACCTCGGTAGTACTTGTCTGTATACGGTCCATACAAACAGAAGGAAAAGCAGCCCTTTAGTGCCCTACGCAAGATTGCCTTCCCTTCACGCACACGGTCTCGAATATCAATTGATTCAATGGCATATCGCTTATCGATGCATCCGTTTCGGATCGTGATCTCATTGGCGGTATGAGAACAGATCCCATCATAGACACGAGTCATCCATTCATCGCAGTGCCAGTTCCGAATCGTTGGATGAAAGAACGACCCAAAGATTTCTAGGTGGCTGCGATGGACAAAGGCGTTTTCAATGATCAAATTTTGGCCACCTCGCAGAGCCGCATTGACAGGATTGATTGGACCCACGACACCGCGGGTACGGTGAGACTCCAATGTCTTGATAAATACGTCTGTCCATCCAGGCGTTTCAAGAATCACGTCATCGCCAATCTGAAAAAGGTAGTCATCGCCTGCGTCATACGACACCTGCGCAAGTTTGTTCCAGGCCCATGCGGGCGCATGATTGCAGCCCGACAAGATCACGACGAATCCAATTTCCTCTAGCCTACCACGATGTTGAAGGAAAAACTCGTCATTGTCATCAACTCCAATGTAAATACGGTACTCGTGGGCACCTTTCGTAGCATGAAAAGACGGTAAGAAGTTGGTTACCAAAAAACACTCGTCAAATCGAGTCCACTCATGGGCACGACTACACACCGGGATGAGAACTCCTATACGCATGTTCTTTTAGAGGGAAACCCATGTAAACTCGGTGTGAGGAATCGCAAACTCGGATACATCCGTCTCATTAATCCCAGCATAGCAATAGAGCGTTGTTCCTGAGCTCCGCATGGACAAGCAGTACTCGATGCCTGGATCCACAAAGACAAACGGCAATGTACACTTCGTAGGCTTTATGTCATCAGACAGTTCAACAAGACAATGGTAATACTTGCGGATTGTTTCGTAGGACACGATATGAACCAGTGCCCACCAGTGTGTCCCCATGCGAATCGGTGGAGCCGATCCCCGAAACAGCGAGAACATTGGAGGTGTTGGGGTGGTCTTTATGACAGCACCCTTTTCATTCAAAACCGTGAAGGGGTGCCATTCGTAAATAAACGTATTTGTAGTCGGAATGGGCAACCAGTTCTTCTCGCATGTACGACCGGTGGGCGATGGCAGAACCGTACAGTTGTTGTAGTGTCCCTGGAGACTGTATTCGCCATGAAGAATCCGAATCGCATCTTGTTCGTAGTTATGGACCGTTGCCGTGAACTCAAGCTGACCATTTCTATTTGAATACACGCGTACATCTTCAAGTCCACGAATGGTGTGTGATGTACTTGGAAGACCCACAGTTGACTCTTTCATTTTGACAAGAACGTCCCCCGTCAATAGATTGACGCATGCATTCTCGCAGAGTGAGAGTCCGTTCGGAACAATAAATGCCCCGTCTTTCACGACGTAGTTTACATAGCGGATATTTGCAAGTGGATACGACACCAGCGAAACAGCAGATGGCTTGAACTCATCGCCAAACGGAGCAGGAAGCTTAAGTCGAGTACGGACAGATGAGAGTGGCTTTGCATAAAACACAAGATTCCCAATAACATTGTCTTTGAAATGCCCCATCTTCAACAGATACCGAACACAACTATGAAGACCCTCGCGTACATCCGACTTCACGTAGTAATCTAAGATCGTTTGTTCGTAGTCAAACAATCCATTGTAGACATCCGTCTCAATAAACAAGGAATCCTTTGGCATAGGGATTGACTTGCCCTTTTGAAGATAGTGATAGGCCTTGTATGGCTGACCCTTCTCCCGATAATACTTTGTAAGCGCATACAGAGCCTCTGAACGACCGGGATAATAGTCGAATCCCTTTTCAACCCACTCTTCAAACAGAAACTGCTTATCCAGAGATCCATAGGACTTTGCAATCATGTAGTGCGAGTACCAAACTTCTTCAAACCAACCACCCGCAGCAATCCGATTCTTGTAGTGTTCGATTGCCTCCTCGTGCTTCCCCATTGAATGGTAGGTTTGTGCAAGATAGAACATATACCGAACATTCGTTGGTTCCTCTTCAAGACCCTTGGTCAAGAGTGCCAAATCACGAGTAAACTTATCAGCCTTGCAGCCACCGTCGTTTCGATCATTGATATAACAAATGTCCTTTGAAAGGGAAGCGCATGGTCCATCCCAGTACTCGTGAGTCACCCCCCTGCAGATCCAGTCGTAATCCATCCTGACCAGACGGGCATTTGGATACTCGAGATCTCCGGCTATCTGAAGTATCGTATATCCAAGATCACCAAGGGTCTGATCCTTGAGGCACCCTGGAACAAACACCATATCGCCGTCCAGCAAAAGACCATACGAATCTGTCAAGTCCCACCCCTTGGCCTTGCAATATCCGAGCGCATTCTGGAAGCTCAAGCTACGATTATGACCAAAATTCTTCCATGTATTCACCTCAAGACAGCCCTCGTGGGTCATCAAGAAATCCATAGCAATGTCGGTCGTCTTGTCCGTCGATCCAGTGTCGGTGATCACAAACGCATCCACCACCGATTCAACGGCGTCCATACATCGCCGAATGATCTTCTCTTCATTCTTGACCATCAAGATCAAGACAAACTTTGGCATCTGCGTCCGTATTAACATTGAACTCTTCGCTGTGTCTAAGTAAATGAGCACCGACTTTGTCAAGCAGTCGCTTCGTGAGAACCTGAGTCGCGTTCTCATCCCTCACGTCGCAGATGGTCTGTGGAGCATCTACGACAATGCCAAGGTTGCCTGCGTACGCAACAAGCAGCCCGGTGAGACCCTGAAGACATTCCAGAATCTTCTGACCCGCGTCCCCCAGTGGACGGATGAAATCCTGAACACGGAGGTTGCTCGTATCGAAAAGGTGTCCAAGTGCGAGTACATGGACGATCTTTTGCTGGGCGTGTTTGTTAGCTACATCCGTGCGTTTGCCACCTTGCAGCAGTCCGACGAGGCCCACGTGAACATTGAGTTTGATCGTCCCTCGCTTAGCAAGTTCATTTTCACGATGTACAAGGCGGCTGCCCGCAAGTGCTGGTCGAATGCGTATATGTTTAAGACCATTGACGTGTCTTCGGAGCAGCAGTCTCGTAACCGTCGGGACATTGAGGCGATGCTTGGTGGAACCCTGGACGAAGTGATCGATAGTTTCATCCCGTGGAAGGACATCAGCAAGGCGTATTTCCAGGCTCGACCCACCACCGCCGCCGCGCCTCCTCCGGAGCCCGAGAAGAAGCCGGAGCCCAAGCCCGCTCTGACATTTGGTGAATCGGAGACGGTTGAGTTTGAGACAGACAATGAAGATGAGGAGGAGGACGATCGCCCTCGCCTCACAATGGGTGAGGATATCAAGCTCGATCTGTCGGACGACGAGGAGGAACCTGCCGCCAAGCCTGCTGGTGTCGTCAAGCTGGATCTTTAACTGCGGCGCTGCGTCTAAGTGTGTCTAAACCAATCCACATTCAAAAAGCAAATGACAGACTACCAGACACTTGGTATGATCGTTGGCGTTGTCATGGTTGTTGCTGCACTCCTGTATGTAGTTGATCGCCGTGCAAGGGCACAGCCGGTCGATTACACAGATATGGGGAAGATTGCCGGTGGATCGGGAGTCCTGGCAACCGGTATTCTGTATTCCCTGGGAACGGAGACAGTTACGGATGTAGCTGAGACTGTGGCGTCTACTGCTCAGGATATGTTTGTTGGAAAGCCGGAGTTTTAATCCATACTAAGGATAGAATGGATGCGCTGCAAGATTCAGTGGATACATCTGTAACTCTGAAACTATTTAAAACAAAGAAATCCTCAATGTATTACCATATTTTTCATAGTAGGTACGTGAGGTTTCCAATGTCGGAACTAAAAATCCTAAATAACTTTAATACGAATCGTCTTTCGAGCAATCCATACCCCAAAGAAAACCGTCCTAGAGGACAAGCAGATTTGGATTCGGTTTTACATCATAGGCAAACAATACGGCAACGAGGGGATACAGAGCCCATATGGATCGTATTGAAAGAGGGAACCTATACGTTGCTGGATGGGGCTCATCGCATTGTTGCAGCCTATTTGGAACGCAAACGAACGATTCCAGCCTATATAGTTCATGCCGATGAATAATACGGTCTAAGGACAAGCATATATAAACAGTATGTTGCGTACAGTTCGTGTTGCAGGGAGACTGGTTGAACTTGCAGGATTGGATCAAGTTTGGTATGGTGTTGACCATCTATCTAACCCGCGTATCACATTGTACTATCCTAAGGGTCCTACAAAGACGATTGACTATGCGTATGGTCAGTGGGCAGACGCCAAAAAGGACCTAAAGATTCTAGAGGACGCTAAGCTTCAATCATCAATGCATCCCCAAGCTGAGCTGCCGATGGGGTTGCGCGGTACTGGACCATCCGGCTAATCTCCTTCTTAGGAACCGCTGAGTCTACACAATACCTCACAATTGCCTTGTACAAATCAAATCCGTGGTAGCGGTCGTGATTGTCCATCTTTGCACGAAACATCACTGACGATCCATCTGTCTGTTTCATCCACTGCAAAAGGATACTAAACAGCGGATGCGAAACTTCATGCTTCGGTCCTTTGGGAAACATATCCCAGAAGATCGACGTAGCCAGACGAGTCAGATCAAATGATGACGAAGCACCGATGTGAGGGTGCTTGTTGTTGTAAAAAGGCTCCATATTGTACTGACCTCCTGCTTCCTCGTCCTCCTGAAACTGATTGCTGATGAAGGTCTTTGCCTCCTTCAGACCCGTCAGACGCAGATTGATAACTGCGCGATCAAAGTCAATGATCTTCATTAGGTAGCCAAACGTGGGGACCTTGTAAGGAGTTCCGGCGTGGATATAGAAGCAGTGTGTTTGTTCGGTCTTGACATACATGATGTTGTTCCCGTGGAGATCATTGTGCGTGAATCCAAAGTTGCGCTGGGCATACGCAAGAGCAAAGACTACCTGGGAAATCCAAGCCGTGTGCTTTTCGGGTTCGGGGTGCTCCTTGATCAGCTGGTAAAAAGTTCCCTCGCAACGCTCCATCACAGTTGTGACCACGGGCACATTTGTAAATGTAGCCCAAGCAAACGGTTCGGGTTCCTCTTCTTCTCCTTCGTCGTCGTTGGTTCCGTCTGAGCATCCACAAGACTCGATATCATATACATCGTCATCTTCGGACTCTTCATCCTCCATCTCAGGGGACCCGGACGAGGCAACGTCGTACTTCTCCACGTCGCCTTCTCTATCCGGATTGCTTACGTGATCGGCATCGACGTCGTCTACATCGCCAAGATCAATGTCCTCTGCAGTTTCAACGGCAAGACGAGCACGGCGTGTATGACTGAACTCGGCATCGTGACCCGCTGTCCTCAGCTTCAGTTCGAAGGTTTTGCCAATCCGATCGGCAAACCACCCCTTCTCTGTCAGCTCTTCGTAGTCGTCCGAGATGTCGATTGTATGAGACCCAGCAATACCAACATACACGCCATACACCGTAGGAAAGTGATCGCAACCAGACTCTGACAGGGCGATCGACGTAATCGCACCCACATAAGCAGCTGTGTGGGGGCTCTGCATCCGCTCCTGCATGTCATTGGCAATGTCCGTCCGATGGGGAAGACCAAAAGAACCATAGTCACCGCGCATCGTCTTGAACGGTGACAGAATCATGGTTGTCTTGCGATGGATCGGAAGTGTTTGCCCCTGAACCTTCACATGACCTGCATCTACAATCGCCTCAATCGGATATTCCAGCTTTACGCCATAGTCACTGACATTTGCCAGGTTGTCTGTCTTGAAGAGCTTCTCCAAGCACGGGAAGAACGACTGCATCGTCTTCATTGACCACGCGGATCCGTCCAGTCTGGGCATACGATGAATTTTCATCTGTACAGATGTCGTTCTCAGATCCTTTCCCATTATGAGATGTCTCGGTGATGAATGCAGAAAAATAAACGACAGTGAGAACAAGATGACACAAAACTTCAATCTTAAGAAGTTCAATATGGACATGATCAAAGAACGGTGTGGAATGGACTCGCGGAAAAGTCCTATGATCGTGATCATCGGAAAGAAGGACACGGGCAAGTCCTTCTTAGCACGTGACCTGCTCTTCAATGTTCAGGACTCCTTTCCGGCGGGGATGGTGATTTCACCCACAGAGGCTGTGAACGAGTATTTCCAATCGTTTGTCCCCTCCAAGCTGATCCATGATAAATATGAGCCTACCAAAGTACAGGCATTTATCAAGCGCCAGTTTCAAGCAAAGCAACGGTTCCTGAAGTCCAAAGCCTCCGGACAACCGTTTGATCCCCGGGCGTTCTTGATTCTCGACGACTGCCTGTACGCAGCCAAGGAGTGGATCAACGAAGAGTCGACTCGGTTTGTTTTCATGAACGGTCGGCACCTTGATATGCTGACCATCATCACCATGCAGTACCCACTCGGTATTACACCGAATCTGCGTACCAACGTGGACTTTGTCTTCATTCTGCGCGAGAATATCCTGGGGAATCGTCGTAGAATTTACGAGAATTACGCAGGTATGTTTCCGACGTTTGAAATGTTCTGTGATTTCATGGACCAGTGCACAGAAAACTACGAAGGACTGGTCATCTGTAACAACGTACCCTCCAACAAGCTTGACGACCAGGTCTTTTGGTACAAGGCGTCAGAGCATCCGCCGTTCAGACTTTGCGACTCTTCCTTGTGGAACGATAACCGCCCTTTCCAATCCGCAATGCTCGCCGCCGACGAGTATAACTCGACTTCAATGAGGAAGAAGAACGCCCCGCCTTCCGTTTGGGTAAAGAAGACCGGCGGCGAATAGATCCTCCGCTATCCTCCTCTTGGTCGCTGTAGATGTATTCCTGATCGTCGTTTACCGATGGCGCAGGCGCAGGCGGCGGAGACGGTGGAGGGGGCGGCAGGGGTGGAGGGTCAAGCCACCGATTAAGTTCATCGATTGTTCTAAATCCAATCACATCCGTAATAACTCTCTTATTTGTGTCGGGTTGTATACCACCTGTAGTATACACAAATAGTCTGTTCGAAGGATTTGACAAGATCGCATAGTTATGCGGACTCGTAACGCTTTTACCTGAACCAAAGTCTACATTGTGCCCCCTCGTCACTTGACCCATATCTGGGTCAATAAACGCATGATTGGTCCTGTCGAATGTAGTGCCGCTATCTGCAAGACTGATCGGGTTTCCAGGGGTCGCCGGAAGATAGTTAAACACAACGATGTGATTGGGACTGAGCGCAAGAGCATCGGTAACACTGAGGTCATCCAGATCCACAAAATCACGAACGAGCTCTTTTCCAGTTATAACGCGGAGACGCCCGCCTTTTACCGATCGACGTGCAGATCGTACCATGCTTATTATTGTGCACCTTTTAATCGCGGTGCGCACCCTCACTGGGGTGCACCGGTGCCGCGGCATCCTCCAGCGACTTCTCGGCCGCATTTGCCTTGCGACGACGCTCGTTCTCCTCCTTCTGCGCCTTGATCGACTCCTCGCGCTGCTCCGCGAAGAAGAGCTCCTTGTTGGACTCGTTCTCCTTGTACTTGCGCATCAGCTCGTTCAGTTCCTTCTCGGCATACTCCACCTCAGGCATCAGGTGTTCCGAGGGGTCCCACGGCAGCCACGCACCCACCTTCCCAATGTACAGGTTGTCCTTCGGGTAGCGACGCTGAAGAACCTTGGCAAACATCTGCGTCTCCTCCACCGTAGCAAACGAGCGACGGACCTTGACACCGCGGATGTTCGTGCGGAAGTCAACCGTGTTGTCGTACGTCTCTTGGAGCTCCTTCTCATTCTTCAGGAGGAAGATCTGGTACTGCTCGTGGATATCCGTCTTCTTGACCTCCTCCTTGCGAACATTCACAAAGTCAGATGCATCTTTTAGCAGATCATCAATCTTGACCGAGTACTTCTTAGACAGGAATGCCATGAAGTTCTCAAGTCCCTTGACCTTCCACTCATAGTCCATCCACGACACGAACTTCTCAAACATAAACTCCTCCTTCTGCTTAATCACCTTCTCGGGGCTGATAAAGGACACCACGCAGTACTTCTGGGTCGGGATCTCCGGGTCCTCGTCGAGGTAGTCGATCGGTCCATCCTCATCGCGCTTAGGGAGTTCAGTGCGAGGCATTTACTCTTTTCATCGGTTCCTTTGAAAGTCCTTTCTCCGCAAGAACATAAATGTACGACATCTTTACGACCGCGTACCTCTTCTTTCTGCTGTGCCCTGGTGTCCTCCTGTCCCTTGGACCGACCACGATGATGGCGGCGGCCATCCACGCGGTTGTGTTCTTTGTGATCCTGCAATACCTGTCCCTGTATGTTCCTTGGTGGGTGGTGTGGGCTGTTGGTGTGCCGCTTGTAACGTACAAGGTGTATTCGGGTGGCATGTAAAAAATCTTCGGACTATAGAACCAAACAAATGGATTCTAAGCCGAAGCCCACCCCCTCTGCCGGTGTTGATATGGCCGACCTTGTAACTCGCCTTGTGAAGTACCTCCTCGAGGGTCTCGCGGTGGCCATTGCCGCCTTCGTCCTGCCTGGCAAGACGCTCAAAGTTTCCGAGGTTGGAATGATCGCCCTCGTCGCCACTGCCACGTTCGCCATCCTGGACATCTATGCCCCTAGCGTAGGTGCTTCGGCTCGTACCGGTGCCGGATTCGGAATCGGTGCCAACCTGGTCGGATTTCCTCGGGTCTAAATAATGGAGTTGCCAGAACAAGACGAAGCTGATTTATTTGCATATGTACTAGCTGACTATTCGGACACAAAGTGCCCGCGTGCGTGTATGGATCGCATCCCAGACATCATCAAACGCGCAAACCAAAGACTTTCTGGTGTTACCGTATATCGCGGTCACACCAAATTTAAGAAGACAATTGAATTTACAGTAGGACGAAAAAACTTTATGTCTACATCGCTTGCGCGTAGATCAGCCGTCAACTTCACGGATTTTGTCGGACAAAGCAACTTTTCTCAGGTAGAACCGTTGATTGAATGTTGTTTGTTCACGATTCATTTGGACGATGCGCTAGCGATTGATCTTTCTAAGGTATCGTTTGACCGCGCTTTTGCAAGAAGATTAGATCATCTTATTGCGGTTAACCCAGATCCGTTGCCCACCGACCGGGTTGAACGATTCAAACACCACCTTCGCAACGAAGCAGAGGTGATTGTGCTTGGGGGCGGGACGTTCTATCAAGATGCTGAAAAGAAAACACCTGGCTTTTTATTACTGCCGGTTCCGGAAGATCAGGTGGCGCGGAGGAAGGCGGCGATTGAGAAGGGGCGTATGTTCGACGATAAAGGAAATTCTGGATTGTATGAAACGTGGTATACGACCCCTGCTGCTGCAGGTAGACGTACTCGCCGGAGACGGCGCCACACAACAAAAAATAAATAGATACGAGCTGTGGGGATCGAACCCACGCGGCTTTCGCCAACAGATCTTAAGACTGTCTCCTTAACCACTCGGACAAGCTCGTTATGTGACCCTCAACCCAGCAACTAGGTGTGACGCCAACGTTGTGGTCAGCAACGTTCCGTAATTGTTTTGTGTGAGCTGCATTGTACCCAGAGCGAGAACGCAAACCGGACTTGATGTAGAGACGAGAGTGTAGACGATTTCTCCGAGTGTATGAGGGACACAGAATGTGTCGTAGACCCTTGATGCCGCAAAATGAACCACATAGTTGCCCACGACTGCCAGGATACCCTTGGTGACGATTGCTGCGACCCCTTCCATTTACCACTTACCTGCCACTTAGAATGTAATGGAAACAACTTCCATTTTCTTAGTACGCCACAATGGTCGTTGGATCAAGATTCAGCCCCGTCCATTTGAACCCGAGAGAATGACAACGGACATTGCATGGATGCAGATCAAGGAGAAAATAAGCCCAGAAGAAGCCTATCTGCGCTGGTTTGAGTTGCAACGTAGAATTTCTCGTGTTCTCAAGTAATGAATACAATCTTGGTCGTTCTTGCACTTACTCTCATCGTGTATCTTGTGTGGAGACTGTGGAAGCCCTACCTGAAGTCAGCACCTAAGCGCGAAGTCCAAAAGGACAAGGCAAACCTCTACTTTTTCCATACAGACTGGTGTGGACACTGTATCAAGGCAATGCCCGAGTGGGAGAAGCTCGAAGCGGGTCCTCGTACATTTGGAACAACCGAGGTGTCGTTTGTTCGCGTCAATGCAGAGAAGGATCGCGAAACATCCGACTTGTATCAAATTGATTCCTACCCGACCATCAAGCTTGAGACATCTACGGGACTCTACACATACGACAAGACCCCAACTGCTGCCGGATTAACTGACTACCTCAGGCAGACGTTTGGCAATGAATCGTGAGACATTCGCATATCCATATTCAAACAACTCTTTCTTATCGTCGTCTGTCAGCTGTTGAAGGATTGAAATCCGATCATTCTTGAACCATACAACATTATCTGGTTGGGACTCTGTTCTGACCGCCTCATACAATGTTGCAGCATAGTCTGTGATCGACATTGTTTGGAGTCGCTCAGGCGTTATATTGAACTCGGCGCGACTGATGTGAAACACCAAACACTCGGGAGGAACCACCTTGTGAATGTTATGTGCATAGACGCCGCCGTCCACATATACATTGTTGAAAATAACAGGCGGATGAAACACGAAAGGAAGACAACACGATGCCTTTAGTCCGGCAAGGACGGGTACATTTCCAGTCAGAAAAATAGACTTCCGAGTTGTCAAATTTGAAGCAAGAATATATAACTTCTGTGGCGCATCACCAATGACGGCATTTCGTAGATCGACACCTTGTTCATCAAATGCCGACAAGACAGCCTTTTCAAATGCATCCATCGGAAACAGTGCCTTTTGCGTGGTGAATGACGTAATAGACGTCAGATTAATCGACGGAATCACGGATGACAGATTGAACCCCGTCTCAAACATTAGGCGGATCCCCGCGATTGGAATCTTGTATGCAACTGCAGTCGCAAGAACGGCGCCGGCAGAACAGCCATAGATCCCGTCTGGAAATACAAGAGGTTGTGTTTTTTCGAGTGCAGCCAATCCTCCAACCATCATTCCACCTCGTACTCCACCACCTCCGAGGGCAATTGCTCGAAACATTCTTACAATGAGTATGTAAGGATGCTGAAAGCCCGTGATGTATGGGACGAACAAGAAGATCGCCGTGAAAAACGCATGCGCGCCATGAGACCCGTGTTGAGTCAGCTCTACGGTCAAATCCGCAAACAAGCCACGCATTCACCCAATGCACCGTATATCGTCTTTGAAATTCCCGCCTACGTCTTTGGATATCCGCTGTTCCAAATGACCGAAGCCCGTGAATACATCATGAACGTGTTGTCCCAAGGCGGGTACATGGTGTGGGTGATTGACGAAAAATATTTGCTGATTTCCTGGCTTAAGACGGCGGGTAGCAAGATAAACCAGCACCGTCCACCGCTCCTCACAAACTATCGTCCCCAAGTGTACGATCCGTCAACTCTTGGAGCAATGCGTTGATCTCTGTTTGAACTCCGAGATCGAAGATCAAAAAGGAAAAATACGCCAGTCGGGAATCGAACCCGAGTCACACCGATGGCAACGGTGCATTCTACCACTGAACTACTGGTGTGAAGGATACTAGGCTGTCAAAAGGTAGATCCATTTTAGACGCCCTCAAGCCCGCCGGCTTATCTTTCTACGGAGTTTATTCTTTAACTTGTTTACCGCACGGCGTGTTCTTTTGCGACGAGCCCCAACATATGGTAGGCCTCCGTTGTGATACTGTGCTCCTACCTTTCCTGTCAGGGTAAACTGCTTAATATCTTCCCAGTTCTCAATTTTATTGCTATCCTTTGCCGCGACTCGGTGTGCCAAGGTGATGTGCGGTATTGCGTTGCTTGATCTGTAGCCATCAACCTTCAACGCCCATGCATCATTGCTCTTACCAATCTGTGTAACAGTGAGAGTCACCTCCGTGCCAGTATCTTTTGGCAATTCGGTATCTTTTTTCCCAACGTCAATTGTCATGTGGTCACCACTCCACGTCCAGCCATCCGGGAGTTGATCATCATATTTGTCGTGAAGTATTTTCTTAGACGCGGCATCTAAGAAAACTCCAGTATAGGCGATCTTGGACATCTATGTTGATATACAGAAAAAAAAGGTTACATCTGCCGGGAATCGAACCCAAGTCACACCGGTGGTAACGGTGCATTCTACCACTGAACTACAGATGTTGTGATTGTGCCTGCCAGGACTTTAACCCGGATCGCGTTTCCCGTACAGGAGACGAATCTAATTGAATTTACAGGCACGCCCATCTTCTACTTGAGTGAGAAAAAGACGATCCATTTTGGACGGCACTACGCTCGCCGACTCATTCTTTTGCGAGACTTCTTTGGATGTTTTTTGAACGCACGGCGACGTCTTGTTCTCCTGCCGGCGTTTACTGTGTCACCTAGTTGCATACGCCTATTTCCAATATCAACATATCGAGCAACCTCTGCAACGGCTGTAGCCGGAACATCATATGGTCTTGCAGTCTTGATAATTATACCATCTATGGGCTCAACTTTCATATCGTAGATTGTCGGTTTGACCCTCGGATCAGGATTATTACTTACATATTGATAGAGACCAACCTGCATACCAGGGGTCCCTATATGAGATTTTAAATCGTGGATAAGAGCGTTAAGGAGGCGAACGTAGTTTGCATGAATAGTCTCTTCGGGTCTCATGCGGCTATGTTCATTGGTCGTTCTGCGCTTTCGCATACAGTCTATTGCCTGGGCGAGCGCTGAGGCCCAGTCATTTTTTTCTAGATAACCTGAAAGTACTGTTGCAAGGGTTTCAAAGTTGACTTCACAAATACCTCGTTTATGATAAACATTTTCTAGAAGGATAATTTGATTTAGCGCGTCAGATTTTGCCATGGCCTCGGTTGTAATCTTTGGATTTTTACCATCAGCATCTACACTACCTCTATAAACTAGATTCTTGTGCCCTGCGGGTAATTTACTAAGTACTTTATCTAGTCGGTCTTCAACCGCGTCGCTAATCAGTTTGGTTGTTCCGGCTAGAGCAAGCATGAGATCAGCATTGTCCGGGCGTTGTAAGAACGAGCCTGCAAGTGCCATTACTACCTGACTTGACAAAAAATATTCACATCTATGTAATGGTGCTTATTCACGTAGTTGATGCCAATAGGTCACCTCTTACCGTTCAAACGGGGAGAGATATCATGATTCCAGGCTCACTGTTAAAAGGTAGGCCTGAGCGACTGAGGATTCCAGACGAGTTTCGCGGAGACGATAAGGACCCCGTCGATCTACCAGCTACTTGGGCCGAATGGCAGGCTGCTCATCCACAGTATCCCCTTGCCCAGATACGAGACATTGACAGCAAACATCGTCAGTATATTTATGCGCCCTTGCCGGGATTTAAACCTGTAAGTGGAACATGTGAACCAAAAGAAGATCCGGTCGTTTGTGCTGCCCGCGAGCTATGGGAAGAAACAGGTCTTGATCTACGATCGACGCCTGATCGGTTTGTTCCAACACACCGCGACTTTACCGTTACTGTTTCAGCTGACGAGAAGGCTCAGATACGAACCACGCTTAACGCACGGATCACAGAAAGAAAGGGCGAGATTTTTGCATTTCGGTGGGCTCCTCCTGGAGGACGACGCACACGCAGAAAAAATGGAAAGCGCCATCGCAAAACAAAGAGACGCATATGAGCTGTGACCATGAAGTTGTGGTCAATGATGGTGAGCGCGTGTGCACTCTCTGTGGGACGATTCTGGGATCTGCTATTGATGAGGGAGCCGAATGGCGAGTCTACGGCAATACTGAAGACGACCCGTCCCGAACGGGGACGATCACGAGCGAACTCCTTCCTGATTCATCCTACGGATCGATGATGATGCGCCGTCGGGGTGGACAGCAGTCAGAGGAAGGAAAGTCAATTGCAAAACTGTCTGCGTGGTCGTTCTCGAGTCACGGAGAGAGGTCCTGGATGGGCATCTTTGATGCGATTCAGCAGTCGTGTGTACGAGCAGGATTGCCCAAGGCGATTGTCATGGATGGCTGTGCAATGTTCAAGAAGGTAGAGGATGCCCAGAAGACCCGTGGAGAAACTCGTAGGGCCCTGATGGCAGCGGCGATCTTCACCTCCTGTCGCCAGCACGACGCAACCAGGACCCATGAAGAGGTGGCTGCCCTCTTCCACGTCTCCATCCGATCTCTTTGCAAAGCACTGACTCGATTTACGGATAGTGGATCGAACGTGCTCAATACCCAGCTGGGGATTGCTGAGCGCATCTGTGCAGAGATGGACTTGTCGGATACAGACCGTGATGCAATCGTTCTGATGCTCCAGGGCTTACCCGAGATGGAGCACACACCCAAGACGATCGTAGCTGGAGTGGTGTGCTCGGTACTGGGTGGTCAAATTGCCAAGGTCTCAGCAGCCTCGGGCGTCTCGTCGGTGTCCATTCGCAAGATTGTGGAGAAGTTTAGGGCATCGGCAAGTACGTGATCGAATAGTCATAGATAATTGTAGATCCCGTACCGTTTGTAACATCAATATTGCTGGATGACGGACCAATGTACGTAGTTCCGCTATTCGAAGACACCAGAGGCAAGAGTGTATTAACACCTCCAGTTGCCGTAACAAGTACAATCTGTGCCAGATAGTTCGATGACGCAAACGTGTCCTGTGCAGACACGATTGTGATTCCCTTTTTCCATGTCCCAACTGTAACTCCTGATCCAGGTCCAACTGAGACCGTCCCGCGTTTTGAAAAGAACCCACCTGTTACTTGTAGAGTTGCATTGCAGCTGGCATATCCCGCCGTGTTACTGATAGACGTAACGCTGTTGCTGTTTGAGTCATGTGTAAAAGTAAGGACACCGTATCCGTCGGAGACTCGCATATCTCCATTGACGTCCAGCGTATAGGTACCCGGAAGAGTGTTAATTCCAAGATTTCCGTTGTCTGTGGGTCCGCCGATGCGTGTGTATCCATTCACATCTAGCGTAATGTACGTTGATGGACTTGTCAGTGCAGTTGTATTTATGCCAACCCGATTGTTCACAAGATCTCCTCTGAACAATGTATTGGATCCGCTCCCAACGAGAAGGGTGTTGGAGACAGACGTGCCTCCATTGGAAATGCCCGGTCCGATAAAGATATTGTTGGAGCCGCTGGCAATCCCGGTATTGGCACCAATGTAAATGTTTGAGTTTCCACCGTTCAGGGTATTGGCTCCGATTGAGATACTGTTTGCGCTTCCGATGGCACCAAATCCGGCACGTTGTCCAAGAAACACCGAGTTTGTTACATTTGATGTTGACCCACCGGCGCCAGTTCCAACAAATGTGTCGTTGGAGTTGCTCGAGCTTACCAGAACAGAGTACTCATTTCCCGCACCCACACCCACGTACACGTTCGACCTCGAGTCACCAATCTTTGCAGCGTATGCGGTGACCGTATTTGCAGAGACCGTATCGACATTCGTCAACTCAAGCCTTGTCCGATAGACATTGCTAGTGACATCCCAGATAAATGTGGGACGAAACACATTTGTCAATAGGTTTTGGACGCCAGTTGTACTGCTCATTGTAGTAACCGGAGACAAAGGTTTAAGTGTATTCTCCGCTATATACATAGCAATGTCCTACACTCTCTTCCCTATCAAACACTCCGAGCAACACCTCTACAAGATGTACAAGCAGAGCGTCGCCGTGTTTTGGACGCCGGACGAGATTGACTTCAGCAAGGATCAATCCGACTGGGCAAAGCTGACCGCTGATGAGAAGCATTTTATTGGACGCGTGCTGGCATTCTTTGCTGGATCGGATGGCATCGTAATGGAGAATCTTGTCACCCGTTTTCAGGGTGAAGTGGACTCCCAGGTGGTGAAGCTGTTTTACTCCTTCCAGAATGCGATGGAGGGCATTCACTCGGAGACGTACTCGCTGCTGATTGATACGTATGTCAAGGACGAGGATGAAAAGGCTAAGCTGTTCAATGCCATTGAAACCATCCCGTGTATCGGCAAGAAGGCAGAGTGGGCGCTGAACTGGATGGGGTCTGACAAGTCCTTTGCCACCCGCCTGGTCGGATTTGCCTGTGTAGAGGGCATCTTCTTCTCGGGTGCCTTCTGCTCCATTTTTTGGTTGAAGAAGCGTGGTCTCCTTCCGGGACTGACCTTTTCCAACGAGCTCATCTCTCGCGATGAGGGTCTGCACACGCAGTTTGCCGTGGCTCTGTTCCACACGCTGAATACCAAGATATTCGAGGACACGGTTCACGAAATCATCAAGGAGGCGGTGGAGCTGGAGAAGGAGTTCATCTGCGATGCCTTGCCGTGTTCCTTGATTGGCATGAACGCAAAGATGATGAGTCAGTACATTGAGTTTGTGGCGGATCGGTTAGCGGTCCAGTTGGGCACGCCGAAGATCTTTGGTGCGCATAATCCGTTTGATTTTATGGATTTGATCAGTTTGGAGGGCAAGACCAACTTCTTTGAGAAGAAGGTATCCGAGTATTCTCGTGTATCGTCATCGGATCCGATCCGGTTGGACGCAGACTTTTAAGCGGTTGCCGTGTTTGCCACGGCGGTTGTCGACGGCTCCTTCTTCACCGCCATGCCCTCGCGCATGAACACGTAGTAGACTGCGGCGAGCACGATCAGGATCCACCCCCACTTAGGAATCGTAGGCATCTTCATTTATATTTCAATGAAGATATAAATGGGGGACGAGGACCCATCACCACAGACAAAAAGAACGTATCACGTTAAATTGAGACTGTACTACACGCCCGTGTTAACCGCGGGGAAAAAGACAATCGTTACACAGTATTTCAAAGAACAGCTGAACTGGAACTTTTCACCTGACGCCGTCGACAGTGTCAAAAGGGCCAATGTTGAGTTTATGGATGTTGATGACACTACAGTTGTACTGGCAGAAGCAGATGTTACGTTGCCGTATCACACGCTTGTGAAACAGCTTGCAGTTGAGTATGATCACATGCTTGTAAACAAGTTTAGAGATCTGGATGGCTTAGTCGGACAAGTTCATGAGCCCGGAAGTTCTAGCGTTGTGAATCAAGGAGGGCGCCGAAAGACCAGGAAGAGGCTGATGTCTAGGAAGTATTGCAAAAAAACGCCGTGCAGACGTATGGGGTTCACGCAGAAGGCCAGCTGCCGTCCGTACAAGAACTGCTATCAATGAAGGATCACGTTTCCAGCAGGCGTCGTTGTCTTCTCGTCACCTCCCTTCGACGGCGTCACGGGAACAAAGTTCTCCGTGGAGATTGACCTCAAAACAAACATAATGAGAAACGACACAACCACAATGACAAGAACATACTTGGCAAGAGTGAACAGCAGTCCCTTCATTGACGAAGAGTTCTTCGCAGCGTAGGCACCAACACCCGATGCAACCATTGTTTCGAGAAAACCACCTCCTTTCTTAGCGGGCATTTATTGAGGAGGCAAGATTACTTCTTTCAGGGAGTCCCTGAAGCAGAGTTTGTTGTATCGGCCGGAGGATCCTCTTTCTTCTTTCCGAACATCATTGCGAGAGCAAAGAAGATGGCAAAGAACAAGACGAGTCCAAATATGGCATAGGCAAAGTACTTGGCGGCTGTCCCGACAACACCCAGAACACTTGAGTTCGGGTTTTGGCGAGCAAGGTACGCTCCCGTTCCAACCAGCGCTGCGCTCTGAAGGGCGTCTCCCACTCCAAATCCATCGTCATCACCTCCACGCATACGACGAGGCATTTACCTTTAGGCGCCGAAAGAAAGGCAATGAATGAGGACGGCATTATCGCACTGGTTGTGGTTGGCTCGATCCTGGTCTGTACAGCCACTGTGATTGTTGGATCCTGGGCGTGCCCACAGACTCGACCGCGACGCGTGTCTGGTTATATCGAAGACGACGAAGTAAATCTCGTTTAAGACGCCACAACCTTTCCCCACCCTCGTATAAATGGAGTTCCTTCACGCCTCGATTGCCCTTCTCGCCTCGATGGTCCTTGTTCTCGCGGGTATGGTCGGTTGGATCTATTGGCAGCAGACTCGCCTCTTCCAGAATATGAATGCAGTCGCCCTTGTGATTGGCGATCTGAACTCGACGCTGATGGCCACGCAGCCGAAGGTGGAACTTGCAACTGTTCCCGAGCCCACGGAGACTCTTCAGCGCGCCGAGATTCCCACGTCGGATGAGGAGGATGATCGTCTGTCCGTTCCGCAAGATGCAGAGGTCGTGGATGGTCCTCCGGCTCCCCTGGATACGGATGGTCTCCAAGACAAGTCCAAGAAGGAGCTTCAGGAGATTCTGACTCAGCGTGGCATCCCGTACAGCAAGTCGGACGCCAAGCCCGTTCTGATCTCGCTGCTCAAGGCTACTGTCTAAAATGGATTTAGGCGCCCCCAGACAAAAGACTCTACCCCGGACAAAATGACAACTCTTCTCGATTTCATATACCACGCGCCCGTGGGGGCACCCACATACTTTGATGTTCTGCCAGTTGATGTTCTTCGCCACGCACTCATTCCATTTCTCGGGTGGGAAGATAGAATTCACCTAAATATGCTCACACCACCGGGAGATCGCACACCGCCAAATAAAATTCCAAAGTCAGCCATTGTCTCGCACCAACTTGCGACAAGTTCTAGAAGCAACATTGAAGAAAAGCTCAGAAAGTTACGGTTTATCCGGGGGCGAAAGTTAACAGATGAAGTAAATGCACTTATCGAAGTTATGAACGCGTTTACATCCGGGCACAATATTCTCGTTTGCCAATATTCCTTACCCATGCGAGAGTTTCTTGAAGAGAGAATTGAATTCTTCTTGAGGCCCGCAGAAATGAGACGGATTCCGCGCAATGAACAAAAAGACAGGTTGCGAGCAGCAATGTCTACTTTGAGTCTCAAGTTGCATCAGAATCCTTTTGTTGAAAACAGTTTGGCAAAAAAGAGCTGGTTGCGAGCCACAGTGCACACAAACGAAACTTCACTCTTTTCAGCAGGAGGAGATAGCACAGGGGTTTCTTATATGCGGTGGCAGGGGGATATTTACACTGAACAAGAGTAAAACATAGAATGAAAGTGATCTCGTTCGACGTAGGCATTAGAAATTTAGCTTTTTGCGTTCTGGAAGGCACAGACCGCACCGATGTACGAATCGTAGATTGGAATATTATTGACATATTAGGAGAACAGGCAGGCGTCGGTGCTCCTAGATGTCATAAGTGCGCAACCGCGGCACGGTATGAGCATGCAAGCAATGGCTTGTTCTCTTGCACTAAGCATACGCCTCGAAAGAAGAAGGCTCTGACCAAGACAGAGATAAACAAGATGACTCCGAACCAGATTCACGAGTTGTTGAAGGCGGAAGGACTGACGACCGAAGCTACCAAAAAGGCAGACCTGGTCAAGCTCTTGTACAACCACTACAAGCAGAATACGTGGAAGAAGTGTGTATCGTCAGCAATCCAGGGATCCGTGTTAGATCTGGCTCCGGCGATTATCAAGAGTCTTGATGCACGGGCAACTTCGTGGCAAGGGGCAGACATTGCTGCGTTTGAGAACCAAATGGACCGCCGGATGTTTGGCGTACAGGCAATGTTGCAGATGTATTTTTCGTGCCGAGGATTTCGTTGCTCAGGGGTCTCAGCGACTCACAAGCTGTCGAACATTGTGACAGTGGATGATTCAACTGCAAGCTATAAAGGACGCAAAACGACAGGCATAGCGCATGCTCGCGAACTCGTTCCTCAAGTGAACCAGGCACATTTCTTGTCGCACCCCAAGAAGGATGATCTTGCGGATTCATTCTTACAAGGTCTTTGGGTATTAGAATACAATAAGAAGTAAACACAATGGCTACGGCTGAACTAGCAATCACCGCACTTGCAGCTGCGCTCGGTTCAGTGGGCGCTGCTACCTATTTGGGTCTCACTGGAATGACAGGTCCGGTGGCCCCACCACCGGTAGCACCGGAACCCGCTCCGTCCGGACCCATTGCCGTAGGTGGTGGATTTACTGGGCCCACAGGACCCACAGGTGCAGGCGCTACCGGACCCACAGGACCCATTGCCGTAGGTGGTGGATTTACTGGACCCACAGGACCCACCGGTGCAGGTGCTACCGGACCTGCTGGACGCGATGGTGTGGATGGCGCTGTCGGACCCACAGGTGCAGGCGCTACCGGACCTGGTGGTGTGGATGGCGCTACCGGACCTGCCGGACGCGATGGTGTGGATGGCGCTACCGGACCTGCTGGACCTGGTGGTGTGGATGGCGCTGTCGGACCTGCCGGACGCGATGGTGTGGATGGCGCTGTCGGACCTGCTGGACGCGATGGTGTGGATGGCGCTGTCGGACCACAGGGACCACCGGGACCACCGGGACCACCGGGACCACCGGGACCACCGGGCGGTGGAACGGGAGCACACATACCTGGACCCCAAGGTGACCCGGGACCCCCTGGACCCCCAGGACCAATGGGTGGAGCAGGAGCCAAAGGTGATCCGGGACCCGCTGGAGCTCCGGGTGCCAAAGGTGATCCGGGACCCGCTGGACCCCCAGGACCAATGGGTGGAGCAGGTGCCAAAGGTGACCCGGGACCTGCTGGACCCCCAGGACCAATGGGTGGAGCAGGAGCCAAAGGTGATCCGGGACCTGCTGGACCCCCAGGACCAATGGGTGGAGCAGGAGCCAAAGGTGATCCGGGACCTGCTGGACGCGATGGTGTGGATGGCGCTGTCGGACCACAGGGACCACAGGGACCACAGGGACCACAGGGACCACAGGGACCACAGGGACCGGTCGGGCCACGACTAACGCGTGCTGACTTATTGGAGATTCTTGGTATTACGGGATTTGCGCCACGACCTCCTCTAGGACCCTCCCCCTTCGATGAACTTGCAGTAGCACGAGCAGCACGCGCAGGACTCCCGCCCCGGGCTGCTCCTCCTCCGGCTGCCCCGGGTCCGGCTGCTCCTCCTCCGGCTGCTCCTCCTCGGGCTGCACCTCCTCCGGCTGCACCTCCTCCGGCTATTCCACCACTAAATGAACCACTTGATCCTCGTCAAAGACAGATGGCAGGGCTTCCACCATTGACAAGAGAACAGCAACTCGCATTTAGGGTTAACAACAATGCTTTTGGAAACCTTGCAAATCGAGATGGACGACAATGGACACCTGACAGAGATAGACGGGGAGGACGAAAAACGTATCGTAAGAGGATATCTAGAAGAAAAACTAAGAAGCATATATAATGTCGACTGCCGAGATTGCAATCGCTGCACTTGCAGCTGCTATTGGAACTGCTGGAGCCGTGACTGCATTAGGTACTAGCAAACCGGGAGCACCGCCACTGCCGGGACCGGGAGGACAGGGGGGACCGGGGGGACCACCTCTACCGCCGGGAGGACCGGGGGGACCGGGAGGACCGGGGGGACCACCTCTACCGCCGGGAGGACCGGGGGGACCGGGAGGACCGGGGGGACCACCTCTACCGCCGGGAGGACCGGGGGGACCACCTCTACCGCCGGGAGGACCGGGGGGACCGGGAGGACCGGGGGGACCACCTCTACCGCCGGGAGGACCGGGGGGACCACCTCTACCGCCGGGGGGAGCACCTCCGCTGCCGGGATCTGGCGCCCCTAGACCAGGTTTAAATGAAGTGTTGCGTAACGCAAGGTTCCGCGATCAAGCGCGTCGGCGTCGGTCGGCGCTGCCTGACCTTGTTAGCCCGGATCCAGCACCGGCTCCAGCACCGGCTCCAGTACCGGCTGCGGCTCCGGTTCCGGGCGCGCGTCGTCGTCGCGTTTCAACTTTAAGAAGGAAGCCCAAGACAAGAAGTAAGAATGGACGTAGATCTCCTCGTAAATCCACAATCCGCAGGTATCGCTAATCTTGAAACTGTCGACCTCCCTACGCTCACGTTTGATGAAGTCTCTGCTCCCACCCCCGCACCTGGACCCAAGCTGGTCCCTTCGTCTGAAGAGACGGGGCCCGTGAGCATGGGCGGTACAATGAACTTCAACGCCGAGCCCTATGCACCTCAGGTTGCTCCTCGCAAGATGTCGGATGAGGCGCTGATGAAGGAGAAGTATGAGATTCTTCGTAAGTTTGAGCGACTCTCCAAGATGGGTGTTCCGATGCGCAAGCGGTTCACGATGGACTCCCCGCTGGACGAGATGAAGCTGGAGCTGGAGTTCATCAAGCGCGAGAAGAACATGGATGCGACCATCAAGCAGTTCTCGGAGTGGTTTGTCACAGCAATGAGTGGCCTGGAGTATGGCTCCAAGCACGTGACTCTGCTCAAGGCGTTTGGTCTTCAGCTGGATGGACTCTCTGAGTCTGCTCAGATGAACGTCGTAGATCTGGAGGACGATTTTGAGGAGCTGTACGATCAGTATGGCGACAACCTCAAGATGCACCCGCTGGTCAAGATCCCGATGCGTGCTTGTATGATGGTGTACATGGTCCACCTGACCAACCAGATGACCCGCAAGGCTCCGATCCCGAACATTGATGATATCATGCGTCAGAACCCGGATATCGCACGGTCCCTGGCAGCAGCGGCAATGCAGAACCAGACCGCCCAGATGCGCACCACCGCCAACGTGCCTCCTCCTCCCCAGGCGACCAACCCGCTCTCCGGTCTGATGAGCTTTATGCAGTCTGGAATGCCGCCCGCCCCCCCGCCGTCCATGATTCCCAAGCAACCTGCTGCCGACAAGCAGGTGAAGATTGGCGGTGGCACCAAGGTCAAGGCACCGGCCCCTGCTCCCGCACCTCCCCCGCCCCCGGCTCAGGAAATGCGTAGCCCACCGAACATCGATGAGCTCCTGAAGAACATCAAGCAGTCGGTGATTGTGCCTCCTGGAAACGGTCCTCCTCCAGCAACGCCGGCGTCTGCCCTCCGTGGATCCAATCCCAAGAAGAATGCTGGATCCACCGGAAAAAACTCGGTAGTAATTAAGCTCTAATGAAGTTCTCCGATCTAAAAGCGGGGATGACAGTAAGATTTGACCATCACGATTCCGCCAACTGGTATTCATTTCATGGGGATTTTCTACGAAATCCCAACTTTACAACTCCAGAGGACTGGTTTAACGAACACTATCGCAAGTATGAAGGGATTCCTATCACGGTTACAAGGATTAAAGATGTAGACTATCATGGATACCGGTGGAAATCATTGCACGGATACTCCCCAAGCGGATCCATGGCAATCTCGCAACATTGGTTTCTGCCCAATGACGAAAACGCGTTTACAGAACTCAACAAGGGTGTCAATGAGCAAGTCAGAATGGCACCCAAGCCGTCAGCTAAGAGGGGTAAAGAGATTCTTATGGGAGAGTTATTGGCGGTGCCGGGTGCAAAGGATTACAATGAAGCCGCCGAGCGGTTTGGTACGGGTCGTCGCACCCGTCGTCGCCGTCATGGTCGTCACACGCGTCGTCGCTAAAAAAAACGAACGTTAATATAAATGCCCGGATCTGTTATACACTTTTCAAAAGAATCCCGCGCTGCGTTAAAGAAACAGGGAGAGGATTCAGAGGCTGGTCTCACAAAATCACAGAAGGAGGCGAGAGAGAAGATTCGGGCAGACCTGGATCGCCAGGCAGAGGAGTCTCTCCGGGCCAAAGTAAAAGAGGATGCAGCGGGAGTGATTGGACGCAAGGTTCTCGAACATCACAAACGGAAGCATCGTGCCGGAACCCGGCGTCGCAGGTCACGTCGGACTACCCGCAAATCGAGAAAGACGCGCCGCTCGTAATTGTTCAGGGGTCAGCGTGACCGCTGGTCCAACTGCCTCTCCTTGTAGCTCGCACATCTGAACCCACTCTTCTTGCGTGATCTTTTGAAAGGTTCGTAAACAAATCGATACATCCTTCGGGGTCTTTCTCCCCATATGCCGACAATAGTCACAGTTTGTCATGACGATATACTGTGCCCAGGGTCCAGTGCGCAACACCAGTGCATAAAACGTAGACAGTTGCTTCCAGGTGACGACGTTCTTCTTGTGCGATACGTGGGTCTTGTACTTGCATTGGACTGCATAGTACTTCCCACCCTTTTCGGCCACGATGTCGATTCCGACATCCGGGCGTTTGAGGCTTAATGTTGTTAAGATCTCTTCAGGTACATCTTTCAGGAGCCATACGGTGTCCATCTTGCGAACGTGCTTGAGATACTTGACGCAGAACTCTTCAAAGACATCTCCGCGAACCTTCTTGTTGTCTCGTACTCGCATCTCGGTAAGGGTATGTGCAGGTTGAGTATACCACTTTTGACACTCGATGAGAAAGAGGTCAAAGAGACTTTGTCCATCCGGGCGTGCTGTTAAGAAGAGTGCGTGAAGATCCATGGTAAGGTTGATGACGTTACCGAATCCCAATCCGTTTTCAGGAAATTTCCTTATAGTATCAATGCTTCGTAATGTAACAGAATCGCAAAAGAAGAGAGTCGCCGGACGTCAGAGATTTACTTGTGCGGGGTCGGTCCCTGATTACGAATGTCCAATGAAAAAGGAGCCATTTGACGAGTCTGGATACGAGATTGACCATATTCAGGAACTCAGAGACGGAGGAACAAACGATATATCTAATCTTCAGGCACTATGTATCAGCTGTCATCGTGTAAAGACAAGTAGGATGACATCTGCTATGGCAAAGAAGAATAACGCACCAAAAGTTGAAGTACATATGTGCCATCACTGTGAAAAGTATACAGCAACCGTATTTGAAGGTGATAAGTGGCATTGTGAGGCAGACTGTATCAGAGAATGTAAAGGAGTTCCGAATGATGGATGCGGGCCCCGTTCTTCACCAAATCCATATGTATTTGCACAGAAACTTGATAAGTTTCGGTATATACCCAAACCAGATCCTCCAGGAACAATTAGAAGCCAAACGGTTCTTCCAAATGGACAGGTAGTGTATTCAATGACTAATTCTCGTCGTTAACCAAACAGTAGTGGCGCGGACTTGTCGTAGGCAGGCCAGTCTGCCTTGGAGTTTCCGGAATCCACCTTGCCGGGATTTGTCATGCCCTCGGGACTGCGACGAGAGACTCCCGAAGCAATGATGATATATCCTGCCGTCAGCAAGGTGGAGTGGATGATATCGCGGGTGGCGATGAAACACACAGCAAAGATCGCAATCCTTCGGAGGAAAATGTTGCGCTTGTATTCCGCTTCGTCTCCGCTGAACTCATCCACCAGGTGACGAGATCCAATGTTGAGCAAGATCATCATCACGCCAATGAAGAACTTGTTGGTGTTGATTGCATCCAGAACTGAAATTCCCTTTGCCATTGTCTTGACTCAAGATTTTAGACACCGGCAGACGAAGAGGACACGCTGGTTGCAGGCTGGACACCACCCATGGTCGTGGGCGGCATCACAGGTGGCATTGTCGGTGTCGGCGTTGTCATCGGTGCCGTGCTCAGCGCCGAGTTCGGAGGAGGGGTGCTTACACTTGCACCCATCTCAGATCCGGTCGGAGCAGGGGGGATACTACCCGACATAGACGAAGAGACCATGCACGTCTTTGTGACTGCATCCAGCGCATATCCGCTCGGGCATGTCATGGTCGGCTCTACCGTCGTTGTCGGCGTCGTGAACCCTTCCCAGCTTGTGCGGGCACACCGAACATACCACACAACCAGCAGAAGGGCTACCGAGCAGCTCACCTTTTGGTGAACGTAGACAATTCCTGCCAGCGCCGCCGCCTTGCCTACAGATGTAGACAGGAGTTCGCGAACAACCGAGATCCCCGAACCAAACGCGAGGTAAAGGATGAGTGCGCCAACAACAAACAGTTCAGTTGCTCGGGACAGCATTTATAGTTCCCCCATATTTTTCTGTGTTTCTTTGAACAAGTGGAGTATGAACTACTCGAGTCTTGAAGATGCCTTTGGCACCCCATTTGGTCAAAGGGTGCCCGTTACCCTTGAACACCCCGATAAGAAGGAGACGTTTGATGTCGAAAAAAAGGAGAACAAGCACGCAGAACTGGTGAAATCTATTGAGAAGACGCTGCCACTGGATACCAACCCCGAAACACAGTCTTTCCGGACTGTGCTCCCAGATGCACCCCTTGACCCTCGTCTCCCCACCTTTCGCCAGCAGGTTCGGGAGCACTTTGGCATGAACGGTGGAGGTGGCGACGATTCCAAGCTGGACCGTATTCTTCGCCTGATTGAGCAGAACCGCACAGGCTATGCACCGGCTGCAACCCAGGATATGCTCCTGTACATTGCTACGGGTGTGTTTTTCCTGTTTACGTTTGATACATTTGTTACGATGGGCAAGTCTATGCGCGGGCGCTAGGTCCCAGACGGGTAGACATGGAGGAGAAGTCATCAAATCCATTGTCCAGATACTCAATTTCGAAGGTCAAGCAGTAGTTCGCGCCGTTCACATTGGAACTCGTTGCGACACCGGTCGTCGTATTTGACAGAGTCCAGTAGATAAACCCCTGGCTTCCTTGTTGAGAATGAAGGCGAGGGCGGATACGAAGGCGGTCCAGCTTTCCGATCGGAGGACTGAAGTGCGCCTTGTTCTCCTGACCAGAGTGGTCGTTGTATTCAATAAATCCACTGGTTACGACGGGTGTTGCAATTGACATCTTGGTGTACACCGTATTTGGAATCTTTGCAAAGAAGCTGTCGGGAAACTGAGATCGGTTACCAGCAACCGCCGTCTCGTCGCTCTTGTTTAACCCATCGATGTCAATAAGGAAATAGTTAGGAATATAGTTTGAAGCCGTTGATGTATGTATGTGAACATCATTTGAGTATACGGCGGTGGACACATTGGATCCGTTTGTGTAGGAGTGCGCGTATGCAAGATCCAGCGAAGGGAACTCGGCACTCATCAGACGGAGAGACACAACCTTCTCGTAGACACGGGGAAGGTAGACGACAAACTCACCGTTCGTGTAATAGATACCTGTATCACGATCGGCGGAGTCAACATGAAGCATCTTCTTCACAGTGCGAAGTTCCGGAGTCGGTGTCGACTTGTTCACGATGCTTCCACGATAATCAAACTGCATTATTACTTCCCAGCTAAATCTTTATCGGCAGTTCTCCACGTTTTGCCATGGAGCACAAAGGAATGGACTCGAGCCATACCCCACGCTTCGGGGGACGCTCCGGGGCGGTGACCGGTTCTCCAGGCAGCCATTCCACGATTGTACACTTTACGGAGGGTCCCGGCGGAGACCCCAGTAGCCTTGGCGATTGCAGGAATACCGGTTACACCCGGATACTTGGTGTGGAACCGTGATGTATAGGACGAGGGGCGGCGCCGGGTTCCCTTGTCGGTCTTGAACGGTTTGTACGCTTTCGGATCCTTCCAGGACATCTTGGCGCGCCGGGTGATCTCACGATGACGCTGTGCCTTGCGTCGTGTCGAGAGTCCGCGATAGTACTTGGGTGGCCACAACATTGTATTTCTGCGTTAAAATCAAATGGGAGACTCTGGAGCAACTGATATCGGACAGAATGTAAGTTGGACGATTACACTTGAGGACTACTTTGCCCAGACGGGTGAAAAGGCGAACGGTCTTGCCATTATGCACAAGCGTGCCGAGAGCATTTTTGCTCGTCGCAAGACGTATATTGATCTACCGGTTATCGTGGGATCAGGCGCGGTTGCTTTCTTGAACGCTGGATCGTCCAGTCTGTTTGCGGGGAATGCCCAGTTGGCCGCGACCGCACTGGGTGTTGCGTCTCTCGCAATTGGTATCCTCAATACCATTGGCACCTACTTTGGTTGGGCTAAGCGCGCAGAGGGTCACCGTATGTCAGCAATCCACTACGCCAAGCTCTACCGTTTTATCAACGTGGAAATGCGTCTGCCCCGCGAACAGCGCATGCAACCCGGTGATTTCCTGAAGTATACGAAGGATCAATACGACCGTTTGGCTGAACTGAGCCCGCTAATTCCGTCCACAATCACGCATGACTTTTCCAAGCAAATGGAAAAATACATGGACATCTCCAAGCCGGAGGAGACGAATGGACTCAACAAGATTGAGATCTTCGTGGATTCAGCCAATGAGCTGGGAGGAGTCGTCAGTCCTCTTGAACCTCCGCCGAAAACACCTGGGGCCGCGAAGTTGACGGTTCGGGTTCCGGTGGCGGGTCCCCCGGCAAAGACATCCGCGTAACCGTGTACTGGCGCTTCTTGTATAAGGAGTTCCGAGCCCCAAACTGCCGACGAAACTGCGGATCCACAATGTCTACAATTAACGGGTGGATTGTGCGCTTAGACTTTTCCACTCGCAGAATACGACCAACAATCTGATCAATGTCCGGTCGCGGGGTTGCCATTACCAAGGTATTTAAGGTGGGGACATCAAATCCTTCCTTACACATCGAATACGTGGCAATCAAGATCTTCTTATCGGCACAGAACTCGGTTCTCTTTGCTGATGAGACCTTTTGCGACAGAATACACGCAGACTCCCGGACTTCAGGTGACAATCCTTCCAAGATGTTCTTGCAATGCTCGACACGATCAGACAAGACAAGCACCTGTCGACCCTCTTCCACAACATCGGCAATAATCTGACACAGCCAGGCTGTCCGATGCTCACAGTCTGCTAACTTGTTGACCATAATCGGCACAGAGACAAACCCCTGGGAACTCAATACGATTTCATTAAACGTTGGATCCTTGTTGACATATTGAAAGACCTCCACTGCAACCTTGGTGTCCACTGAATCGCCTGTATCGGATTTGTAGAGCATCGGTCCAAGGAACCAATTTATGACATACATCAGCTTATCCTTCCGATCAGGGGTAGCCGATAATCCTAGCATATACCTCGACGTAATTTTGGGTAGCGCTTGCACAAACACCTCTGAAGCGATGTGGTGGCACTCATCCACAATGACCAGACCGATCGGTTTGAAGAGATCTGCATTTAACTCTTTCATTGAAAGGGTTTGGAGCATAACAATGACAACATCTCGGTCGGCGACTTCGCATACATCTGCCTGGACTCTGCCGATTCGTGCCTTTGGTAGAAAGGATTTGATGCGATCTTCCCACTGATCCCGGAGGAAGGTGTTGTGAACAATGACAAGGGCGGGCACGCGAAGTTGAGAGGCGATATACAGTGCACAGACCGTCTTGCCTCCTCCCGTGTGGAGCGAGATAATTCCATCATGGGGTTCGGGAAGCAGGAAGGAATTGACGACCGGGAGCTGAGCGGGTCGAATGGACCCCGCGAACTCCCAGTGAGCGACGGGGGTTTGCGCAACATCTCGGGTTGAGGGGACAGCACCGAATCGGTCGAGTCCGAAATGCTTGGGGAGGTACAGGTGTTCCTTGTCTTCGTGATACACCTTGTACCGAGGAACAGCGTGTGGGTTGATGAGAGAGAAGGGTTTAACCGTGAGTGCCTTCTTGAGAGAAAGTTCATTCGCGGTTTTTGTAATTTGGTATCCATTGAGCGTCAACATACTGTTTGTAGTCTTTACTTGTGTATGTTTCGTTTTTACTCGCAGACGCGCTCAACCGTCATGTACAGGATCTGATCCACAATGTCGAGGATTGCCGGCTCGGCCTCCTTCAGGTCGCTCACGTGGTAGATGATCGACGGACCCGTAGCCGGCGACACCTGGATCTTATCCCACGGGTCCTGATCCATACGGAGGGAGTACAGGATGTTCATGATGTAGCGGTGGACACCCTGACGAGAAAGGGTGAACACGTGCTTCGTCTTGGAAAGCTCACCGGCGATATAGCGAACCTGCAGCATCTCCTCGGGATCCGATCCACGCTCAAACTGAATTTTATCGTCAACGCGCTCATTGTCCGAAATAAGCCAGATGGTCAGAAGATTCATTTCTTTATATGAACCGTATCGTCTGTAAGTCATTAGTAGCGGTCCTCCTCGTCATCGTTGTAATCGCCATAGTCCCTATCTTCGTCTTGACGATCGGGCAAGTCACCGTAGTCTCCATTGTCCACATCTTGCATTCGATCAAATCCCCTTTCTTCTGCTTCGTTCGGTCCGGCTGGACGTCCAACGCCAATGTCTTCATCGTCCCGTTCTCTTTCCTGGTCTAGTTGCTGAGCAAAAAGGATGCGGTCTTTCTTGTTGATAATATATGGCGCAAGACCCCGATCTATCAAGTCCTTGGTGATTTCACGATCTGAGTCTGACATCAATCGGAGGCGATCTGTAAAGGCAATACGCTCCTTCGCCTTCAGGGTGTTTGTTATTTTTGTTGCCTTCTTTACGTCGGCAGTCAACATCAGCAGTGCAAGATCGGTCTTCTTCATTTCGGTCAGCCTTGTCTTTGATCTCGCATCCTTGTTGATCTCGGACGTCAACTCAAACACATATCCTTTTGTGATGTCGCGAAGGTCATCTTTTTTTTGTGCGGGATCCACGGTCTTGATCGGAGTTGTTTTTGCAAAGACAGTCGAAAGTCGGCTGGCAATCAAGACGTTGGTGTGCCAGTCATCGGAGGCTTCATCTTTGCCTAACTTCAGGCGAGCAAGCACGCCCTTGTCCTTGACAGCAACTGTAACTGGCTTTTCACGTTCTGACAGGGGCGGTTGAATCGACTTTAGCTCACGAGCTCGCAGTCCTTCAAAATGGTTGATACCAGAACGAAGGGGTACATCGGGTTGCCTGATGCTGGGCGCACGCTCATTTGCCCAGTATGTGCGACCCGACGGGCACGACGGCATCCCCTTGACGCTCCCAAACAGATCCTTGGTCGGCATCGCAATATCACCAGGTATCATTGTCGACGGCTTTGTCGACTCGATTGCCGGGGTAACTGCTTTTGATCTGTCGAATCCCGACCGGATGGCGGGTCCATAGCGGGCGTGCTTCAGCAACGTACTGATAGAGGCTACAACCAACTGTTTGATCATGGAAGGATTTGACAGTACAGTTCGTATTGTCTTGACGCTTGATCCGTTGAAGGATTTAGGATATGCTTCGAGGGTCTTGGTGAGCGCCAGGATCATACTATCAATAATTGTGAATCCATCGGGCTTGTCGGTGTCACGAGGATATCCACGAAGAGTCAACGGCTTGCTTCCAAAGGAACGACGAGGAACCAAGGGAGGCACATGAGTCTGCATCAGTAGGATCATTTGTACAATACCCGTAATACCAGGGTCTTTCTTTACTCTTTCAAGATTTCCTGCAAGATCGGTCCCCATGTCGATCATCTGCTTAAGCTGTTCAATCTCTGGCATCACATGGAGAATCGAAATAAGAAGAAAAAAGACATCATGCCAGGGGATTTCTTCTGTAAACAGTCCTTTGATCGCCTCCATCGGATTCTTGATCTGAAGAGGATTCGACTTCCCCGATTCTAGGGCTTCTGCATGGCGTATCACTCGTCCATCATCTGTGAACTCTTCCTGATCGACCACCACATCCGAGTTGATTTGCTCTCCACACGCCTTGCAGACCCGAAAGCCATCCACACGCGCAGCCCACTTATCGTAGAAGCCCCGCTTGTCTTTCTCCAGGTCACCCGCTAACAGCGACAGTGTATGCGAACAAACCAGGAACAGTCCCTTCGAATCCACATACGTTTGCTCAGTCAGAACTGCGCCCTTGACAAGATCCGTCACATCACGAAACTTGTCTTCTGCGAATCGAGCCGTGTCTCCAAGAACGGCAACAACCTGATGCCGAAGCTCAGAGACTTCGCGAGCGGGGGTTGAAGACGTCTTGGCTTCCTTCACGGGCTTTGGTTGAATCAGGCGTGCGCTCACCAGTGCCTTGACGTACTCTTCCAAAATCAAGGTGGGCGTCTTTTCAAGCCACTGCTTCCGGCCCCGGTATCCGTCGCGCTTCCGTTCTTGCTTCACCAGTTCAAGGGGCACACACTGGTAGATCATCTTATCTTTTGGACCCCACGTGCGACGAAGGATCCCGCGAATCGAAAAGTCTTGAAAATCTAGATTGGTCAGATCACATTCGGCAAGGGTTGTCTTGGGAAAATCAAAGTCAGCATCTGCACCCGGTGAAATCCCAACCGTTCCGTTCTGCCCTGCTTGAGACAGGAGCATATGAACAACCAGCTCACCACCATCCAACTGGTCCATCAGCCATTGGCGAGACGACATTGCCGGAAAGTATGGATCGTAGTACTGCAGGAGCTTGTCCGACGGTGCGTCACCGCGAGGCTTTGGAAACTCAATCGCCTTCACCTCGGCGGCAGACCTTGATTCGACTGGAGGAAACCTGGACGTCCACGAGCTCCACGGAATGTCCGAGAGCTTCACATCGTAGACCCGCAGATACTTCATGCCTTCGACGTACGGATCGGAGGTCACTGGCACTGCATGGGTCATGATCGCATCAAGCGACGGAACCACCTCCTCGAGCGGCGCTGTTGTCTCCACCATCACAGCATCGCTGGACTGCAAGAATGGATGTTCGGGAAGTGGATCAGGAACAGGAACGGGGCGTTTCTTTGCGTAGTAGCCAATAAACTTGATTGAATCCGACGTCTCTGGAATCGGCAGACTCAGGATGTCAAACCGTCCATCTTCGTGGCGCTGAGTCCGTGTGTATTGAAATGAGGGCAAGGCGCGGATTTGGTTGTTGCCATTGGAGTTCACGAAATGTGTTGGAACCCGCAGATCGTAGGGCGTTCCATCGGTTGTTGTGAATATGTTCGGGAGCGCCTTGACCATTCGGCTGTAGAAGTTGGGGAGACGGATGCGCTCTTCGTCGTATAGGGGAATCCACGAGTCTGTGTATGAATACGCATCCAACCGTACGTCTGCATAGACCGGGTTGATCCAGCTAAACTTCTTTCCATAGTCTGGTTCACGAAGGACATATGTTTCTGCAGTGGGGACAATGTGTTCCTCATAAAGGTCCTTTAACCGTTCAGCTTCCTTCTTCACAACCTCTATTTGAAACTTGGTTGTCCGCCCCTTGGGGATCATCTTTTCAAATGCATCCGTCACCTGTTCTTGCAATGTGTAGAATCGGATCTCTTCGGGACGTTGGATTGTTTCATCGTAGTCAATCTCTTCGATGATTTGAAAGTCAGAGGCTTCAAATGTAAAAAGTTCGGCTCCACGTTGTTCACGCCTCTCCTCTTCGTCTATTTCGAAGAAGCTCCTGCCGTCGTTCCAGCTTTTGATTTCCTCTCGCGCCTTTTTGTTTTCGCGAAAGGTTTTTGAAGCTTGAACGGCAAACTTCCCTAGTGTGTTGACCACCTTATCAACCTCCGCTTCACTCATTATACTGAGCTAAGAATGGTTTCGCAGAGTGCGACCGCCTCCGTCTTGAACTTCTCAACGACCTTGGCAGGATCCGTCTTGCTGCAGAACCGGACAATCATCTTGGGCAACAGAGGGTGCACAATCCGGTAGGACACAAAGTTGACCTTTTGGTTGTAAATGAGGATCTGCGCCAGAGCCCCGATCGTATGACCCTCCTCCTCGGTCTCAATCGAATACCAATCTCCCTCCTCGCGAAGAATCGGGTTGTTGCACCAATCTTCAATCTTCTTCTTGTAGATTTGGGCTGCCTGCTTCAGGAGATCCTTTGCCGGGGTCACACCAATGCTCTCCACGGTAAAGTCAAACCAATACGGGCGACCCTCGTCATCCCGTGCATACGACCGCTGGATCTCATATCCATCAAAGATCTTCGCACGGTTCTCCCGCTCCTGCTTATCATCCCCAGCGACTTCAACATACGTTGAGCGGTGGCTCTCTGCAAGTTCCGGATCGATGTGGTTCTTGAATGTTGCCACACAGACCTGCGATGCACCCTTGGTCTCCACGGCCAAGGTCGCCTTGACGTGAATCGACTCCGATGGTTGAAGGCGCATAAAGTACAGCGGGGTGTCCAGATCACGATCCTTCAAGATGACATTCTTGCGAGGACCCTCAACCACAAAGTCATCGGTCGTCACATCCACCGCCTCCTTGCGAGTCAGGTCCGGCGTGGCAGGGGGCAGGAACCTCAGCTCGATCGTGGTGTCGCGGATCACAGAACTCTCCTCTGGCCTCACATTGATTGGGAGCATCTCCACACGGTGCTTGAGCATCTCGTGAATCATCTTGGTCGAGTTGTCGAGGATCTGGACATCGCGAACGACAACCGTCGGGATCTCTGCCAGCAAGATACGACGAAGCCCATTCACGAAGGCGATCGGCACATTCTTAAACTCAGTTTCGAAGCGATTTTTCTTGTCAGACGCCATTGTATATCCTCAACCTTTCGTTGTATCGTATCCGTTTTTTCTCAAGGCAAACAGCAACGAGATGAACAATCAACCTATTTTGTTTTACAGCACTCGGTGTTCCCATTCGCAACAGATTATTCAGACGTTGAAGGGTCTTAAGAAAGAGACTCTTTGCCGTATGTTTTCAATCGATGGCAAAAGCCGGGCTGAGCTTCCGACATTCTTGAAGAGCGTTCCGACCCTGTACAATCCGGAGACAAAGGACGTTTACATTGGCAAGGACATCTACGCCTACATTGCCAAGCCGGTGACGTCTCGTCGTGAGGTTCCAGCCGCTCAGCAACCGACTGGATCCAAGCTCAGTGTCCAAGGTGGAAATGAAGGAATCCAAGAGTGGTCCTTTGCTGGATCTGGGTTCTCGGATATGTACTCGGACTGGGCTGCGCCGAACAAGTTCGTTGCCGACGAGCTTCACTACACATACATTGGTGGTCAACAGTATACGGCACCGACCGGAGAGCCTGAGACCAAGCAAAGCTACGATGGTGACAAGAATGGTCGCAATGGGGATTTGGCGTCCCGGATGGAGGCGATGCAAAAGCAACGCGACGCCGAGTTCGCCGGTCCCGTGCGTCAGTAAGCTTACACATTCTACCAAGATATAGAGTAGAATGTCCAAGAAGATCTTTATGGATGCTTTCTTTAACCAGTTTCATGGGTTCATGGGGGAGCTTATTCGGGTCTTTCCGAATGATGAAGACTTCCCCGCCTATGATTCTGGCGTGGCTCTAGTCCAGAGAATGAATCCCGGACTGGTCTTGTCGGAGTTTGGCAAGTACGTCTTGCCCTACGAGGACGTCATTCGTAAGCGCGATGACGGTTTCTTTATGAACCACACCTTTGATTCACTGGAGCCGGACAATACCATGGATCAGGTAATCCAGAAGCTCAAGGGATACTGGATGGCAATGACAGATCAGAACAAGGATGCGATTTGGAGTTATATCCTTCTGCTACTGGACATTCACAAGCGATGTGTCTAATCCATGATAAGATCGCATAGTCCGCCAAAACTATTTGCACGATATCCGGTTGGGCAGGTTTCTCCTTGTTCTATAAATAGAAATCGTGGCTTATTTACATGGCAAGCTCCCGTTACACCAGAAAGGGTTGCTACAAAGGAGTTAATGGCTGCGAGATCGGCGCCATTCGGACTCCAAGCCCGATGTATAGTTAGCATAAGGTCCTCCCTTTGAACCGGACTCAAAGATCGACCATCTACAAAACATTTTGATAATGCTCCGGGTATAGTCGTAGAACAATCACTATCCCGGTTGCAGACCTTATTAGTGATATTATTCTCATATTCGGCGGTTGGAAATGTGAATGGAGTTGTAGAAGTCCCTCCTATGACTGGTAACTGATTTGCTGGCGTTGAACTATCATAACTCCTCACTCCGTCATCCCGATCCCCAACAGGGGCGGGTGGAACATTCGCAGTGCTCGTGCAGTTACCCCATTCAGTACGTGTCATCCCTTCAGGACATGGCTCCTGATATCGTCTTAAGTATCTCTCACCGTCAGTGCCAGTCTCCCAACGCACACATCCTCCTCCATTTTGATCACGGTCGTAGCCCTCGGGACACGGGGTGGCATCAAATGGGCGCTCACAGTAGCCGTCCATATTACGGAAAAACCCCAGTGGACATTGCGGGGATTCCTCAAACGGAGCAGGCATTGAAGAAGTTCCTGCAGGTCCCTCGGGTCCCGCCGGTCCAGGGGGTCCCGGGGGTCCAGGGGGTCCCGGAGGTCCTGGCGGTCCAGTTGCACCGGGGGTTCCTGCGGAGCCGTCTTTTCCAGGAGGTCCGGCATCACCTCGAAGACCATACGGAGCATTTGAAAGATGCTCGCGCGAGTAGTAGACGACCACTACGATAATCAGGACTGCAACAAGAATCCACCAGCGCCTCATTACACAATCTCAGGAAGATTTGTAGAGTCCTCGATTCCGTAGAGTCCTTTTGCACTCAAGCTAATCAGCTCGGCCACCGCGGCATCAGGGTCTCCAAAGTTCTGAAACAAGATCCGTACTGCTTCGGCTGGAGACCACTTGCCATCCAGCGAGGGATCATCTGGGATTGCCACGTCCCGTTCATAAAAAGAATCCACCATCTCTTTCAGCACTGCGCGACTGCAGTTCTTAAAGTGAACAATCATATCGACGCGACCCGGACGAATCAGCGCCTTGTCGATGCGCTCGGGGTAGTTGGAGGAAAAGGCAATGATACGACCATTGGCTTCCAAGGTTCCATCCAGCAGGTTCAGTAGGAAGGACAGATCAAACGTATCCTTCTCCTCCTGCTTCCGTTCCCCAAAGATATCATCGTCCTTCTTTTTGGGGTCCTCGATCACCGGCTTCTTCCACTCACGACGCAGGACCACATCGCCCATCGCATCAATGTCTTCAATCACATACAACCGCTCAGCCACAGGGATAATGTACTTCTCAGTATTGGCACCGTTGAACACGTAGATTTCGTCATTGAAGAACAGGTGTTGAAGCTGTTGCTTGGTCTTGACTTCGGACAGCTGAATGTTGACAATATGACGACGCCCCGCATTGGCGATTGCCTTGATGCTTGACGTCTTTCCCGTTCCAGGTGGTCCGTGAAACATAAAGCCCAGCGTATACGGAATGCCCTTCTTTTCATACCAATCGCGGTGCTCCAGGAAGAAGGATACACGGTCCTTCACCTGTTTGCGCTGTTCAAAGAAGACATTCTCAAAGGTACGGGTGGTCACAAACTTGGTCTTGGTATAGACCAGGTGAGATGACGGAAGAGGGTTTTGCACCGACCCCTTTGTCTTAGTCTGGACCATCTGATCAAAGTAGTAGCGGTGAGCTCCCAGCTTGTTTGCCATTCTCCGCTCATAGTCGGCGTTGCAGTTGTCCACAAAGGTTTGAAGGTGCTGAACGTCGTGGTCGTAGCAATACAGCTTGAACTTGATAATCTCTGGGGCACCATCCGTGATCTTGAGATCGTTCAGCTCAAAGTACACGTCGTTGTCCAGACAGACAGCTTCAAACTCGTTAGGGAGGTAATCGTGATTGGTAACCGCAAGCAGGCTCTTCATTGCAGGGAGGGTGGTAACAAAACACACCACTGCATCCATCCGGGATGAATACATTGTGGCAGGTGCCTGCTTGTTCGTATTTGTCTGTGTTTGGCTACCGCGCTCGCACGTAATGGATGCCCTAGGTGTCTTTATCATTGAATGAGGAACTGCAGGAGCACCAGACTTGCGGGCACGACGACAGCACCACGCAGACATCCACGCAGACCACGTAGGGTAGGTCCGAACACCAATGTCAAATACATTGAGAGCCAACATATTCATCAGTGGATTCTTGGTTGCTGGCATCTGCAACATCATTTGGGTCTTGACCAGCTCATTGAACTGCATCTTTTATATGATGCCATACGATGTAATGCACTTGTCTAACGTAGCACCCGTTTGGTGCACAGGCTTGGTCCGGCGCAGACGGAGTTCCTTCGATGCCTTGTCCACTGTCTCTTGCGACAAGGAGACAAACTTCTTGACATCGCGGATTGGACCCTGGACATTCATCGTGGGAACGTGGAGGCGGAGAGGAGGAAGCTGAACGGCAATCATATCTTCCGAGTTGGCAACATACTCTCGGAACTGCTCAATGTCCAGGGGACCGCCAAACATCCTGAGCATATGGCGGTGAGGAGCTGGGGTCATCGTCTTGTTCACATACAAGTTCCGGTACAGATCAGACAAGAGAGCGTGACGGCTCCAACGAGATACATCTGACAAGGCAATGTCGTTATACAGATACGACAAGGCACACTCGGGGGAGCAGTAGTGTCCCTCGCAGGTATACATGTTCTCGTAGGCATCGTAGCTGATGGGAAGAACCGTTGCCTTCCAGGGGAACGGGTGGCAGCACCACATACAGGAGGAGGTAGCGCCATATGTAGGCGATCGGGTCCGGCTTAGGATATCCTTCATTGTATCGGTATTGAATCGCTCGGCAACCCTGGAGGTCTCAACCGTTGACAGGATCTCTGCATAGTTTGTTGTGGTCTGAGTAGGCTCAGTCCAACCGGGCTGGCTTACATCCACAAAGGATGTCATACTTCCCGCGGGAACCGGTATATTCTCTTCAGACGGAAGCCTGAGTGAAAAAATCACTGGGGCTTCGGGAAGATGTTTTCTCGGAGGCATTAGTTTCTTCAAGTGGACTGAGTGAAAGTAGCAAACAAAACGGAAATACCTCCCTGCAAAGATATCACATCAGTAAGATGACTGACCTTTCAACTGCATATCAGCGCAAGACTCACCGCGAGCACATCCTGGACCTCCCCGACACGTACATTGGCAGTGTGACGACAGCACCTGAAGAGGTATACCTCAGGGATGGAGACGAGTTCAAGTCCGCAACCATTCCGGTGAATCCTGGCTTCTACAAGCTGATTGACGAGCTCTTGGTCAATGCCCACGATCAGGTGGTGCGTCTGCGGGGCCGTCAGTCGACAAACCCGGTCAAGACCATTGAGATCACGTGTACAGCCGAGGCATTCAGTATCAAGAATGATGGTGAGCCGATTGATGTAGCCGAGCACCCAGAACACAAGACATGGATTCCACAGATGATCTTCGGGGAACTGCTCACCTCCACAAACTACGACAAGAACGAGAAGAAGCTAGTGGGTGGAAAGAACGGATATGGTGTGAAGCTGGTGAACATCTTTGCAAAGCAGATGGTTGTGACCGTCGTGGATCAGCCCCGTAACTTGATCTATGCGCAAACCTTCAAGAACAACATGACGGACGTTGGAACACCGATTGTGAGACCGTGCAAGCAAAAGTCGTATGTCTGTGTGGACTGGACCCCTGACTTTGCACGATTCGGCATGACGGAGATTGACGAGGGAATGCGCCGCTTGATCGAGCGTCGTGTTTGGGATCTGGCAATGACCCTTGGAAAGGAAGTCAAGGTGAGCTGGAATGGTACAGCGGTGAAGTGCAAGAACTTGACAGAGTATGCCAAGGCGTTCGGGTGCGAGACAGTGATCTACGAGACACCGAATGAGCGCTGGAACATTGCCGTGGCAGACACGCCAGCAGACAAGTTGTTCAGCATGTCGTTCGTCAATGGCATCTGGACCTCGAAGGGCGGAACGCACATTGATGCAGTCACGAACCAAGTCGTGGCGCACGTTGTCGAGTACCTGGAGACAAAGAAGAAGGTCAAGGTCAAGCCGAGTCTGGTCAAGGATCATCTGGCGATCTTTGTCACCTCGATGATCGAGAACCCAAGTTTCACGAGTCAGACCAAGGAGTCGCTGACGACCAAGGTAAGTGCATTCGGATCCAGCTACAAGCTGTCCGACGATGCACTGAAGAAGATCGTAACCAAGCTGGCGATTGTGCCCCGGATCTTGGAGGCACAGTCGGCCAAGGACACCAAGGAGAACAGCAAGACCGATGGCAAGAAGCAGTCCAGGATCACGGGCATTCCCAAGCTGGACGATGCGACCCATGCAGGAACGAAGGAGTCGGGCAAGTGTACGCTGATCTTGACCGAGGGAGATTCAGCCAAGGCGATGGCGTTGAGTGGCTTGAGCCAGGAGCAACGCAAGTTCTTCGGCGTCTACCCGCTCAAGGGTAAGATCCTGAACGTGAAGGACACAAGCGACTCCAAGGTGGAGCAGACCAAGGAGATTGCCGAGCTGAAGAAGATCATTGGCTTGACGTCTGGCAAGAAGTACACCGATGTCAAGGATCTACGCTACGGATCCGTGATGATCATGACGGATCAGGATCTGGATGGCAGCCACATTCGTGGTCTGCTGATCAATCTGTTCCACGAGCTCTGGCACGAGCTGATCGCGATCCCGGGGTTCCTGACCTATATGGCAACCCCAATCGTCAAGGCGCATAAGAACAAAGAACACCGCACGTTCTACTCGCAGTACGAGTATGAGCAGTGGCGCGCGGGAGAGGGTGCTAAGGGCTGGAAGGTCAAGTACTACAAGGGACTTGGTACATCCACTCGCGACGAGGCAAAGGACTACTTCAGCAAGGTCAATGCGGTCCGCTTTGACTACGATGAGAAGTCCGACAAGTCCATCGATCTGGCATTCAACAAGCAGCGTGCCGATGACCGCAAGGAGTGGCTGAAGGGATACGACCACACGGTTCTGGTGCCCACGGGTAACCGGGTTCCCTACGATGACTTTGTTCACAAGGACCTGATCCACTTCAGCTACTACAATCTGGAGCGGTCCATCCCGAATATGATGGATGGCCTGAAGACATCGCAGCGCAAGATCCTGTATGCAGCGTTCAAGCGCAATCTGACGGCCGAGATCCGTGTTGCGCAGTTTGCTGGGTATGTCTCCGAGCACACGGGCTACCACCACGGTGAGGCGTCACTGAATGAGACCATCGTCGGTATGGCGCAGGACTTCATGGGCTCGAACAATATCCCGTGGCTGGTTCCTCAGGGACAGTTTGGCACCCGCATCCAGGGTGGAAAGGATGCAGCATCGCCTCGTTATATCCACACGTATCTGCAACCTCGTATCCGCAAGATCATCCGTGAGGAGGACTTTCCGGTGCTGAAGTATCGCGATGACGACGGTCTCCCAGTGGAGCCCGAGTGGTATGCACCGGTTCTGCCGATGCTCCTGGTGAACGGATCGCGTGGCATTGGCACGGGGTATTCCACCTACATTCCGCCGTGCGACCCGAAGGTGATCAAGAAGAAGCTGATGTCCAAGATCAGGGCGGGGCATCCCCTGAAGAGCGATCCGCCGCTGGTCCCGTACTTTGAGGGATTCAAGGGCACCTACACCGAGGATGGCGTGGTCGGTGTCTACCGGAAGGACAAGGAGGACTTTGTGGTCACCGAGCTCCCGCCGGGGACGTGGACATCTGACTATCGCGAGTGGCTGGAGAAGGAGCTTGCCGAGGGGCGCATCAAGGACTTCACGGACACGTCAACGGATCAGGACATCAACATCCGGATCAAGGGTATTGACGAGAAGGCGCTGGTGAAGTCGCTGACAGAGAAGGTTCGCACGACCAACATGCACGCCTTCAATTCCAAGGGTGTCATCACCAAGTATGAGACGCTGACGGATATCCTCTGCGAGTTCTGGACGGTCCGCATCAACCTCTACGAGACGCGCCGGGCCTACCAGATCAAGACACTGAACGAGAAGCTCCCCTACCACGTCAATGTGGTCCGGTTCATCCGCGACCAGATCACCGATGAGCCCGAGGCGAATCTCAAGAAGAAGACGCTTGAGGAGTGCAACAACATCCTGGGTGAGCTCGAGTACCAGCACGTGGATGGGAGCTACGAGTACATCATGCGCTTGCCGGTCTCAGCCTTTACATCAGAGAAGATCGCCAAGCACGAGAAGGATATGGCAGATCTGAAGACAGAGATTGCCAGGCTAGAGAATACGAACGCGGAGAGGATGTGGCTTGCAGATTTAGAGGAGGTATAAATAAGAAGGAGTATGGCAAGTAATTACTTAGACTTACTGATTCAGCAGGACAAGGCGTCCCAACAAGTCTACAGCTATGACCCTCGAATTCAAATGCAACAAACACGGTCGTACTCAAAAATAGAACCTTTTTCAACTGGAGCCGGTGATTCAGTTCCGACTGTATCATACACAGACCAAACAATCGGTTCGCATTCAGATTCAGCGATTGTGCAGGTATCCCCGAATACCGTGGCGGTCAAGCGATACATTGTTATAGACGCCTCTCAGCGCGACTGGGTCAAACAACCAAATCCCTTTTCAAATCTAGTGTTTACGTTTGGTAAGCAAAATACAAACATAACCAATCCACCGGTCTATACAAACAATCCATTCGTTCCTACATTTGCCACTGAACAACAGGCACTGGCTACACCTATTCCTGGTATTCCTAATACGCGCGGATGGACACTGTCAAATGTAGCGTATGCTGCCTACAACTCCAGTCTTTTACCTGGAAACTTCATTGCCTACGACACGGGCTATAACATTGCTCCCTCGGGGTCTGGATTTGGTAGCGTCTTCACACCCTGCAACGTAGCCGCCATTCGTCTGGTCCGTGCCGTCATGCCTCAGCGCCAGTTTTTGGATTTGCCTATTATCCCAGCCGGATCCAATGCATCTATTTCTTCCAGTATTCAGTCCAATCTTGCCAATACAACCTTCTCAACCTTTTCGACCTACCCGTATCTGATGCTGTATCTTAACGAGTACTTTGGGCAATACGTGGGTGGTAATGAGCCGACTCGCAGGTCCTTTTCGGTAATGACTCAGAAGCAACGCCAACAGCAAGTGTTTAACACGTCGGTCGGTGTTCAGCAGTTTGACTATGAGCCTTGGGGAGAGGAGGCACTTCGTTTGCAGAGTCCCATTACCAATCTTCAGCGAATCCAAGTCAGCGTATCCGATCCGATTGGAAATGTTTTTATTCACAATGACATCCTGAAGATCTCCTTGATGCAGACTGATTCAGACGGATTGTACATCCGGTGCTTCACTCCTCAGTTCAGTTACTTCAGTGGAAACGAAATACGAATTGGCGATCGTATGATTTTCTATCCCGGAACCATTTCAAATATGTTAAAATCCCCGTATCTTGCGGTTCAAAATGAGGATAAGACTCGGTTTGTTCAAGCTCTTTTGACGGGTACGTTTCCTGTACTTGAGCTACTTGACTATGTACCCGATTCAAATGGTATTTATCAACCTCGCTCATCTTCTAATCAACCCCACACTTTGCCCTATATCTCTTCATACAATGGGTTTTTGATTCCGAACTTTTTTGTCGCCGGCAACAACGGGAATGTAACGCCCGCCTATCCCGGATCGATCGACAGTGGAACGTACACAATCTTGGAACCCAACTCGCTGGTCGGCTCAAATCTGGAGTTTATGAATGCATCTCTCCAACCGGTCTACACTCTGGAGCTGGACATTCTTCAGCCGGACACGGGTGCCATTGGAGGAAAGATTGTCTTATAACAAAGCAATGAGTTCTCCTCTTGTCAATCCCAATGCACGTTCGCTCTCAGACTTCTACACCCAAACGGCGATCCCAAATGCTCCGAAGCACACGGGTCGTCTTCCCCTGTCCGGTGATGAAGAAACGTCCACCCTTCCTCCCTATCGTATGACTGCCCAGGAGCCGTATGTCGTCCCGTCCCGCGTCGCAGAGCAGATGCAGTACCGTCATGAGTCGACTCCCCTGAACACAATCTACTTTAGCGAGTCGAACCTCGCCAACCTCCAGGCAGAGATCGCATCCGCCGTTCTGCAAATGAGCGGTACCAAGCGCTACGTTATCGGTGCTCAGAGCGATGCGGATCTGAAGACGGTGATGCGATCGTACTACCTCCAGTATGCACAGAATGACCCGTCCCGTGTTTCGGAGGAACTCACACTCCTGAACAACCGTGTCATCGGCTGGTGCGCCAACAATATCCTGGTTCAGATTGAAGCCTACAAGTACTACCGCAAGGACATTGAAGATTTCCCGGCTCCCATCGAGCGCCCCGTGATGACAAACATCTATGGAACGCGGACAGGTGAGCTGAAGAGCTTCTTTTGAGTAAGTAATGTTGGTTAGGTTTCAAGGACACACCTTTCTTCACGAGGGACGCTGGTTCATCTGGGATACAGGGATGGATCTCTTTCGACCCATCGATAACTTTGCCTGGGATGGAAACTCATGGGTTATCGACGATCGCGCCTATCGTAAGGACCCACTTGAAAAGACATATGGATTTGGTTCCGTCGAGATGCTTGTCAGGTGTGTCAAACTCGGCGAGACGTATGGAGACAAGATTGAATCGGCACCAGTGGCATCGTATCTTGCTATCGGGACTCCGGAATGGTTTCGAGACCGCCCGGTTACTTTCACTCACAAGGCACCACGTGATGTGGGATCTTGGAAGCGACTGGTGAAGGGTCGTGCGCGGACCTGCAAAAAGCGTTCATCAAACAAGTTTACAAAGCGCACACTCTAAGTAGGTATGCGCGTGAATATTATCGGCAATACAAACTCTCTTGGGTTAGCCCAGGACATTCATATCCTCCACGGTATGATCTTCAACATATTGGGGAAGGGCACGGTCATCCGTCACGTTCCTCATTTTCACCCGCAGTGCGAAGAGGCAGAGATCAACTTCTTTGTCGAGTCCATCAATCCTGCGCTGTTTCAGTTTGCTGCAAAGAATGTGTGGGTTCCTCACCCCGAGTGGACGCAGAAAGCGTGGGAGCCCTATGGCAAGATGGTGGACGAGATCTGGGTCAAGACACGTGAAGCGGAGAAGCTGTTTGCTTCATGGGGAAAGACTCGGTACATCAACTGGACTTCGGTTGATAAGACGGTCCCTGAGAAGAAGGACTATTCCCGCGCACTGGTGCCGGTTGGCAAGAATGTGTGGCGCCACCCCAAGCCGATTGTTCAAGCGTATATGCGGATCCAACACACGAACCGCGATCTGTTTGCCAAGCTCCCCGTGGTTGATCTAGTGTACTACGATGTACAGATTCCCAAGATCCCTGACTCCGTTGCCTCCAAATTTGTGGTTCACGACCAGCGCATGTCGGAGAGGGACTATGACAAGCTGATGGCTGACTGTGGTCTTCTAATCTGCACGTCGGCTGCGGAGGGATTCTGCCACGCTGTCAATGAAGGTATGTCGGCTGAGTGCGTCCTTCTGCTTAGCGTGATTGAGCCATTTCGCGAGCTGACTCGCAAGGCTCTGTGGGTGTCGAGTTCAAAATCAGTTCCTCACCCCGAGTGCTTGGGTGTCCTGGAGGATGTCGATGTCGGTTCCTTGGTAGAGGCGCTTGAACTGTATACGAAGATGAATCACCACCAGCTTCGGTCTGAGAGCCGGGCAAACCGTGAGCGCTACGAAAACCGCCATCAAACATTCTTGGGTGTCATTGAGACAGCAATCAAGGAGATCACGGCGGGTCTTGAGACCTACTCTATTGAGAAGATGCTCCCCAAAGAGGAAGACTTGCCCTTCATCTCTGTCATTACCATCACTCGTGATCGCCGAGCCTTCATTCCACTTGTCAAGTATGGTCTGGTCGCACAGACCTATCCCGCAGAGAAGATTGAGTGGATCATTGTAGACGATGGAAAGGATCAGATCAAGGACCTGATCACGGATATGAAGAATGTTGTCTACGTACTTGTCGAGGAACCCATGACAATCGGAGCAAAGCGGAACCTTGCCGTGACGTACGCTTCGCATGACATTCTTGTGAACATGGACGACGACGATGTCTACCCGAGCAACAGCCTCCTGTCTCGTGTTGCACATATGCTTGCCGAACCAAAGAAGGAGTGTCTCTTTTCGACTGTAATCCCGTGCTATGACATTCATGAAAAGAAATCCTTCATGAATGTGCCTCCGATCAAACTTCCAATGTGCGAGCGGGTTTCTGAGGCTACCCTCTGCTTCACATGGTCATTTTGGGAGGCCGGACGGTTTCCGGATCAACAGATTGCTGAGGGCGGTGGATTTATTCGTGGACGTGAGCACCAGTGTCGCGAGATGTCTCCTCAGGATATCATTGTCAGCCTGATCCACAAGAAGAATACGTCGTCTCGCAAGGCCCCTCCGATGGCTGAGCCCAATGGGTGCCACTACGGATTTTCTGACGAGTTGTTTACGTTGGTTACAGAGATTGGTGAGTCTATCTAGTTACGCAAACAGTCCCGCGTGACGACGCGAGCGACGACGGCGACCTCCACGACGGGTACGACGGCGACGGCCACCCTCCTCCGGCATCTCCTCACCTGTCTCCGGGTCCACCACACCACCCATCAGCTTCATCTTCTTGAGCATCGCCTTGACCTTCTTGGTCATCCGGCGGCGACGCCCTCCAAGAGGCGCCGGCGACATCGAGGCACCACCCATTGTAGAAGGAGGAGCAGACATTTGTTTGTTTTAAGCATTACATATTTTACGCTGAGCATGAGAGACATGCAGGTGGCTCAACAGTAAACTGCTGTGCCTTGGCGGCGGCTTTTGTACGCAGATAATAGCATCCAGTCTTCAGTCCTGTCTTCCATGCATAGAAGTGCATCGACGACACCTTGGACGGAGTGGGCTCGGACAAGAACAGATTCAAGGACTGCGACTGGCAAATGAACGGGGCGCGATCGCGAGCCATGTTGATAATGGTCTTCATCGGAATCTCCCACACCGTCTTGTACAGCTCGCGGAGTTCAGCCGGAAGCTCGAGCATTGACTGAATCGATCCATTGTTGGCAATGATCGACGTTCGAACATCCGATGTCCACAGACCCAGCTTGACCAGATCCTCGACCAAATACTTATTGACCACCATGAACTCACCCGACAGGACACGGCGAGAATACAGGTTGGAGGTGAAGGGCTCAAAGCACTCATTGTTACCCAGGATCTGCGACGTGGACGCAGTGGGCATCGGGGCAATCAACAGGGAGTTCCGCATTCCAGTAGAACACAGCTTGCGAAGACGATCCCAATCCAAATAGACTGACTTGGGCTTCTCGTTCCACAGATCAAACTGCATCTTGTTTTGACTTATCGGCGATCCCTCGAAGCTTGGATACGTATTGTCGGCATTCAGACCAACACCGCGCCAGCTGTCAGACGATGCGCCCAGCATACTTGTGGTTGCTGCTGCATAGTACATGTTCTCAAAGATCTCACGATTTAGGTTGCTTGCCTCCTCAGATGACCAGGGAATACGGAGCATTGCAAAGACGTCGGCAAGACCCTGGATACCGATTCCGATGGGACGATGACGGAGATTGGAGGTCTTGCACTTCTCGGTCGGGTAGTAGGTCTTGTCAATGACAAGATCCAGGTTCCGAGCGAGGATGGAAGTATACTTGCGAAGCTTCTCAAAATTGAATTTGCCATCTTCGACGAACTTGGGGAGAGCCAGAGACCCGAGGTTGCAGACCGCCGTCTCCTCGGGGGAGGTGAACTCGATGATCTCGGTACACAGGTTGGAGGACTTGATGGTGCCGAGATGCTGTTGATTGGACTTGGCATTACACGCATCCTTGTACAGCAGATACGGACCGCCAGTCTGAATCTGGGCATCTACTATCATCTGCCATAACTTCTTGGCAGGGATCTCCTTCACAGCGAGGTTCTTGCGCTCATACCCACAGTACAGCTCTGTGAACGCATCGCCCCAGCAATCAGCCAGTCCGGGGCACGTGTCGGGACTGAACATGGACCAATACCCATCCTGTTCCACGCGCTGCATAAACAGGTCGGGGATCCAGAGTCCATAGAACAGGTCGCGGGCCCGCTCATCGTCATTGCCCGTATTCAACTTCAGGCGCAGGAACTCCTCAATGTCGGCATGCCACGGCTCCAGGTATACTGCAAAGGATCCGTTGCGCTTTCCACCCTGGTTCACATACTTGGCCGTATCGTTAAAGACCTTCAACATCGGCGTCAGTCCGGTCGACTTGCCGTTGGTCCCCTTGATGGTTGCATCGCGAGCCCGGATATTGTGGACGGACAGACCAATGCCACCCGCCCACTTGGAGATCTGCGCACACTCGCCCAGCGTATCGTAGATGCCCTTGATCGAATCATCCTGCATGTGGACCAGGAAGCAGGAACTCAGTTGAGGATGCGGCGTCCCCGAGTTGAACAGGGTCGGCGTGGCATGGATGAAGTATCCCAAACTTAGGGCATCGTAGGTCTCCTTCACCTTTTCAACGCTGTCACCGTGGAGCTGAATGGCAACACGCATCCACATGTGTTGAGGACGCTCCCATGTGCGTCCGTCTCGACGCTTCAAAAGGTATCCCCGCTCCAGGGTCTTGTAGCCAAAGTAGTCAAACATAAAGTCGCGGGAGTACTCGATCATTCCCCCAAACTCAAGGTTCTGCGCAGCGCAATAATACGACTCATTCACAACGCCCTCATCAAAGAGAACCTGAACAACGTCAATCAGACGACTCGGCGTGTTCTTTTGGTGATTATCAATCACGAGACGGGCCGCCAGCTTCCCGTAGTTTGGGTGATACCGAGCCTGCATCATTGCACACGTCTCGGCGGCAAACTCGTCCAGCTCCGAGGTCTTGATTCCGTCCTGAATCTGACTACAAACCTTCTGCGCGACCAAATCAGGGTTGACATGAGCAAGTCCATCTGCAAGCTTCTGGATGCGAGTCAAGACCTCATTAAAGGAAACCGGCACCCGAGTCCCATCGCGCTTCGTGACGTACATATGGTCAGACATCTTCACTACTATATCACCCATCCTTACCTTTAAGCGGGTAAAAGTTAAAAATTGTTTTTTTGTTCTACTCGTAGTCGCGAAAGGCGATTCCAACCGGAAACCGGGGAATCCCATCGTCTGTGAGCTCCTGGTAGCGGACAGTGAGCTTCTTTCCGACAAAGTCATCCGCATACTTGTCGAAGAGAGCCCCACGCTCCTCATGTGTTCCGCGCGGGCGAACGTGGAAGGTCTTCTTGTCTGTGGTCTCGCAAATCCAGATGACCAGCCCCTTCTCCGACCCCTCTCCGTCTGTGTATCCCGTCACCACAAACTCGTCGTCCATAAACTCCTTATACTTCTGCAAGTCCTTAGAGCGGGCGGCGAGCTGGTACAGTCCCGCCGCGTTGCGGATGATCAGTCCCTCTGATCCCTCAGCAACGAAGCGGTCGTGAAATCCCTTGAGCTCCTCCTTGCGTTCACACTGCACCGTCGCAAGCCGGCGAACGTGTTCAAACGTTCGCTGCCCGTTGAACAGTTGGTACACATCGTTAAACCGGTCTGCAAACGGCTTCTCGTTCACGCAGTCGTAGACCCAGTACTTTACCTGTTGCAGCATCACCTTCTCCGCCGCATTGTGCTTCTTCTTGCGGACAAGCCCGACGAACTCCTGGAAGTTCAGGGTCTCCGAGTACAGCTCTCCATCCAGGATCAGGTCCACCCCTGCCAGATCGGTGGTGATGTGCTCCATGTCCGGAAACACCTTTCCCTGGCGGCTCGTAAGAACCCCGTCGCGGAAGATGCAGCGAACCCCGTCCAGTTTCGGCTGCACGTAGCAGGGAAACTTGATGTCCTTCCCGCGCTTGTGGTAGTCGTGCGCCAGCATGGGCAGAAGGACCACGTGTGCCGCAACTGCCCCCGCGTCTGCCACCGCTGGCACGTGCGCATCATCCAGGGATTCCGCATATCCCCCAGTCTTCTTCTTGTCCCATGCCGACTTTGCCTCTGCCGCTGCTTGTTCGGCTGGCGTTGTTGCGTTCTTCTTTCCCAAGTTCTTCCCGCTCTCAATCGTCTTCTCCTTCACCGTCACGGCTCCATCCTCGTATCCGTAGGACACGCGGATTGTTGCTCCGATCGTCTCGATGTTCCATACCTGCGTCTTTCCAGTCTTCGACTTACAATAGAGAGTAGGAAGTGCCATTTTGTCTGCCCACCTTCTATTCTACTAGACCGCAAAAATCCATTTTAGACGATGTGACCTATGTAGAGTATGGAGAACAGAGTACTTCGATTTTACGAGCTGCATAACAACAAGTGGTTTCACATAATGAACTGGTCACTTGATGTTATCAAGACGCAGGGTAAAAAGGATCGATGTTTGTTGATAAAATACGGATCTTGTCTTTACTTTTGAATATCCGTTTGGATCGTCAAAAATACCGCATGCGGGGCTCGAACCCGCGACATTGGGCTCACCTTAGGGTTTCCCCATAAAAGGCCCACGCTCTACCGACTGAGCTAATACGGTGAGATGCGACACGTGGGGATTGAACCCACGACCACGGCCTCATAAGGACCATGCTCTACCACTGAGCTAGTGTCGCGAAAGTACGCCATGTGGGGATTGAACCCACGGCCTCGGGATTAGAAGTCCCGCGCTCTATCCACTGAGCTAATAGCGCAAAAATTGTTGTTACCGGTACCGGGAATCGAACCCGAGCCAAGGCTGTGAAAGAGCCCTATCCTAACCACTAGACTATACCGGTTGGTGGTGCCACCAGGGATCGAACCTGGGTTCGGAGGTTCAAAGCCTCCTGTCCTAACCACTAGACTATAGCGCCATATGTTTTGTGTGTTTTACGTGTAAGTGTTTAGAAGCGGGACCCAATGTCGAAGAGTGCCCCGTTGTGCTCAAACGCCTGTCCCACATTCGTGTAGGTCTGGCGCCCGTAGTGGATCACGTCATCCCAGCTGTCAAGGTCTGCTGCCTCCTCAAGTTCCTCGTGGGTCTTTGCGCGCTTAACCCGGATCTTCTTCTTCACAACCTGCCACCCCTTCGTGTCGTCCTCCATCAGAGGCTCACAGCGGCACGGGAGCGGTCCCAGAATGGTCTCTACGTGGTACGCTGGGCGGTCGCGACACTCCTGCAGGCGCTCAACATACACTGCTCGCTTCTTCAGTTGGTCCCGGCGATCCGGGATGCTCATCTCCTCCGTGAACGGGTACTTCTCGCTGGCCATCAGATCGAACTTGGTAGTGGAAGACATTTTACTCGGCGCCTACTCTACTCTTAGACTGGACAAACTGAATCCATTTTGGACGATACGCCTACACAGAATAAACACCGGACCGTGGGTATTTTTACGGAACACTTCATTGCAGATCTCCTTTGTGGAGACAAGAACGATACCGGCCAGAAGATATCGCAACATTACTGTCTTGTCAATAGATTCACTTCGATATGGCTCGATTCTAACTCTTTCAAGTACAAGCTCATTGCGTACGGCATCGGAATCTTATCAGGGCTTGTGTCCAGGCGCCCGGTTGAATGATCAAACTGCACCTCAATCCCATCGGATCGATCCATAAAGCTCTCATGAAAAAACTTGGACATCCCGTGAGCGATCAGTCCGTCACGCTCCATTTCACCAATGGCCAATCCGCCACCGCGTCCACGACCTTTGACAGGCTGGTGTGTCATCAGAGTCTTGGCACCCGTTGAGCGATAGTTGATCTTGTCATCTACCATGTGTTTCAGTCTCTGATAGTAGATTGGACCCATGAAGATATCTGCTTCCATCATTTCACCTGTCTCACCATTGTACAGGATTTCATGTCCATGCGGTTCAAATCCAAGATCTGTCATTGCCTTCTTCAAATCAGCGGCACGGTTTGACGTTGTAAATGGAGTTGCGTCTACAAATGTACCTAGGTGGATACCGAGCTTGTTACTCATTGCCTCGAGGAGCTGTCCGACCGTCATACGTGTTGGCAGACCGTGAGGATTAAACAAGATATCTGGGCGGACACCACGAGACGTAAACGGCATGTTCTCTTCGGGGATGATGTAGCCAACTGTTCCCTTCTGCGAGTGACGGGACGCCATCTTATCGCCCGGAACTGGCGAACGCTCTTCTACAATACGGATTTTTACACCTGTTGTGCCATCGTCCAGAGTATAGCGGTAGATTGCATCGACACGTCCATGTTGACCACGCTTAGGAACCTCAGAGGAGTCACGCCACTTTTGAGCTCCGTTTTCGTCAGTATGCGGAGTAACAATCCCAACCAGCACTGTGTCTTCATCAACAATCGAGTTCAACTTGATAATGCCATCTGCGTCTAGCATCTCATACGACAACCCCTCCTTGCGTTTCACTGAGTCTGCGTACAGGGGATTTGTTACAGGGTTTGCAAACATTGATTTGACAGGGGGAATCGTCGATGGATCCAGTAGCTCTTCACGGACATTGTAGGAGTGAAAGTAGTGAGTCTTGAACATTCCACGCTTCAGAGACGATTGGTTGATGATCATTGAATCCTCCTGGTTGTTACCACCATAGACCGTAAAGGCAACAATGGCATTCTCACCGTATGGCATACACCCGCCGGCACCCATCATTTCCCGATAGACCCATGTATGGGACAATGGCCTCTGTGGATTGACTGTGATGGAGGAAATCGTATCAAATCGTTTATTGTAGTTGGTGTGAAACCACGAACATGCCTGCTTCTGCTGTGCAATCGCAAAGGTATTACGAGTACCCGGATTGTGATCGGAGAAGGGGGTCAGACTTGCAAGGGGTGACATACAAAAGGACATGTGAATCTCTGACTGAAGCGTGGGGTGGAAAGGAGTCAGTGAAAACCGAGACACCCCTGACTCCATTGCATCCACATAGTCCATTAGTTTTGTCAAGCCCTCCCACGTCTTGGCTGCAAGAACCGACTTCTCGGTCACGCCCTGTCGCCACACCGGGCGAACAGGACGACCCGAGTCACAGGAGATCGTGTATACATTCTCCAGACGGTTCCACGCCAGAGATACGTCATAGCGAAAGGTTCCAGCACGACGAAGAGCAACCAGCTTTGAGTGTAGGTCTTCTGTATCGCCGATACACAGTCCAACCAGATCCGAGTTCACATAGACACGAGTCCAAGACGGAACCCACGTTGACGGATGTACATCTTCAATCCGACGCATCGTGATGTTCTTGAACAGCTCTTCGCGAACAATCGACGAAGGAAACGGAGTGGATACCTTTGCAAGAAGTGCCAGCGACTTTAAGTGTCCAACACTCGAACCGTCAGGGGAATCGGTCGGACAGAGCAGACCAAACTGCGACGCATACAAACGACGAGGAGGTGCAGTATTCATCTGAGGATCAATCTGCAGAGCTGTGCGACGGAGCTGAGACAAATAGCTGACGTAGGACAGACGGTCCACTTCTTGTGCAATGCCATTGCGTCCTCCCCACTGTCCCTTGAAGGACTTGACAAACTCATTAATCATTCGGTACTTACGCCAATAGGTTCCAACGGTTTCTCGCTCGACCAGAGTCGCCAGTCCACGACCTTCATACGTCTTGCTCTCATACTGAATGCGCGAATCTAACTTAAGGATCATGTCTTGTGCAGTTTCTTTGTAGATTCGGCGAAACTCCTGGAACATCAGATCTCCAGATGTATTGAAGCGCTTGTACTCGATATTGTCGCGATCTGACGTAGGGAGACGCCCAAGGGAGACATCGATCGCCATCCGCACCATCTGTGCAAGAAGATACGCTTTCCGGCGCAACAGGGTACCGGCATTCTCTGACTTTTCGATGTGCGGAAACATCTTTTTGTATATGTTTTCTATGACCTCAGAACTGTACTTGCGAGTGGTTAGCCGTACAAGAATCTCAAGATCGGACCCTGCATTTTCGAGCATCACATCATGGCTAAGGATAATCTGCTGAATCGTATCGTCGTATGCAAGGCGATCGCGATCAGGAACATCTGCCAAAATCATGTCATACAAATCGCGATCTGTTGTGACTCCAAGGGCAGCAAAGACACTGAGAACGGGAACCGGTTCCGTAAATCCAGGTAGGGTCACAACTAGACTACGTTTGCCACGGCTGGCTTGCGCTTCCCCCGACACTCTTGATCGATATGCACTGCTCTTAGCAAGTAGCTTTGTATCCACCTCTACCCACGCAGACGGTGAACCCAGTACAAGGAAATGACCAAAGGGTCCATTGGACGCATCTTCTGAGACGGACCGGATACTGACATAGTACTCCCTGTCTCCTTCATACGACGTCTTCTCTACACGCTTCATCTCAGCTGTTTCTTCGTCATCGTCTCCCGACGTATCAACTGCCTTGCGCTTACGCGAACCCGAGTACATCATGTTGTTGCCCAGCAACTCTTGAGTCAGAAGAAGACGCTCCTTGCCGTCGATCACAAAGTATCCACCAAGCTCGTACTTGCATTCGCCCAGCGGGTATCCATCCATTGCAGTTAGGTAGCAGTTCCGACTCCGCAACATCAAGGGGATCTCGCCAATGACAATGTTCTCGAACGTATTGACGATTGGTGGACCTTCCGGGAATACATATTCAAATGTGATGTCACCCCGAAAGGTCAGTGTATAGCTTTTGTTGTCCAACCGGCATGCATGTGGCACAATCGGTGCGCCGACATCGTCCTTTGGTGCCTCAAAGGAGATCTTGGTTCCATCCTTTCCTCCAATGTAGACACGGATATACCGTTCGTTCGACAGTTCGAGCTGAAACGGGTTTGAAACTTTGATGTATGTCGGAATCATCGATTCTATCATTGCATTGAAGGACGCAATGTGGTGATCCACCAATGGAAAACTTGTATCTCGGAACAATGTCCGAATCACGTGCCTAGGTCCTTCCATTGTGTTTCAGGACAGTAAGCATTTTCTCTGGAAAGACGAAGAAGAGTATGTGGAGCGAAACTCGACGTCCTGAACTTCTTAGTCAAGTTGTTGGACACGCCGAAGTAAAATCTCGGCTTTCCGACTACCTAAAAAAGAAGCCCTTTTGCGATGTACTTCTTCTTCACGGTCCACCTGGAATCGGTAAGACCACAATGGCGCTGGCGGCCGCCCGTTCTGCTGGAATGGAGCCCCTTGAAATCAACGCAAGTCAGTCGATGCGCTCTCACGAAGATGTGGCGCAGTTGGTTAACTCGTGTCGTCATACACGAACATTGACATCCCTCATTCGAGGAGATGACAAGGCCATGTGTTTGATTCTGGATGAGGTGGATGGGTCAGATCCTCATGCACAGAAAAAGTTGACTGAATGGATGGCAAGTGATGAACGTCGGGTACCGGTGATCTTGACCTGTAATGAAATACCTCGGATTATGAAGGCAAATCCAAAGATTCATCTTGTTCGATGCTTTCCACCAAAGCCATCAGATCTTCAAGCACTATTTCCGGAAGAAGACGTTGCAGAACTTGCCAGACGATTCAGGCATGATGTTCGTCGGATTCTTCAGTATCTTCAGTACGGTTCGTCGGATGTGCTCCCTCAAGCCACGCGTCCAACCGATTGCGGACTCGAAGTGGCGTATGTTCTGAATCAGAAGTTGTGGGTGCAGCACGACCCACTTCTCGCACGTCGTGTCGGCAGTTCGGACAGTTCGGGCTCCGCGTGAACCACTCTGTGATGCAGTGACTGTGAAACGTATGTCCGCAGTGTCTCAGGCGAACATGTGCCGGAGTGAGCGACTCTTGGCAGATTGCACAGTTCGATGTTGCCGCAGCCTCATCTGTAACTCCCTCGGTTGCAGCTGAGATCTGAGCAGCAGTCGGATGAACTGTCACGGGCTCATCCCATCCTGCCGGAAGATTGATCGGGATTGTCGCTGTGTAGGTGAGATTCGGGGATGCCTGCAACGCAATCTGCATCCTTAGGAGACCCATCATTGTCGCCTGATTTCGCTGGTGAATCGCCAGAAGCTGCTGACGGCTGTTACCTAAAAAACGAAGGGTATCGTAGAACGAACGATCCGTCTCAAGCATCGAATGAAGCACGTCAAAAATGTTAATCTCACTGTCCATTGACTTCAATCACGATAAGAATACGAAAGCCTTTTACCTCTTGACAAACGCGTCCATTGGTCCCTTAACTCCCGCCTTCACCATCTTGCTTAACAGAGGCGACTTCAAGAACATCATTCCATCCAGTTGATCCTCCTTCTTTTTTAGGACGGCAATTGTTGCATCTTCCTCGTCCTTCAGCTTCTCCATGAACCGGGCAAACATCTGGTCATACGGTTCCTTGGTCGGAGACTTGTAGCCATCCAGCTTCTCAATGCAGAGAGCAAACAGCTGGGCTACCGGATTCTGGATTTGGTTTGTGATGTAGAAGTTCACGTCAGGCTTCATCTTGTTGGCACGCACAAAGTCGATGTGCTCAATCCGATCGCCCTGCTTGGTCTTGTCCTTGTACTCCGCAGCGTAGATGTACTGAAGCCGATCGCCGACCTTCGGTGCCGTGCCGGGATCACGAGCCTCCATTCTGTTCGCCAGAACACGGTGGGCGGGAAGTGTTGCCCTGCCCTCGTAGTCTTCGGCCATTGCCGCGTAGTCGTCCCGCAGAGACTTGCTGACAATAAACTTCTCCAGGGGAACCTTGTTCTCCAAGAGATTCACCAGCTGATCTTGGACAAATCCCTGAGCCTTGTGGATGTCGCGCTCCTGCAACAGAACGTCCAGTGCTCCACCGAAGATGTCCTTCACAATCGGTGCATTGTCACGGCGCTTGAGCACGATACCCATCGACACACGCTTTGCCTTGGCTGGATTCGGATCCTCCTCATACTTCATTCCTACGTAGCGCTTGCGACAGAAGAGGATGAATGGATAGAACGTCTTCTCGTAGGCGATCTTGTAGGGCTTTCGCATCTGTCGACTGATGCTAGTTCCGCAGTCGATACCCATTCGGATGGACTCGGCAACGTCCTTGGTGGGGAACTTAACGAAGATAGAATCTGTGTCCCCGTAGACAACATCTCCACCGAACTCACCTTCGGCGACAGTTCGGGCGAATTGGAGAGCTCGGCGCCCAGCAGCGGTTGTGCAAGCTGCGACGTACATGTTTCGGATGGGAGAGGTCCGAGCCCCTGCCTGTCCATAAATGGAGTTTGCAACCACCTTGTAAGCAAGCTGAGCGCCGTTAAACACAGATCGCTGAGCTTCATCATACTGTAGATCCTCCATCTTCTGTTTGAACTCCTTTCGCTTCTTCAACATGATTTCCAGAGTCTTGGGTAAGACTCCAACTGTCATTGGGTTGTCGTTCGGCTGCACAAAGGTACACACTGTCTTGCCTCCAATCTCCTTGTTATCGTACTCAATCTCCTCAAAGACGTAGCCCTTTCCCTCCAACTCGGTCAACCACTCCTTGATCTTTGCCATTTCCTCCTTTCCGTGACTGGTCAGGAACCCCTCGTCATTGTACGTCTTGACATAGACCAAGGTATCCGGTGACAGATTGTAAGCAATCATGTTCGTCGGATAGAGCGAGTTGAAATCTAGAACAGAGACGGGTTGATCCAGGTACATGCCGATCTTCGGCGGAAGCACAATGGCGCCCTCGTAGGCAATTCCGTCGCCACTGATCGCCTCCTGAGTCCGGATGATCTGATCGCGCTGAGATGCGTAATACACGACTGCCGAGAAGATCTTGATTCCCTGGCCACGTGTCAAGACATACTGCATCGGCACCTTGCAGACATCCGCCATTCCGCGGGCATTGACAATCGTGTCCAGCTTGCCCATCAGTGTAGCCACCAGGTCGCAATCCTGAATACAGTACTGGGCCACCCGCGACCGCCCTTCGGGTCCTCCCCGTCGGTGAAGCTCGAACATCTCCGTCGGAGACACATCATCCTTTGAGAAGGTCCACTCGAGGTGCTTCATCTGGTCTGCCGTAAACTCGGCAAACAGGTCGCGGTCACACCGAATCCGAAACCCCTTTGACGTCACATCCCAGACCTCAAACTTCTCTCCATCATACACCGGATCGTTTGTGTTTCCAACCATCTCAAACCGCACGTAGTTTCCGATGCGCAGACCTCTCGTGCTCTTGGTAGACACAAATGCATCTGCGTAGGAGATGACCTTGTCCCGCAGGAACGTAAAGGCAACATTGTCCAGCTTGAAGTTGTCCAGAGAATGCTCCCGGCGCATGTTCAGTAGAAGGTCAATCCCCAGGCGCCCGCGCAACGTCATGTAGCGCAGATCAAACTTGCCGGCTGCCAGCTCAGTCTTCTTTGTCTCAAACTTCTTGTCGCCCCACTGATCCGTCTTCTTGCGAGCCAGCTCAAACTCATCCAAGATCCCCAGCTTGGTCACACGCCCCTCAATGTAGGCATCGTCAAAGCCGAAGATGTTGTACCCACACATAATGTCTGGATTCCGCTCCCTGATCTCCTCGGCAAACTGGAGGAGCATGTCTGCCTCGTTTGCACAGGACACAAACTCGATAGACGGATCCCCCGACTCAGCAACCTCGCCCAGCACAAAGACCGTCCGAGCCGTTGGCGTCATCATGTCTGTCGATCGCCGATACGAGACGCCAATTTGGATGATCGGATCCTTGGACGACACCGGAAACTGATTGGAGTCGCCTGCCGGACACATCTCCAAATCATACGAAGCCACGAGGAGTGGGATGGTTACATCGCACGCCTCCACATCCGTGTACTTGCACGTGTGAAACTCATCGACATAATACGTCGGCTCGCCCTCGTCATCGACCGGGATGTCGATCTCCTTTGCAGCGGTAAACTTCATCGGCGATGCCGGTCCCAGGTGCTTCTCGTGAAAGAAGCGAAGGAACGGCGGGAGATTGCTCTCATATTGGATTCCCTGGCAGACCGACTTGGCAGCCCTGAACGAAGCAAGGGTCTCGCACTCCACCTTCCACACATTTGCAAACTTCATATCGGCAAAGCCCGCCATCGTATCGTATTTCTTCACTTGGGTGATCACCGGCACCGGGTTCTCAGTGAAGTTCTTGCTCAGCTTGAACGCGTACTCCTCCTGTCCCTTTTTCGGTCCAAACTTCTGCACCCACTTCTTGTTCGATGCCTCGTAGACCTTGCCCACGTCGGGCTTTGTGCTCACGAAGAAGTAGGGGCGGAAACCTGTCAGGCGCACACAGGCTACCTTCTTGTTCTCTAGGCGTCCAAACACATCAATCACATAGAGTCCCTTTACGTCGTGCTCATACCAGTCAATCGGTTGGAGGATCATTTTTGTCAGGCTATTGTCCTTAGTCCTGATGAAACTGTTTCCGTTTTTTCTGTATCACAAGGTAAGAGATGTTTTCAACAAACTCCGTAGATTGGTTTAATGCGCCCACACGTATTCGCTCAGACGAGTATGACCAAGCGGCAAAGACGGTTGGCAACACAAGTACACTGACCCGCCAGACGACGGGAATGGACGCCGCGTGCTCCGACACACTGAATCCGGCTTCGGCAATGGCAGACCAGCCCGGTATGATTGCTCGTGGCGGATTTGGTCAGCCCGGCGGCGGTTGTGCTGTGGATACAAATACGGATCTGCGCTGGGGCATCCCTGGAGCTTGGCGTCAAAAGGGCAAGCACGAACTCTGGGCGCGCCCGTTCGCCACGACACCTGATATGGGCGGCGGAGACCCCTCTGCGGTGAACGATGAGTCGCAACTCATCCACTCGGCATCGGTTCGTAATCGTAAGGAGGCGAACACTGTGATGGATTCGACCATCCCGAACTTCTATCAGCCTCTGATCGACATCAAACAGTCAGAATATTCAAACCCCGACAACTGGATTTACAACTGGACGCGCGGAGGAGATGCCACGCGCCTGGTTCAGACAAAACGTGTTGATGTCTCCTAATAATGAGACTCGTCTTCTTTGCAGGAAGAATGCCCGACCTGTGCGGCGCATTTCTTCACGATATTGACCTCGCAATTGAACTTGAAAAGCGGGGACATGAAGTTGTCTTTATGTCTCTTGAAGTGCCCAAGGCGGGCGTGAACGGTGGCGAGTACCGTGGCTTCAAATACATGCACTTCTCAGCTGGAGGCAAGTATTTGGATTCGAGTGAAGGATGGATCTGCCCTCATTCGCCTGCACTACCTGATGTTCGTAAACTGAACAATCGTGGATACGATCGCCCAATCATTGCTACATGTCACTTCGATGGAAGCTACACGTCCATCACCAAAAACAATCCAGGTCGCAAGATTCAGTGGGTTGAGATGCTCATGTTTATCAATGCGACTATGGAACCAAACTACAAAAAGAATGTTGTTCCGTGGCCTCCCAATATTATGCGAACTGCGGTTGTCCGTCCCTTGATGCACGAACATAAGATCAGAATCAACGAGCCGTTTCGTGGCGATTGCATTACACTGGTAAATGCAAATCAGAACAAGGGCGTTACTCAGTTTATTGATCTTGCAAAGCGTATGCCCGATCGGAAGTTTTTAGGAGTCCTTCCTTATTATGGAGAACTCCGGGTGCCTCCATCTCCAGGTAATATTGAGTGGGTTCCATTCGATGATGACATTCGGACTATTCTCAAACGAACTCGGATTCTTGTGATGCCGAGTTACTATGAGAGTTTTGGGCGAATTGGCGTTGAAGCAATGTACAATGGTATTCCAGTTTTGTATTCTACGCCCACATCCAATACAAAGTACCCAGGTGGAAGCACAGAAGGTATGGAAGAATGGATCACGCCTGCCGGGATCTCGTGTGATCGTGAGAAAGTAGACGAGTGGATGAATGCAATTGTGTCTCTTGACAATGAAGAGGACTATGTCGCGCGGTCTGACCTGGTCCGAGCACATATCCAATCACTGAATCTGTTTACGGAGGGGTCTCGGATTGCGGGACTGGTTGAGCAGTTTGTTCGAGAACACCCTGTGAAGATTCAGACTCCTCGGCAACAGATGGAAGCACAACTACAGACGCCTCAGCAGGTCGCGACGCGGATTGTTCAGCCGGTGGGTCAGGTAGGATTTTCGAATGGGCGACTGAGAATAAAGCGCTAACTCTATCTTGTAACCAACGACCCTTCTTACACAGAGCATCCTGATCTGGGTCCAGACCATTATCAATCGTGGGCTTTGGAGGAATATACTTTGCTCCCGATGTCACCGGATTTGCAGGGATCAAGAATTCGATTGCATCAAGAACAGTCTCGTGAGCAAGCAACGACTTCTCTGCTTCCTCGCGAGTGCAACCCGTCATCTGTTGAACCATACTGGCGTCGTCCATCTTTTTCTTGTTTAGTTGTAATACCTGAAGATGCGTTTCATTGAAGATCTCTGTCCACCGGCACTGCTGTATGCAGTTTTCCTTGCGATCAATCTTGGATTTGATGCCGCTCTTGGCATGTGGGCTACTTTCGTAATCAAGCTGGTCATGGGTCTCGCAGTTGTGGTTGTTCTGGACATGTTCTGCGGAATCGGACTGAGTGTCGTCTCCTGGTTCTTGGTTGCTACACCCTTTATCGTCACTGCCCTTGCTACATCAATTTCTATGGGTACAAACTTTGATGTTATCGTGCTTGGTCAGTTTCCCAAGGAGGATTTCTTCGCTGGCAAGGACAAAATGGAACTGGTCCCGGCAGATTCAAATGAGATCAAGTAAGCCAAAAATGTCGATGATTTGTATGCTTCGTCTCTACAACAGTGTGTGCAAGTTTATCAGCTGGATCTTTGGAGCACCGATCCATCACAAGAAGATCTCCTACTACATTCTCTCAGACGAGTACGATCAGGATGAGGTTGATGAGATGACGCGGGTCCCCGAGGATGGGGTCTTTATTGAGGAGTGGGAGAAGGATGGAGTGAAGAAGTGCAATCTCTTCTACGACACCGACGAGATTGTTCGCGGAGTCTACGATCCATTCGACTACGAGCCGTATGTTCCGTGGATCTGGATTGGGGACAAGACCAGCGAGGTTGATCTTACCGCCGCAATGGAGAAGTACATGGTTGTTGGGAACGTCATCGCCCTAGACCTGATTCTCCATCTCATCCAGGTTCACAACGACACAGAGATTGTGTACATCGACGCTCGCACGTTTGAGGAGGTAAAGTTTCCGAACAAGGGAGTAAGCATCCGTAAGCGGAATGTCAATGACAACGAGTCGAGTGCCCTTACCAGCTAAGCCATTTGAAACTGCAGAACGGTATATCCAACTCAAGAAGAAGTACGCGCCGACGTCCTGGTATGCGATGATGAGTCTTATAAGTGACATGATTCTCATGCCAATCATAACAATCTTTTTCATCTTTTTGTGGCAGGCTGACGTACTGACCGTTGGAATGACGGCTCTGAAATCGTATCAGGTATGGAAGGAGTATACCGAATACACCAGCCTGCGATTTGATGTGCAAACTATGTTTTTACATTGCCAGACAGTTGGCGGACCGTTTATCGTGACAAACAATCCAGCTTATATGCCGTATGTATTTGCCGATGCTGTTCAGCGAGTGCCCGTCGGGATGGCAAAGGCACCGCTCGGCGGAAGGTTAGACGGGTAGGGAGACTGATTCGCCATACCACGCTCTCCGGAACCCGTAAATCCGTACCCAACACCTGCAACGGACCCGCCACCCCGCATCGAGCGACGACGTCCGCGGTGCTTACGACGAGTACGGCGACCACCCTTGTGCTTATTCAACTTTGTTGTAACCTGCCAGTCGCCCTCGGCACGGCAATAACCCATCATGACACCTGCATCATTCCTGATCGATTTTACAAATACATACGGCTCCGGGCATTGACTCTTCGTCACCATGTCGGGATCAAGCGGCGCTGTGGCATAGATGGTGTTGGGATCCGGATCCGCACCTCCACGGCGACGGCGACGGCGACCACCCTCTTCAGCTCTCGGCGCGGTCGGTCCCATATTCGGAGGCGGGCTAGTTCCACTACAGTGTCCGAGGGGATCGCCGTTCGCGTTCTTGGGATCTGCAATTTCTGGGCCAATGCCGAGAAGACCATTGCCGGCATCTGTGAGCGTGTATCCATATGGAGCAGCGGTCCAGGTGCGACCTTCCGATACACACTGTTGTTCCGGAAAAAGCTTGCTCCCGTCATCGGCAACAATGTCTCCCACGACCGGAAGAGCATCAAGATCTCCCGCACCTCCACGGCGACGAGACCGACGGCGACGGCGACCACCTGTCGGCTTGTACGGGGCTCCATTCGGAACCGATGTCATGTTCGGGACATACTCAAGAGCACCAACCGAGATTGGCGATCCAACACCATACCCATTTCCTCCCCGCATCTTGCGGGAACGACGGCGACCACCCGTAGTTTGAGATTGACAACTCATTTACTCTACAGCTGGAAGATAAACGCCGATCGATCCTGGCTCGCCATCATACTGTTCGAATCCACGAATGTGGGTGCCAACAGGAGCATCGGCAATGGTTGTCAATGCAACCAAGTCGGGGTGATGAAACAACTCGAGAAGCTCGGCGATCTTTGTCTGTCGTTGAGCAAATGTCAGCTTTTCGTGAATACGAGTTCCGTTCAAGACCAAGACATCATATACAACATAAATCTTGGGCGCCAGTCGAACGACTCGAAGAATGGTATCACAACAGAGTCTCTCATCCATGACCAAGGCCAGATTCTCAGGGCGTTCTCCCTTTGAATCTGTAAAGTATGCATAGGCATTGCCCTCTTGAGAGTGTGTCAAGTAAATCCATCCAGGATTTCCACTATACTGAGGCACCTGACATGGGTCCGAGATTGGGGACCCCTTCCTTACTAGAGGAGACAGCCGATAAGAGACTTTCATACGTTGGTACATTCGTGGGGAGAGTCACCGTTTCCCTCTCCTTCGCTGGCTCGCTGAAAGCGGGCGCCGATGTGCGTGCCGGTCCGGGATCGCGTGTATCGACGGGAGGAGGGAGCTTTGTTGTGACCAGGGGAATCTCCGGAGCTACCGGCGGTGCTTCTGCGACTGGTTCAGCAAAGCGGACAACCGGAACGGGTGCCGGTTTCGGTTGGGGAGGATACATTTGCCGAACTACATAGAAGACGGCTATGTGGATGAGAGCGAGCATCAGGAGAGTAGATGCTCCTACGGAGAGGATGTTCCAGACGTCCATTTACATATTCAAGACCTTTTCTAAGCATAGAACAAACCGCAATGTCCGAGACCACGCAAGCAGTGACTACAGAGGAGGTGAAGCCCGTCGTTGTTCCGGAGCCCGTGTCTGCAGTCGCCACCGCTGTGGCGTCGGTGGTCCCGGATGCACTCAAGTCTGATGTGGAGAAGATCGTCAAGGATGTTCTGAAGGCTGCCATCAAGGAGCTTCTGGATGAGCTCAAGAAGTCGCCCCTTGCCAAGCTGGACAAGGACGGCGATGGCGTGATCTCTGTCGCCGAGGTTAAGGAGGTGGTTAAGGAGCAGGCTCAGAAGCTGGGTTGCGCGCCGTCCTGCACGATCTCCTGAAAGAACCACACAACACCACCCACCTCTTCCTTCCAGACTCGAGGGGATGTCGAGTACAAAGTAATCGTTACGGCTTCGGTGTGATATACCCTTGAAAAGACCTCAGGCTCGTGGGGTCGACTAAAAAAAGAGCAAGACCCATCTGGGTTGAACTGCAGTGCCTCCAGGGTCTTCTCGTATTCATTATACCTCCCAAACCCAGTGTAAAAATACTTGGTTTCGTAGGTTGTTCCTTTAACGCTCGCGAACTTCTCTGGAAGTCCTTCAATGATGGAGATCTTCATTATTACACAGACACAGTGTTTGCGAAAACGATAGCACGAAGGACCTCCTCGTTGGTCGTCGCCTCCGTCATCTTCTTGACGGCATCGCTGATTGCCCCGTGGATCACCTCCCACTTCTCAATGTCATTGATGAACTTGGTCTCCCGCACGCGACCATCGGGGAAGGACTCGATCAACTCGGACTCCGCCGCGCCGGACAGCGCCATGTACACTCGAAGCTGAATCTCGTCGTACATTGGAACGTCCTTCCACCAGCGTGTACGCGCCTTGGAGTCCACGATGCGATTGTGCTCCTCAACGTAGCCGTCGGTACGTCCGATCAGCTTGAAGGTGCTGTACGTCTTCTTGAAGGTCATCGTGTTGCGGTCCTTGACCTTAACATTGTTGTCTGTCTCGTAGGTGTCGAGAATCTTGTTCTCCTTGTTGAGTCCGCGCTGCTTCTGGACAGCACCGCGAACCTCGGTTGCCAGCATCTGACGAACCTCACTCGACAGCTCAGAGTGGCGGAGATTTAGAACCAGACCCGCCTGGGTTTCGACGTCAGCAAGGGTCTCGCTAATGTCAGTCTTGGACTCACATGCACGAATGCCCGCATTCACAACATCACGAATGGGCGAACTACGAAGAACCGCATCCTTCAACTTGGAAATAGCGATGCGTCGCTCACGAACCTCGAGGTCTGCAATACGGTTCTTGGTGGGAATGTGGCGAGAAAGCAGGTCATACATCGTCTCATGGGGTGACTGATAGGCGTGAAGACCAATCAGTCCAGCAACCTTAGAAGCAGAGATCTCAGGAAGAAAAGTTGTCATTTTTTGCTCTACCTCCGTTTTCCTCTCCGAATGAACATCCGTTTTACCTGCGCCGATGGGCATGCGCATCTTCGAATCCATCCGCAACACACCTACAACACATCACAGAAGCAAGAACTCCAAGCGTCATCCCGTATACAATCACTCCCACGTTGATCAGAATTAGAGCAATCATTTTCGCCACAGAGTCTATTGTCTACCCCAGATCAAATCCGTTTTAGACGGGCCGAGAGTCAATGAGGTTTTCAAAAATTTATCCGTTACAGGTAATGGCGAATCCTGTGCCTGCACCTGGAACTAGCGGTGATATTATGCAAAAGGGTACTGCAGATGAAGCACACTTTCAAGTTGAAAGCAAGACAGAACTTGTGAATCGAGCCAGGGTGGAGTTCAATAAAGTCAGAGAGATTAAGAGATTCTTGAATGATTTGATTCGTTCACCTGCTTTACAAATCAATGATGAGAATGATTTTCGTGGACGACCGAGAATGAGGTCAGGAAACGCGGATATCATCGATCTTGCAAGAGACTTGGACCAAAGACTGGCTGCGACTACGTATGATGCGCTACTGTTTAATATGGAAAGCAACTTACAACGAGCTGTCGATGCAACGAACCCCACGCGTGCAAAAATGACAGGAATCATCGGAACCCAGTACGGATTACCGGGTGCGACGACAAGCACGGTGACGTCATTCGGACAACCAAAAACGTTTAACGCACCGGGTGGTCCAACGGCGTTAATTGCAGATTTTGCAGGACTGAAGCGTGGAACAATTGGCCGTGGTCGGAGGCGACGCACTCGCAGGCGTTCAGCTCACTGAATCCGCATCTTCACTTACAGATCAAATCCGTTTTAGACGGTATGCGATGTCTAAAAATCTTGTAAAGATAATAAATGGACTCTACTGCGTTTGTTGTTGACACCCCAGACACTGCATATATGGAGGGACGTGAGTATTTAGTAAAGTTTACACCCTATGAAGGAGAGGAAATAACTAGGAAACTTAAGTATTCTAAGAACGAAGAGAACGAAGCTACCGGGGTGATCTCGTGGCTTGTGCCGGATAGGTATGGTATTGCCGTTACCTTGAAACGAGGGAAATTTAGTACAGCTGGACCGGTGGCGCTTCCTCGAGCTCCCGGCGAGCGTGCATCCTTTTCACCCACACCAGTTGGTGCTCGCGGTGCTCAACGCACACGCCGTCGCAACCGCAAATCTCGTTCCCGCAGATCTCGTTCTTACCGCAAGCATAGAGTTTAGGAGAAACTCTGTTTCATACGGACAATCGCATCCGGGCATCCCTTGTAAAACGATTGAGACGGCGAGTATGTTTTCTTGTTTTCTGGCGCGTGCGTCTCCTACCCGAGAACTGCTTGTAATAGTTCGGATCTCTCATCACACCGGGTACTCCCGCTTGTTCTCTGACAAGGTCTGCTTGCTGGGCCGCATTCTTACCACCCGGTCCTTCTGCTGGTATACCCGAAACAAACTGAGCAATGCTTGATTCAACACCAGTCGGTAACCCTTTATACATGCCGACAAGTCTGGCGTTTCTGACATTGCGACCCTTTTCTTTCTTCTCCTCCGGAGTCATGTACCTCTGAAACATCGTATCCGGCGGATAGTTGTTGGCTATCAATGGTTCTATCCCTATCCCTGGCGCTAAGTCTTCTAGGTGTAGTGGTCTAATCTGGAGTGCGCGCTTTGATAAACGTTTTTTTACAATAAAAAGAAATCCTATACCACGGTTACCATTGTCATCAATACGATCAGATAGGGGTGAATACACAAACCCTACTTGAAGCGCTTGTATTGGTACAGGAGGACCATCAGGAGTATTGTCTACCATTTATAATACCTTTCATACTTTTACTTAGACGAAGCTCTTCTGCATGCGGACAATCGCATCAATCCATCCGGGCATTCCCTGTAAGACGGTCGAGACAGCAATTGTATTTCCGGATACCACAGTTGCATCAAATGTTGTCCCTTCACAGACAATCACCAAGGCTGCAATCAGGAGATGCTGTTTTGTCTTGGCATCGGATGGACTCCAACGCAGACAGTACATCTTATACAGAACATCAATGACAGGGCGCGCGGGGGCTTGAGCTTGCTTGCGAATGGCATCCCAAAAGATCCAGACCGGATGAATCCCATGAGCCTCAGAGACAAACTCGTCGAATCGATTGGCAAAAACGAGAGGCTGTTTGGTCTGTTTTTTGTGCTCCCGACAATACGCAAATACCCACGCCATCCAATACAAGGCCCGCGTGGCATCACGAACATCCGCTCGCAGACTGTATACGAACTCGTTAAGTGGAACAGCCACCGGAAGGGGATCGGCGGGGCGGAGAGTAAGACGTCCAAACAGTTGTGAGGGAGCTTTGAGGTGTTCCTGGATGGTCTGTGGATCAAAATCATGGACAGGTTTGATTGTTGGAAGCGATGGCAACTTGTTTTTGCGACAGCTTGACAAGGTTGCTGCAACTTCGCAGATGATCGATCGTACATCTGGATTGTTGCGAATCGATGTCATGGTTCCAACTGTAAAGACCTGTTCGATCGGTGCATACCGCTCGTAGGCTCCAGCCAGGTAGATGAACACATTTGGGTTCGCTCGGTTGATATGGAGCGCGGCTGCATCAAAGAGCGTTGCCCACAAGCTATGGACCAGTCCAGAGCAAAGTAGCTCCAACGCCCAATAACAGGCATAATCTGCGTGACCGAGTTGCACGTTTTGAAGGAGAACCTTCACGACGTGTGAGCGTGGATGTCCGCAAAATGTAGTCTTTTGAAAATCAGCAACTGTGCGAGGATCAGACACCTCCATTATGTTGTTCGCGTAGTCGATCTGAGGAGGGTGAACGCATCAATACAGCCAACCTCTCGGACCCCTTGTATTTGCATTTCTAAGCATTGCTTGGGCTCGTATAAATCGTGCCTTTGCCTCGACTTCTTCAATCGTAGGCGGGGGACCACTTTTTGTCATGAATCGGCGACCTAGAATAACAATGGCAATAAGTGTTACCAGCGCAATAACCCAGTTGAGGAACGTATCTACCCACGAAGACGCAGCGGCAATTGTCTGAGATTGTTTCGCCTTGTTCTTGTTGATCTGATTTTTGATATCATCGATCTGTTTTTGGAAGGTCGAGACGGAGAACACAAGATCATCTTTTACGGTTAAGATCTTGTCGCGAACACCATCCACAACCTCGATTGTAGACTGCTGTTGGTTCTTCTTTGCTTGAATGTCATTGTACCGAGCAACATATCCATTGACAATCGGTTGCGCTTCAACATTGGCGATCCGAGCCTTCTCTTGTTCTACCCAAGCCGCCGCATCGGCACCATTGACTAGCGTGTAGTATGCGGTACGCGCTGTTTGATATGCATCAGGTGCCGTGTCCCGAGCATTCTCGGCTTGCTGGAGAGTATTGAAGGCAGTTAGAATCTTAGTTTTCTTGTCAACATTCGCATCCGCGACTGCAATAGCCTGAGCAAATCGATCAATCTCCGCCTTGTAGACCTCCTTGTTTGGAAGGGATGTATATGGGGCATTTGGAGGTAGCGCTGGCGGTTGCCCAGGTGGTACGTGACCACCCGCAAAGTACATTGGTACAGGCATCAATGGTATGCTGATGGCTTTATCACCTGAATACGTACACGACAATACGCTACCACTTGATGTCATAAAGTAGTTCTTTGCTGTAGGGCACGGGAGCACGCATGCTTGTCCATTCGGAGACACTACGAACTCAGACGGACACGACTGTGTTACACCCATTATCTAGTGCTTAGATAGATTCCAGCTGAGGCACCCACGCAAAGCGTCAAGAAAACAAGATACGATGCATACTCCGATGGAACCATCAAGTACTCAACGAGCGCGAGCAAGATCGTGAACAGAACTGTCTGAATCACTGACATATCCAGGGGCTTCAAGATCTTGCGCTTCACTTCATTGATTGGGTTGGGCTGAACGGGAGGACGCGGATTCTGAATACTATCGGTTACTGCCTTGATTCGATTGCCAGCATCCGACACGGCTGAATAGCCGGCGTACTGACCTTTGATCGTTTCATACCCCGGGGTGCTCATTGTTTAACGGTTAGGAACAAAACTCTTGAATGCTGCGAGCATCGGCATAATCACTCGGGCATCGCGAGACGCTTGCATGTCTCTCCATCCGAGGGGGTTGGGGATAGCACGCTGGTTCTGAGCCTGGTAGGGAAGCAGGGTGGACGACATCCGGACAAATCGAGTAAACTCGGATGCATCGCCGACCATTGCGCGACGAACGGGAGGATTGACTTGACCAAAGGGAGATGTGGGCATTTTGTTTTAGGAACAGGAATATAATGAGTACTCAACTTCCAGTGCCTCTCCAAAGCGCCTTGAACACGTACAAGACACACTACGCTGCCTTCAAGGCGACTGGGAACACCGCCGATAAAACCGCATATGAATCTGCTCTAGCCAGTATCAATACTATCCTTGAAAGCGAATCAAGGACAACGGCTGCAAACGATGAGTACTTACGGAAATTCGTAAGTAAATATGAGACCGAAAATCAAGAGATCGATACACTGCGCAAAACATCACGGGAGATTCAAAAGGAGGGACCGGAAATACAAAACAAGCTGGCACAATCGAATCAGCTATACCAACGTCAGATTGCAACTGTCAATGATACAGGACTCTACATAAAGGCTGGCATTGTGGTCGCGCTGGTTGTCATTGTGGGTATTGTGGGTGCGCTCTGACCTTTTCGCACTAGGATGAAAAAGAAGATCACAAATACAATCCCTAGCGCAGCTGCATACCAAAAAAGGGTTGAGTTGAAGATAGTCTGTTCGTGAGTTTGTAGCTTGTGCAGAGCCGCATATTGATCCTTCTGCTGTTGTAGAATCGTCCGCTCATTTTGAACACCGACCAACTTTCTGATAAGCTCATCTCGGTAGGACTCAAGCCTGGCCGCATTTCCTCTCATTGTCGTTACCTGACTGAGCATCTCCTGTAACAGTGCCGCCATTTCGCCGTTAAGGGTTGTGATGCGAGCAGAGTTGGTGGGATTGTTTGCAGCAACAAGAGTATCGTAGACTCTCTTTTTTTCTTCGTATTCCCTTTCTAGAGCTTGCATTATTACTGAGCGACATTTACATCCTCAACCACATACCGATAGTATGCACTGCGCCCCGCTGTATCCGAATGACGAGTGACCTCCACAACATCACCTGGGATTGCACCGATCCACTTGACCATCGCATCCTGAGAATCTAGCCACGGCAACTGGTTCTCCGGCTCTGAGATCTTGAACTTATTGAACACCGCCGTCCGCTCCTCCTCCGAGAGAATACGGTGAGGCATCGCCATACGGTGGGTGGTGATGTCAAACTGAAGCTGTGAGATATGGAAGAATGTAAGTCGCTGATCTGCATGCGCCTTTACAAACCTCAGAACATTCTCAGAGGGCGGACTGTTCGCAATAATCACAACACCATTTGTATATCCATTCTGCTTGGCGAAGGCTAGCATGACTCCGATATCACTTGCAAGCAACTTCTCCTTCTGACTAAAACACACCAGGATCGACCCAATCGTGTACAGAGTGACTTTCTCCATCTTCTTCTCGTCGGTCGTCACCTCCCGCACCTCCGTGTCGAGGTTGCGACGTTCAAACATAGTGCTGAGAGTCTTAAGTGCTGTCTCCTCCATTGTGGTGACCCTGTCTTATTAAGAAAGGCATCCGTTTTTTTCGGGAGCTTTGAACAATGAAGCAGTGGGTCTGGTTCGTACTTGCTCTTATAGTTGTTGCTTTTGTGATGAAGGTACTTCCGGGAATAGATAAGTTCTACGGTGGTCCCCCGGAGTCTAAGATGACCGATACCAGTCAGCAAAAGCGTGCAATGGCGCACGAGGATTCCTCGTACGCCCAGCAGACAAACCACTTCAAGCAGAACAATGATGTAGGTGAAGCTCTTGGAATGGAGACGCCATGGCAGGTCAACCAGTTTAAGAGCCGTCTGTGAGAAGAACCAATGAAAACAAAAATCCCAAGAGCGCTTCGTGAACAGGTATGGTTAGTTCACGTGGGACCTAAGTTTCAATACAAGTGCAAGGTCTCGTGGTGTACGAATACCATGAACGTGTTTGATTTTCAATGTGGGCACAACATCCCCGAGTCGAGGGGCGGGGCAACCGATGTAAACAATCTTGTCCCCATTTGCTCTCGATGTAATCTTAGCATGGGCAGTCAGTTCACAATCGACGAATGGAACAAAAAATTTGGATCGACACATCGATCTTGCTATACAAGGATCTGCGATTGGTTCAGAGGTCCAGGGTCGGGATCTTTGGTGGCGGTAGATCCGGCTTCGTCCCGTTCGCGCGATGGCGCTCCACGTCATCCCAAAATGCGCGCAGTTCTGAAATGTGATCGGACAGCCAGTTCGGGTCCTTCGGAACAAGGTCTTTCTTGATATCCGTCAGGACCCAGTACACATATTGATAGTCCTCGGTCAAGGTGCTCTGCCATTGGTGAAGCTCGACGCCATCTTCCTTGTAGTTGACCTTACCGTCGGAATCCACTGCAAAGACGCCCTTCTTATCCTGGCTCGCATCCCAGACCGTAAAGTTCACCTGCTTAAAGCGGAACTCCACATATTCACACTCGTCAATCCCCGTACACTCCATTTGCATCTGCATTTGGTGTACGTAATAACTCGGGATTTCGTCTTTACGAAGACGGCTCATTGGACACTTAAACTCAACCAGACGACCGTAGCGCCTCGGGTCCGCATCTGCATACCTTGGAATAATCAGACCGTCTGGAGACGCTCCGAGGAACTTGTGTACAGGATGCTGACAGCAACCCACGTCAATGATATCGCAGTCAGTCGTATCTTCGTAGATCTTCTTTGCAACTGGCTCAAATCGGGTGCCCCAAATCAACGCAGGGATTGCATTCGAGATGTTCGTATCTGCCCGGGCTGGTGGCTCGAGCTTCTTCAAGAGCAGCTCCAAGCGAGATGCAGGTGTCTGCCAAACCTTGGACACCTCAGATGCAGTCACCATAGTTCCACGTTGGGAGTGCCAAGCATCCGTTCGTTGACTTTGCTTTCCGTAGAGCCGAACCGTTCGCTCAAATGCTCGATCACGCATCCACAGAAGACCAACCTTGCTCGTCATTAACTTTTGAGTCACTCGCATGACTTCCTGTCGGAGGAGGCGGCGCGAAATCTCCGGCGCAAGGGATTTGCACAGAGTCACAAAACGGCGTAGACGAGCGTTGAGATGGGTATACGGACGATCGTCCAGAAGGTACGAGGCCAGTGCCTCCTCCATTACTGTTCTCTACCTTGCTGTCCGAAAGTTCATTTTGAAGAGCGAGGAGACGTGCCTCAAAATCTCCAGCACCCATCACACCAAGTTCGGATGAACGACTGAACATATCCTCATACATCTTCTTGAACTCGGCATCATACTCCTCAATCTTGCTGAGGGGAAACCCGTCATCTTTCATCGTCGGCAGAACATCATCCTTCTCAAACACGGGATCGGGAAGCGGGAGCTGATCTTGAATCATCTCCTGTGCGGATGCATACTCCTTGTACTCCTGCGTCTCTCCAGGCAGAATGAACTTCCCTTCAAGTGCGACTCCAATTGAAGCCGTAACATTCAGTACTGTGCACGCGCGCGGCTCACGGGGTTCAAGAAACTTGGCAACCTCTTCCTCAGACCCAATGATTGTCGTCGGAGCATCAACCGAAGCCATTTGTCTTTATCTTACGGACCCACTTTAAGCGAGAATACCGCAGTAAGATTACAAATGGAGGTCATTCAAAATCGCGATCATTGGGTCCTGCACCGTCTGGAGGGATTTTACTCAAACGCGGAACATTTCAAGAAGGTCCAAACAATCCTGTCTGGAGAGTCGAAGATCAGCCTGCGTCTTCTGGACTGGCTTGTCACCAACTATGCAAAGAAGCACAATGTGGCATACCTGGTCGGCACCCGCCACGTCATTGTCTACCTCGCCTACAAGTCTCACCTGAAGGCGTATAGCAAGAAGATGTTCGACCCGTTCTGTCGTTGGAAGCGCATTCAGTTTATGGGACTGGACACCACTGTTGGACAGCTCAACTTTTTTGAGTGGGCACTCCAGGATGATGTGCTCAAGTATCTCGAGGAGAACTACGATGCCATTCACGCAGATATGGAGGCCTGTTCGACTACGATTCAACCCAAGACGACAGAGGATGGTGTTCGTCGCAAGAGACATGAGCTTAGTCGGTCTGCAACCAAGGCTGTGCGTCACCATGACGTGAAGGTAGTTGTTACCTTTGAGTAATGCAGTCAATCTTGGATCCACGCGTGATCTACACAAATCTTTCAAGGGATGTGTCGGAGCATGATGTAGATGTCGTCTCTGACTTGTGGTCAATGGATGGTCGTGATGTCTACCGGGGTTCCCGCGACAGACAGTACTCTCATGCAAATGTATATTGGTTGTATAGCGAAGATCTTGAGCGTGTAGGACTGGTTGAGCACTCCTTGACAGACAATGCTGACTTTCGTATTCTTTGGTTTTACGACGACCCCTTCAGTTCTTTCTTCCAGGAAGAATGGACTGTCATTGAGAGCTTGTGGTCACTTCTTCCCCGTACAACAGTTGAGCGATGGATCACCGAAGAACAAACGGCAACCGATCAGATTTTAGGTGGATGCCTTTACGGAGACGCGCGTATCGTGAGTCTTGATCATGTGTTGCACCCTCCCATTGTGCATAGTTGTACAGACTGTGGACTACGATCACTAAAAAAGGTAGACTGCCAAGATGTGCAAAGCCCACTCGACTTTCCAGACAAAGCAAAAATTTTGTTTATAGACGACGATTTGTACGTCTGTCGGCCGCCTGCTGACTCTAAAGTTTGGGGATTACTTGGATTTACATTGCCGCTCCCACCACGCGGCGACGAGCCTGCTTTGCCGGAGTTGGCGGAGGAGCCGCAGATGCCGGCGGTGCAGTCGGAACCTCTGCCTCAAACACTGCCTCCTCAACCTCAGGCTCCTTGAATGCCGAGAGGAGCTGTGCAACCGTGGGCTTCTCCCTCTCCTCCTCGTCATCGGCTCCCTCCTCCGCCTCGAAGACCTGGGCCGCCGTGACACGCTGCTGTGCAGACACCTGTGCATACGAGATGCGCCAGGTGACTCCGAATCCCTGTCCCGAGACGTAGATGCTCGGGCTGACGATGAACCGCGCCTCCATGCGCTTCGGGAAGACCGTCTCCAGGTTCTCCGTCGTCAGCGGGATCGGGCGATTCGCCATATCCACCGCATCCATATTGACCTTCCCATCGTAGACAGGAACCTTCATGCGGAAGCTCGGCGGGTACTTTCCGTTCGGAACCCACTCAGCCCCCTGCTTCTCCACGCTGGGAGACACCAATGACTTCATGCTGTCACGGAGGACATCCTCCTTGCGAGCACGCCCAAACCATGACGTGGACTTCTCAACCCCCGTCTTGATGACCTTCTCCTCAAGGTCCTTCAGGAAGTTGTACATCTGTCCGATCTCTCCCGCCTCAGCTGAGGCACGCTCCTTCGCATAAGAATCGCATCCACGCAGACTTGCGAGCATCGTGTAGTTGATTCCGTTCTCAGTCTCCTTGATTGAGACCCCCATAGGATACTGAAGCTTGGGAACACGCATCTGGAAGTTCTGCCCGTTGTACTTGATCGGGACACTCTTGGACCCATTCGTCTTGCTCACGCGGATATCTCCAAACGAGACCTTGTTGATGTCGAGGTTCGCGGCGTTGATGATTGCATTGACGGACATTTTGCTCTGGTTGTGTGATCCTATTACTCAGCTTGTCTGTAGATCCATTTTATCCGTCCGTTTCTACTTTCAAGAACTACCGCAGATAAGACAATGGTCAGGTGCGCGGCGGTGAAGAAGAAAGGATCAACTTTACAATGCGCAGCCAATGCATTGCGTAGACATATGTTTTGTGGAACCCATGCAAAGGCAAAGACGGCTGAAATATGGAAAGATATTCGCGAGAAAGACATTCGGATCACCAAGTGTCAATCGATTGCTCGGCGTTGGCTAGTCGTCCGTCGGCTTCGATTAGGCGGTCCGGGTGTCCTCAGTCGCAAGAACCTTGCAAACGATGAAGAGTTAGTCACATTTACAGAATCAGGTCGCCAACATCCGTTTAGCTATTTCGGGTTTATCGAAAACGACAAGACGTGGTGGTTTGATTTTGATACATTGTGGGTGTGGTCTTTGAAGTCTGTGGAACCTACAAACCCATACACTCGTACGCCACTGACAACTGAAGTCCGAAAGCGTCTGCGAGAAACGTGGGCGTATCGAGTTCGGCATGGAATTGGCGTCCCACCGGATCCAAGAGATGTCGAAGAGCGCATACGATGTAGATGGACAATGTTACACCAAACCTTTGTAGATAACGGATTCGTAGACGTATCCTTGAATCAACTTACCCGCCTTTCCAAAAGTTCCCATGTTGCAATGTGGAGGTTTTTGCGGGATGACTCGCCGGCAACACTCCACCTCGCCGGGCATATGCTGGCATTTTCTATCGTCAATGCAGGTCCGGCAATGTATATTGTCAACTCATTGCGAAACCTGATGAAGGCTGTCACTCTTCAAAAAGAGCCGTATGAAACCGTATTTGCGGTAATGTCAGCAATCTATCGTTGTTGAAAAGAAAAGGGTTTAGATGACCGCCGATGGTAAGAGTATACCAGTGCGTTAAAGATGTCGTCCTCTTCTTCTGTTTCTAAGTCAAACAAGATGCCTGCCGCCAAGAAGTCCGATGCCCCGAAGACCGTCGCTGCCCCCGCCCCTGTCGCCGTTGCGGCGCCCGCCCCTCCGAAGGTGAAGGCCGAGCCTAAGGCAAAGGCTGTCAAGACCGTCACGCCCGCGAAGGCGGAGGTCACGGTGCCGACGGTTATCACCCCGTCCGCCGAGCCGGTGTCCACGGTCCCGGCTGTCTCCTCGGAGGCGCAGCTGTCTGCCCTCGCCGAGACGCTCAAGACTCTCAGCTCGGAGCTCTCGACCCGCGTCCGCGACGCCGTGAAGGCGGTCCAGGAGGCGGCCAAGTCCGCCAAGCGTGAGGCCCGCGACTCCAAGAAGAAGAAGAAGGTTGACCCGGCGACGATGACCCCGGAGCAGCGTGCCGCCTGGGAGAAGCGCCGCGCGAACAATGCCTTCCTGGTCCAGCGCCCGCTGACGGACGAGCTGTGCCACTTCATGGGGCTCAAGTCGGGAGAGACGCGCTCGCAGACGCAGGTGACGAAGTTCATCAGCGAGTACGTGAAGACGCACTCGTGCTTCGACCCCTCGTTCAAGCGCCGCATCCTCCCGAACGCCGCACTCGCGAAGCTCCTCCGCGTCGGCGACAAGGATGAGGTGACGTACCTGAACCTCCAGTCGTTCCTGAAGGTGCACTTCATCAAGACTGCCCCGAAGGCGTAAAGAGGGGTCTTTACGACGACGTAAAGACGACGACCAACAAAAAACAAGAAACACCAAGCTCTTTTAGCTCAGAGGTAGAGCACCTGCTTTGTACGTCACAATCAGCAGTAGGTCAGTGGTTCGATTCCACTATGGAGCACCGTCTTTTTAGCTCAGGGGTAGAGCAGTTGTTTTACTCACAACGAGTCGATGGTTCGATTCCATCAAAGGACACACCCACACACCACCCGCGTTCATAGTTCAGTGGTAGAATAAGGGTTTTCCATACCTTCGACACGGGTTCGATTCCCGTTGGACGCAATTTACATTAAAACGGAATCCCGGGTTAATGTAATGAAGACTCGTCGTCGAGGTGGTACGGAACCTCGAGATGTTGTTCGTATGAAGCAGATCAAGGCTCTTCAGGAGGCTCGTCAGAATGAAATATATGCGCTTGGAGAACGAATTGGTAGTTCGAATGGTCGCAAACACTGGGTGGGTCCATCGGAGGAAAAGTTGCGTCACCTACGAGAGTTGATAGCAAGAAACAATGAACTTCTCAGGAAGGGAAAGGGACGTTCAAGGACTCGTCGTAATAAGTTCATGAGGCATCTCTAGATACAGGACTGTGCTGAAGAACGGAGACAGCATCCCATCCAGCACAAGGGCTCGCTGTTTGGGATTGTCTTTGAGCGTCTTTGCAAGGCGTGTCAGTAACTTTTGCTTGTCCACAATTGGCTTTACCTTAATTTTGCACGTATCTTGATGCCAGCCACACAACGTAGACTTTTTGCAAGAGCCTTCTGCCAGTTGACCACACGGTGTGCGAATCTTGTTCACAAACTGAACAGGTTCATTCACGTCATCCCAGTGGGCTTCTTTGTCAAGCCACTTCTTTAATGCTTTCAGCAAATCCGGACCGGGGTTCATAATCTGGGTGCGCAGGTCTTCGTAATCGTCGGACTGAATGTCCTTTGAGATTGAAAACAGCATAAACTCAAACACTTCAGAGGAGTACGTGATATCACTTGCAAGTTTCAGATCAACAGCATTGGGCGGTGCAGTCACGAGCTCTTCCTCCGAGTGAGGCTCCCGGATTGTTTTCAATACCTCTGTTGCTATGTCATCATCCTCTGATTCTTCTGGTCTGAACAGAGCTCGGAATCCAGACTCCAGCATGAACTCTGAATAGAATCCATCCGCAGAGAGCATCAGACTTGTTTGCTTAAATCCAGGATGGCGTGTCTCGGCAAGGAAGTCTGATAAGGTTTTGCTTGTAGGAAGTTCTTCGTCTGAAATGTCAGCATATCCAGAGCGTACAACACCTCCTTCGGGGATATCCATGTTCATTGGCTGGACAGGTAATACAGCCTGTTGTAGGACAAAGAGAGCCTGAATACGCTTGAACGGATCCAGGATAAACTGGTAGTCCGAGATGTTCTTTGCGGCCAGTTCTTGTTGGGCATCCGCAACGGTTGGTGCTGTTGTTTTGCATGCAGACACGTGAAGTGTTTGCAGGGCTTTCTTCGTAGCATCGTCGAACTTATTGACGTCCACGGTGTAATCAAACTTAGATCCCACGTTGCCTTTGCGACGAGTGACCTTTCCTAGGATATCTGTATCAAGCAAAGTGATTGTTCGTGAGCGATCAGACGTCCTATCCGACCAGAATCCACACGAGATTGTATTCTTTTTAGGTATTGTGTGAATCTGCATCACACGGCAGTCGAGAATCAGAGCCACATATTCGATCTCGTCGATTGGGCTCATTGTCTGTTGGATCCACGCACGATCAATGCCAGAGACAATCCGTTCAATGGGATCGTCGCCATCGCCAAGATCTTTCCACGTACGGAAGAACGAGCATTGCATCACTTTGTCCGATGCCCTTTGCGGAGATGGGATAGGTCGCTTGTCATTCAGAAGAACCGGCAGACTCTCACGGGGTAGACCAAGACCAACACGAAACATATCTGACTGCGAAGCTGCCAGACGGTTCTTTGGACATGTTTTCGGATAGGCTGTCTTTACTGCAATACGCTTGGTCAGTGCTTCAGGCAGATATGCGATACGAAGAGCAGGCACCTTACCCTCCTTCAATACATAGTACTCATCAATAGGCGTCTTGTCGAGAACCTCAGAAGATCCTTCAGCCTTAAGATAACAACACGGTACTCTCTTTTTGCTACTCGATTTATCCGACGGGTCTTTGAAGCCTGGATACTTAAACCCTTTTTTCCGCTCAATCACCGTGAACTCACGGGGGTCCTCCTTTTCAGTCACACGAACCTTGCCACCACACTCAGGACATGCCCCATCCACTAGCTGATCTTCTGACAGAGGGATCTCATCGCGCATACACCAGTACGGAGGACAGATGGCAATGCCCTTGTCGACCCTTAACTTCTCGTTTTCGGGTTTATCGGCATAGCTATACTCTGGTTTCATACTAGCCTGCTGCGCGGGTGTGAGGATGACAACTTGATTAAGCTTTTCGCATTTCTTCGAATACTCCGAGTCGATAAGATCGGGATCAATCTTGAGAATCCGATTGTTGAAGTAGTTGTGTGTGCTGAGAGGTCCGGTTTTCTTCACACGTACAGACGCAGACGCGGGTGCAAAGGCCGCATTTGATGCTTCGGCTTCTTCATCCCCAAGCCCTGCAAAGTCTCCCATATCAAACTCTTCCTCCACTGCAAGGGTTGTAACAGGTGCAACCCCAGCCGCAGGTCCCACTTCCTCTAACCGAGGTGGACAGACCTCATTGACCTCTCGTGTATCGGAGGTCAAGATGTAGCGGAGGATACTTGCATAGTTGACTGCGCGATCAAGTTTTGTCACGAACTTGATCATCACATCTTTTGATGAAAATGTAATGACTGGATACCCAGCTGTTGCCTTTTCAAAGTTGAAGTTCTCATCCGTCTCAAGAGCCTTAACTTTCTCGGTGAGTTCTGCGGCCTCCACGGCAGAGACTCCCATCTCTTTCTCAAGTGACTCCCCTTCTTGCAAGAGTGTGTATGCGCGGATCACGTCGGGAGGTACATCCGATTCGCGATCAGCACGCAAGAGACGGAATGCATTGTCTTGATAACTGAAGATCGATTGCATACATCCAAATCGGCGCATATCAAACTCAGAGACCTCCCTGGCGTAGGATGTGATCACAGACAGGTCGTTCAGAATCCAGCGACCTGGATCAATGTCCGTCTCCACCAAGAATGGCATGAGGGCATCCAGTGTCTGGAGCCACTCAAATGTGGTCTTCTCTAACTTCTCAAGTGTATCCTTGGAATCCTTGCTACGATACGTCGAGATGGTGATGTCCCTGTTGGTCACAGCAATACGATCGAAGGAGATACGAGACTTGCCACGGTAAAAAAGCAGGGTTGGAAGACGGCGCTGAGGCTGTGTGTTTGACGTCCACGCCTTCCACATCGGAACATCAAGAAAGGGTTTCTTCTCCTTCGGGTTCTCCACAAAAAACTTGTGACGAGTTGTTTCGCCCTTTGAAGTGAAGAAGCTAACCACGGGTGTTTCCTTGGACATGGTCATACCGTAAAACATCTGCTCAAATCGATTCCGAGGGGCAGTAAACTTGGTGGAGACAAACGGAATGAACCACTTGCTTCGCAAGATTGCCGTGTGGGTCGGTTCGGGAGCCCTCAACTCCAGAAGGGCACCAAGCTTCCTGTGAGATGTGGTGAGAGATGCGCGCAGGGATTCAATGTTTGCCGGTGTTGTGCTTTGGAAAAAGGGAAAGTACACTTGCTTCATTGTGTCCGAGGTACCGTCTTCATCGAGTTCGGTTGCTCTGAACTCGAGTGCCGTTTCGCGATGAACAGTGTCAAAGAGTCGTTGACGGAGAGGGGCAGGACGAAAGGCTTCCTTCAAGTCAGTGTCGATCGGAGGGGTGGGGAGAACCATTGAGCGTTCTTCGGGTACGCCTAAAATCCGCCACTCCTTAAAGTCAGCATCTGGCTGATACAGTGGTTGCAAGAAGGGTTCCACTGCCTTCCAGTCGTCGCGACTTACATCGCGGGCTTCAACCCCAGTCCCCAGACGAATCTGAGAGACATAGGCTTCGAAGATGTCTTTCTTGATCAGGTTCTTTCCGTGCGACAATCGGACGAATAGATCCATCCATCTTTTCGGATTGGATGAATAGTAGTCTTGTGCCAGCTCAACTTCGACCTCAATAAACAGCCGATCGGGATGCGTTGATTTAATAACGGCGATTTGTTGCCTGACAGTATCAATCGTGTCGTCTGGGAAGAACGAAACCATTGTTGACGAGCCGGCAAGGGGCAACTCCATTATAGTGTGGTTAGATAGGATTATCCGTGATTGTCATTCCACAATACGGAGTCGGTTTTTGTGCATAGTTAACAGATGTATAGATTCCAATCTTGACAGCGTCGTGAAGAATACGTTTGAAGTTAAGCCAGAACTCTTGCGTGTGACCGATTGTTTCCGTCATCAGGTGCGCCATCTCGTGGAGCATCACAAACATCACCGTGTTCTCATCAATCAACGGAAACTCCGGTGGCTTCGTCTTGTCGCGCAGACACACAACAATCTTCTGTCCCTTGTTCTCCGAGTAGGACGTATCCCCCGATGTCATGTCGTTCTCTACAAAACAGTCTGGGTGATACCGAGCAAGGAACCGTGCGACGGGCGGATCGGCGGCGAGTGCTGGTTCCGAGGCATACGAGTCACGGAGTTTCGTAAGGTTTGCGCAGACCTTTGCCATCCTATTCACTGCCTCCTCTTTGTTGGGTAGATTTTGTATTTCATATGTCTTCCCGTCGGGTCCTGTTGTTGGGACAGTGTTGCGCGGTCCCGAAAAATACGACAAGGCAACCGCTGCCGTCAATCCTGCGGCGGCGACTTGGAACATTACTTAACCCTGAGATTTAAGCCGTAAGTCCCTCCAGTCCACGCGTGCTCTTGAAAGGGTCGGGGTCGATGGTCGTGTTCAGGAACGGACCAACCTTGCCCTGGGGGTTGGGCACCTCCGTGCGGATGTCGTACGTCGGGTTCCGGTTCGTCTGCGCAATACCAATCACATTGATGTTCGAGTGGTAGCCCGACTGCAGGAAGTTCTGTCCCTTGAGGTCCTCGCCACTCGCCGGGTTCACAGCGGCCCACGAGGCACCCATCTGTCCCTTGGGGAGCAGCTCATCCGAGTTCAGGGTGGTCTCCTGGTACGTCTGCTGGGATGCCGGTGTGCGTCCCTGCAGTCCCTCGGCGGAGGCGGCGTTACCTCCCAGTCCGCGGGGAAGACCCATCGACGGACCCGTTTCCGACATCGGGGCAGTGGAGCCCAGTCCACCCAGCTCCTCGGCGCGATCCAGGAGCGATCCCTTAGACCCAGAGTACGATGTAAAAAGAGTGTACAGCACAACAACTCCGGCAAGCACCATGCCCAGGCGGATCAGTTTCGGTTGCGTGAGCTTCATTCTATGTTTATACTGACGGAAAGACAAATTTCGCGATGACGAAGTTTTTGGACCCACTCATCCAGGATGTATTGGAAAAATTGAAGGCGGCGGATGTCCAGGCATCTATTGAGTCGGCGATTCTTCGTCCTATGATTGGAAGGGTTCTACACATTCTTTACCCCTACCTCTTCGGTGTCATGCTCCTCTGGTTGATGATGTTTGTTTGTCTCGCTCTCATCCTGCTCATACTGGTGAGGGGCAGTCTCGTTGACATTCTGGCTCTGCGGAAATAGAAGATCAACAAGAGCCCCTCGGCGGAGAGTCCACAACCCGGCGATGTTCCTCTTCTTTGCCTCGGCACGAAGCTGGTGAATCGTCATCTTTTCAACCCGCATTGCCTCGGGTAGCTCCTTCATAGTCAAGAGGGCAATCAGCTCCTCCTTCGTCTTTACGTAGTACATCTTGATACGGCGGGTCTTTGCAAGAAGCTTGAGGTCGGCGAGGTACATCTTTTGGTAGTTGGGCTCCATCGTCTCAGTGATGTCAATTTCTTATGTCCTTACAGATCCGTTTTAGACAGGCTGTCTTCTTTTTCTCACCACAAACACAAGTATGAAGAGAACAACAGCCGTCCTTGCGTTTTTTGTTGCCGCCTTGCTCGCCGGTCTTTTTGTCAACTCTACACTGTTATCTGCCGAACCGGCGGTGAAGGAGAAGTTCATGCAGCAGGAGAAGGGTATGCCGCTGGCGACTGAAACTGTGAAGGGCTTCTCGGGTGGCTCACCGATGATCGGAACGGAACCCCTGCCGACACCTGAGCACCCCTACGACCAGACTGACGATACGCCTCTCCACGTGTTTGCGAATAACAAGCAGGGTCCCGAGTGCTACGGGTCGCCGTTCTCGGGTGATCTTGGCTACGTGTGTCTGACGGAGGCCCAGCGTGCCGAGTTTGCGTCTCGCGGTAAGAACCGCGCCGCTTAAACGGTAGACCTGAAATCAAGCAATGGTGCTTGATCTGGATGACGTGGACGGCTTTGAAGCAGGAACAATGCTTTTTCTTTTGACTGTATTGTTTGCTGTGTTTTTCCAAGTTATAATTGCTTACAAGACTACTCTACTACTCTAATAAATGGAACACTTGAGGACGCTGCTCCAGTACTTCAAGGAGCGGATGCCGAATACTAAGTTTCCCAAGGCATCGGATGAGCTGTTTGTTCACATTGAGAAGGAACTCCTTCCCCATTTGATGAAGATTGTCAAGAAGGACAATACCCTGTTCACAGACGAAGAGGCCCCCGAGCTGTTCCCTGGCATCAAGGTGAAGTGGGATGGCAAAGACGAGGCGTGGCAGAAGCTCCGGATGGCGCTGATGTATGCCGTGCTCCACGGTGATCCCAAGGAGAAGTTCGGTGCAATCTTTGAGCAGATCAAGAGCGCGATTCCCGGTAACCGTCAGGATGAAGTCTCCAAGATCCTGGAGGACGAGGACACCCAAAACTCGCTCAAGGAGATCCTTGATCTCTTGATGAACACCAAGCTTGCATCCATCATTGGCGATCTGATGCAGTCAATCAAGTTTGAGGATCTGGACATCAACCTCGAGGATCCCGACGAGCTGATTCGCCTGATGCAGAACCCCCAGGACTCGGATGCCCTCAAGACGATTATCGAGCGTGCCCAGGAGCACCTGAAGGAGCGCATCCAGACGGGCAAGATTAACCAGCAGGAGCTTATTCGTGAGATTGAGGTCCTTCGTGCCAAGATGACCTCCACCTTTGGCAAGTACATGAACGAGATGGTTGTTGGACAACGTGAGCAGCCGGCAACCGGAAACACGTCGCGCGAGATTCTCTCAAACTCCCCGGAGGCTCGTCGTGCACGCATGCTGGCTCGTCTACACAGAAAGCTTGGTGAAAAGTCTCGCAAGTGAAGATAAGAGAGATGTCTACAGAACCCTTCTGGTATTCTGAACCAAATGTCCTGTTTACCCAGGATACCTGGTACACGTTTGTTCCAACAGCAGATATGCCCGTGTCGTCTGCACTGAATGCAGTTGTCCGCTTTTCTGTTTACCTTGCCGCCCTCCTGTTTCTGTCGAGCATGCGCCCAATCTACCTTCTCATCGTGCCGCTGGTCATGGGAGTTACAATCGCTCTGAACTCAATGTTCCCGACTGCCCGGAAGATTGTTGAGGGATTCGGCAATGGTCTTGTTGTCTCTGGATACAAGGGGACTGCACAGACCCACCCTTCAGATGATAACCCGTTTATGAATCCTCATCTGACTGATATTTTGGATAATCCTATGCTGCCGCCGGCTGCGGATGTGACCCGCAAGGATGTTCGTGATGAAGTGAATGCAGCCTTTGCCAAGACCTCGAATATCTACATGGATACGTCGGACGTGTTCCAGATGGTTCAGGCTCAGCGCAACTTTCACACGGTCGTGACGGATGATCACGCCGGACTCCTGAAGTTCATGGGCAAGGGACAGCGCGCCGACAAGCTCCTCTCAGAAGGTTACGTAGCTGCGAAGGGTACGGTTCCTGGAATGCCGTCCACCACGTCGATTGATGTTCCGACGGGAACGCAGGCGACGACGTCTGCCACCCGTTGATTTCTTCGGGACCCCAAGCTCCTCTAAGATGTCGTCACCCGACTCTTTTTGTCCCGAGATCTCCTTTGTACCCTTTTCACTCTTGAACTTCATGGTCGGGAATCCGCTTGCTTCTTCCTCGGGCGTGGCTGACGCTTCAATCTCCGCCGTCGGCACACCTGCATTCTTCTTTGCTTCCTCCCATGCAGGCTTATTTGCATCACAATGAGGGCAACCATCCATAAAGAACAACACAAGGAGAGGACGCTTTTTAAGAAGCTTCTTGGCTTCCCCTTTCTTGTCGCCGCCACGTAGAACTGTTGTAGTCATTTATATAAGGAAGTGACAAAAATGACTTCACTTGCGGACCTGAAGACAACCCAGTTTGTAAAACCAAACGATGCTCGGACGTTGTCACAGTATGCCGAGTATACGCGTTCTCTTGCCGTTCACACCCCTGCAACTGGATTCAAACAGTTTGCACCGCGCGATCCCGTAACCCAGGCAAAGTATGACGCAATGCAGTCTTCCTGGCTGGGCGTTGAGTCCTCTGACAAGGCGATTGCCCAAGGATTGTACAAGCTTGACTATGCATCCGATGATCGGAGTGCTCGTCCACCTACACAACCGATCTTGCCACCTGCGGCACCGCCCAAGGAGTCTGGGTTTTGTGTTGTTCAGTAATAATGATTGAGTGGATCGCACTCCTCCTTTTCTTGATCCTTGCAGGAATGACGTTCAAAGAGTCATTTGTAGATGCTGAGTTTACCTCATCAACCCAGGGGTCTGCAAAGTACGGTGTCGGCAGCGCAGGTGTTGCCAGTAGCGTGACACGTCCTACGTTAGAGAGTGGCGTGTGGAAAAGCAAGATCGATGCTCAAGCTCCAATCGGCGCCAACGACGATGATTACATCAAGGTCCTTCAAGCGTTCTACGACAAGGTCTATGTACCTGCTCCGTTGAAGCCTACCGTCGCACAGCTAGAAACCTTTTTGGAAGGACCCGATGTGAGAGGTCTCCCAGTCGACACGGCTGCACTTCGTCTGATCATTGCAGATGCATTCCATCTCGATACGGGACAGACCGCTGCTGCAAGGGAACAAGAGCAGATCAACTTCACTCCTACCAAGAACCTTGAACCTTCGATGGGACGTGATCAAGTCTTTGACCGCCTCGAAGCAGGCTACAGACCCGCTGATTCTCGCCAAGGTGGTCCCGTGCCTGAAGGATATTATGCACCGCTGATCCAACAAGGAAAGCCTCGTAGAACAGGTGAAGTCGACTACGAAAGTGCCGGACGAACAAATACTCAGTTCTACGATGTCTGCTCAGAAACAAAGACACCGGGATGTGAAGAAAACGTCTTGTAAGTATGTAATGAAACGCAAGTGGCTTGTTCCCGCATTAGCTGTCGGCGCAGTGATCTTGTTTCTGTGGACAGCCCGCGAAAGCTTTGAAGACACTGCAACGGTTCGTGGTCCTCCCTATGGAAACACGAGTGCAAAGGCACAGGTTCTCATCAATCTCATGACTCCGGAGATGCTGAAAAGTATCAAGATAAAGATGGGTGTTACCTCAACAACCCTGAGCGACATGGAAGAAGTAAAGCTCGTATACGGAGACGGAACGAACAACAGCCCGGTCGCACAGGTAATGAGTAACTTTTACTGGGAGGTGTACAAGCCTGCAACCGTAACGATTGATACCGCCGCCGTCAACAAGTTCTTAGAAAAGCAGACCGACCCGTGGGTGAAGGAAAACATTTCAAGTGTTCGTGAGTTTCTGAAGCGATACTTCCTCCAAGGACAGAATAGTGCTGCTCAGTCTGGGTATGGAGATATCTTGAACTCTGTCTTTGGCGGAGGTGTGCGAGCTCAGACCCCCGCGACCCCGCCTCCTGCGGCCGGAACAACCACAACTGAAAAGACGACAGAACCGGGAACAAACTGGATTGTGATTGGGTCTCTTGCGCTCGCGGGGTTCTCAGTTCTTGCAGTCGTGATCGTATTTTTCCTCCCGGCAAGAGTGTAATGAAGAAGTGGACTTTGATTCTACTGTCACTTGCCGTAGTTCTCCTTTTTCTTTGGACAGCCCGCGAAGGCTTTGAGCCCACGGCAGACATCAAAGGTCCTCCATACGGAGATTCGGACTATGCAAAGATTGTGAACTTGATGCCGACAACTCTTGTGAGGGCACTTGAGACAGAAAACTCTGCAGTGAAACCCCATTCTTCCGCGTCTGCAAGTGAGAAGTTGGCATACCAGAAAAAACTGGTTGATGGAGAAATCTCAAGCGTAATGAGTAGGTTTTTTTCGAGTGTCTACAAACCCGCCACGGTTAAACTGACGGATGCGAATGTAGACACATTCTTGACAGCCAATGCAACGTCTGGATTCTTGAGGGACAACAAGGCAGATGTGAAGACGCTCTTGAAGAAGTACTTTGTTGACCAGACACAGGGCGCCGCAAACGCAGCGCTGACCGAAGCTCAGATAAGGGCCGCCGCTGCGTCCACAGTATCCGGGTATGCCGCCCTTCTCGCGGCGTCCGATGCTGGAGTGGGATTAACCCCTGCGTGCAGGACTGAAATTCAGTCAAAGGAATGGGCTGATGTCTCGGCTGAATGCAAGACAGGTGCGGCTGGGACCGGAACCGGGACCGGAACCGGAGATGCAGCCGGGAACAGCACGGGCGGATCGTCGACAACATACATACCTAACTCGGGACCGAACAATGGCAATATCTGGGGACCTGCCTTTACTGGTCTTGGAGACAATGCTGGGTTTGGTGCCACTGGAAGAAGCAAGCGTGATTATCCCACGCTCCTCGGACCCGAGCCGAAGGAGTCTGTGATGGTAGAGGGAGCTGGAATCGCACCTGTTTCTCAACATACAAGCCTGGTCAAATCGGGAATACTCCCCGGTGCATCGGGTACTGGGTCGGATCCGAGTAGTCGGTTCTTTGGCTCGTCCCGAGTGCCAGGCGATCGTGACCTGATTCTCGATCCAAATCAGGAGTTTACGCCGAGTATAGGATCATCCAAAACGGAACCAGTTCCGTACTTAGCTGACTTCTCGGCGTTCCTACGGTAAACATGGAGTCTACAACACTAGTAATGAAGTCGTTCGGGCTACGTAACCAGCGAGGATCGTGCTGGGTAAACGCGGCGCTCCAGGCGATCTTCCGAATCCCCGACCTACAACAGCGCTTCAACGATGGAAAGCACGATGAAACAAACCCTGTCGAAGTCTGTCTCTACAACATCTGGGACTCCTCCGGATCCATGGGACTCAAGGACTTCTACACGTGTGTCAATACAACGCTCATGCCAGCGGGAGAAGGGATTGGGGATTCGCATGAGCTCCTCGAGTTCCTTTGCGACAAGGTGCCGTTTCTTGACAAGCTCTTCCGATTCAAGATTGAGAACCGGCTGAAGTGCAAGAACTGTTCGTATACTGACGGAAAGCGCGACTCTATGATTGAGTTTCCGATTGTCCCTACAAAGCCTAAGCAGTCGGTTTCAGAGGCGATTGTTGCCGCGGCACAACCCTACGATGTCCTTGACTGGAAGTGCGAGAAGTGTGGAAAGCTCGGATGTAGCAAGCAGTTTCTCTTGGCCGGATTTCCACAGATCCTAACCTTTCACGTCACCTCCTTGCGATCAACAGTTACGTATTCGAGTATTCTGACGCTGAACAAGATTGACTATGCGCTGTTCGCCGTGGTATGCTACGACGGAGGGCACTGGTGGACATATGGACGCGACATGCCGCCTGGGAAGAACTGGGTTTGCTACAACGACGACCACGTAACAAACCACAGCCCCCAGCAGTTTCCAATGGCAGATACGATGCGGCTGCTAATGTATTATCGCCTCAACTAGTAATAAGAGATGCCTTCTATTGAAGTAGTCCTGGCAATCGCTGCCGGATTCGTCGGAGTTCTTACACTGTTTGTTCTTTTTTCAACTGGGTCTGTGCTTGCTGTTCTCGTGCTCTGGATTTCAATTGCAATGATTAGTTTGGTCCTCTGGTACTACGAGTTCATCGACCTCAGCAACTACTCGTCGGTGATGATTGCCAAAAAAGAAGAGCCCGCCGCCGCGGCCCCGGAGCCCGCAGACGCCACCACCGGGACAGGACCGATGGTCGGAAGCGAGGTTTTTCACGTCAGTGATTCGCAGTTTACATATGCAGATGCTCCGGCAGTCTGCGCCGCCTACGGTGCTGAGCTTGCCACCCTTGAGCAGATCATTGATACATACAACAATGGCGGTGAATGGTGTGGATACGGATGGTCGCAGGGTGGATTTGCCCTGTATCCTACACAGAAGGCAACGTGGAATGCCCTTCAAGCCGAACCCGACACAGCAAAGCGCACAGGATGTGGTCGTCCGGGCGTGAACGGTGGATACTTTGATCCGAATACCAAGTTCGGTGTCAACTGCTTTGGATTCAAGCCCTCTGGAACGGCAACGCTTCCAGCACCCCTTCCGGGAACGGATCCAACTGCCTTCAATGCGGCAGTCGCAAAGTTCAGGAGAATGCTGAGCACCCTCACCCTCAATCCGTATTCGCGCACTGTGTGGTCTGGCTATGACTCAAACTACGGGTCTCAGTTCCGTCAGTCGAATGTTGAGAACTTCACGGAGTATGCCGGAGACCCTACGTTTACTGAGGCGCCGACTGGATCCCAAGCTACGAACTCGGCTCCCTATGGTTTGATTGGTGCGGTTGGTCCCGCCGGACCCCCTGGACCGGTTGGCGCTGCAAGTACAGTTCCCGGACCCCCTGGACCCGCCGGACCCGCTGGACCTCTCGGACCCCCCGGTTCTCCTGGACCGGCGGGAACGATTGGCGGCGTTGGTCCGCCCGGACAACAAGGTGCCCAAGGAATCAAAGGCGACAAGGGAGACAAGGGCGATACAGGTGCTCAGGGTCCTCCCGGAACAGCTGGATCTGCAGTCGGCGTTATAGGACCGAAGGGAAACAAGGGTGACCCCGGAGAAAAGGGAGATCAAGGAATTCAAGGAGTACCCGGAGTTGCCGGACCGCGTGGATTTGATGGACCCGCTGGACCCGGCGGACTCCCCGGACCCAAGGGTGATGTGGGACCGGCCGGCGCGCCCGCTGTAGTTCCTAGAGATTTACATGTAGACAGGCTTCGGATCGGCGATATGTCACTTGCAAGCACAGGTGGAAACTTACAAATCGGTGGTCCAGGTGGTAAGGTTATTAACCTATGGGCTGCTGGCAACCATTCGTCTATCATGACACAGCGAAGCAACGGAACAGACAATTGGTTTGGATATTAATTAATCCGTTCCCCCCAGGAAGGCATACTTTCCAGCAACACGGACCATATTTGGAATCTTACCAACTCCGCGAGGGTATGACAGGTCGCCACCTACATAGCATAAATATGGCATAGCGGGTACGTGCTGAGGTTTCGATGCAGGACACTTTCCGTAGCACATTCCATCCACGCGGTCGGGCTTGTCACCGCCCTGGGGTCCAGGGCATTTTCCACCATTATCTAACCGACCCCTCACACCACCTCCAACAATGGGTTCGCAGCGGGTTTTACAAAAACCGCCTGCAGACGCATCCCAGTTACCATCGCACTTGGTTGTGCATCCGCCACCTGTAATCGGCTCACGACACGTTAGTCCCTCCGTGAACCATCCTGTAGGACAGTCTTCAAGACCGATGACTGTTCCGATACCAATGTTCTCTGTATCTGCCCAACAAACAGGTCCGACTCCGTGGTACCCAGCCTTGCACTTTGTGTAGCATAGTCCCGCATCGTTCTCCTTGTCTGGCTTGCAGGTATCGTCACCAAACAGGGATACATTCAAAATCTCGTACCCAAAGGCTGACAGGAAGTGTTCACGACTCACATAGGAGTATACAAATAAGACTGTGACAATCCCGATCAGGAACCACAACATTATTTTGACGTCATATTTTAATGGATCCAAGGCTTTCAGCGACGATCGTACCCACTCCAAAGTTTGACAAGGAAAAAATGAAGACACCTACGGAGGTGTCGGTGGAGAAGTCAGGGAAAGAAACTAGTCATGCATTTCATTGGTTATTGTTCAAGCCCCAGTCGCACGCGGTGGTATCGTTTCCTACAAACGAACAATCGCGGCTTACAAATCAGACTCGAATCGGCGAGTGGTCCTAGTTGCCCGGCTTCACCAACCAGTCCGAAACATCCTGGATGTTCTCATCCGTCGGCTCACGACCCTCCATGTGAGCTGCAAAGATCTTGAGAAGGCGATAACGAATCGCCTCAGGTGTCCGATTCAGACGATCTGCCATCTCACTCACACTGTTGTCCTCATGACGGCACATCCGAATCAGCTGTCGATCCTCTGTCACAGTCCACTTCTTGTTGTTGCGGGCAGGGAGCGGGGTCGCACGCTTGGTAGAGCGAGTCGCAGTCGGCATTTGGTATGGAGTTCTTTCTCTAGTTGGACCAACATCCATTTTGTCTTGGGTGATACACAAATGGAGGTTGCAATGCTTGTTGGCTTAGCCGCCCTCGGCTTAGCCCTTTCCACTCAACCCGTCAAGAAAGTCAATGGGGAAACGGTGAAGATGATTGATCCAATGGAGACCTTTGTAAACCCGGAGGAGCAGTCTGCTACGGATATTGTCACCATCCTCCAGGCACCGACCGGGCACGGAAACATGGTTCCCTTCTTCGGTGGCAGACAGACTCAGTCCATGTACTCAGGTGCAACCGATGGAGTTCTGGATCTGTACACTGGCAAGGGCAAGCACACCTTCCATCACAAGGAGGAAGCCCCCGCCTTCTTCAAGCCCGAGGCGGGTGGTGGTCGCCCGTGGAAGACACCTGTAGAGACCGAATGGGAGCAGGAGCGTCAGGTAACGTCGCTGGCAATGAAGAACGTATTCCCCGTTGATCAGATCCAGGTTGGTCCGGGCGTGAACGATGGCTACACGAACAAGCCGTCTGGTGGATACCAGCAGGATGCGATTCGCGAGTATGCGATACCCAAGACGACGGATGAGCTGCGCGTACTCAACAAGCCGAAGGTCACCTACACCTCGGATCCGACACCGGGTAAGTTCTACATCACCGAGATGGGTCTGCAGGCTCCGGTCAAGAAGAACAAGCCCGATCGCTTCCAGGTGCTCACAGGTGCCGATGGATCTCTGGATCACGTCAATACAACCCAAGGTCAGCAGGTGGCGAACTCGCTGTACCCCGAGCAGTTGATGAAGCTCCAGAACCGCGAGTCGATGGGAATGCTCAATGCCAATCCCGCAACCACCGCCGCTGCCGGTGGCATGACGTACATCCGTGCATTTACGGAGCCCTTCCAAGAGTTCATGAAGCTGACGGTCGAGGGACGCGCCCCTCCGGCTGGACCCGTGGGCGGAGTGGCCATTCAGGCTGGACCGCAGTCCTACAATGTGCAGACTCATCGCGATGAGTCTCTTCACAACAATACCCGTGGCTTCGAGGCTCCTCTGATGACGTTTGGAGGACAGGCACCGTCGGCTGCCCAGCAGGGATCTCAGCGCTATGTGGAGCCGCTCAAGCAGGATGTGTACACCAGCCGCAATGACCAACCGGGTTTGCTTGACGCTTTCAAAAACAACCCGTATACACACAGCCTCCACTCTTCTGCGTAATGGATTACACTCTCCTTCGCTACCAAGAGGGAGTTCACACAATCTGTACCAAAAACTGGACACGCCGCCAAGTCTATGACCTACAACGATATGTCTTTGTCTATCCCGAAAAAATCCGAGTCTGTGAATGCTTGACAAATCCGTGGTCCCGGGAAACCCTGTCGTTTCTTGGCGCGCAATGGACTCCTGCTACAGAACAATGCACGTCGCAGGCTCCTCCTCCGTCGCAGGCTCCTTCGCCCGTGGCTTGGTCGACTCCTTCACGTTAAGCCGGATCGAATCAAACCTAATCGAACGTAAACATGATCTTGTCCAAGCATCTTCGTGGATGATGAACATCGTGATGCTTGTACTTGTTGCTGCAGGATTTGGGACCTTTTTGTATATTCAGTATCACGCAACCGCTCAAGAAGAAGCCGAGACCAAGCGTATACCGTTTGAACCCATCCCGTGGTTGTCGGCAACACGAAATGTTCGCATGGAAGAGTATGGACGTCAGCTCAAGCCTCGTGAAGCTCAAACTGGATATGGTCTACCGGGACCTATCGATGGAGATGGCTTCAGTTCAGTTTACGGAGATTACACGTCCCGAGCCACCCGCGATTGAACGCCCGCGTATTGTTGCTGCTGAGCGCCCCAAGATTAAAAAGAAGTCAGTTAAACCAGCTCTTCCCAAATCTAAGTAGTAAGTAATGTCAATCGTGGTTGTTCCTCCGATTTCGGGGACTGCACTTAGCTTGTATAAGTACGAGCCATTTTCATATACCTTTACCCATTCAACGTCCTCAGTCTTACAGTTCACCACATCTTCATCTGAACTTCAAGCATTTTGCTCTATCGTTGGACCCTCGGTTGTATTTGCTGGTACATTCCAGACAAGCTATGCATCTGCACTGTCGCTTGTGATCCGAGCTGCAGATGGAACGTCTTTAACGACCAGTGTAAGTGTTGGACCCGGTCGGTTCTTTCCTCCTGCTGCGAATCAGAACTTTCAGCTGTTTCAATACGAGAACATTAGCAATACATTTGGATCGAACATTGTATTCACTGCTCCTATTCCACTCACCACAGTGTTGAGTGTCCCGTCCCTGCCAACTGGGTTGAGCTTTGGAGGGTCATCCACTAGCTGGTTTATTCAAGGAAAGCCTGTTCTTCAAATAGCACAGTCGAACTATCAAGTTATCGGAAGCAACTCTACCAATGGAAAAATCGTGACAACAACCGTGTCGCTCAAGGTGAATCCTCAGGTTGTGCGCGTCTCTCCTTCGACAGCAACGCTGTCTGGTCTTGTGGTTGGAACTGCAATCACACCGGTTACCTTTACTGCGATTCAACCCGAGACCATTTATTCAAACGACTTCCGCTACACCTCGTCGGGACTTCCCGACGGCTTTTCCTTTGAGGACATTAGCGGATCACCTTTTCCCGGGTCTGGAATCCCACCCGATCCCGCGCTCACCATTGTGCTCGTAGGGACGCCGTCTCTTGCCTTTGCAACTTCGCAGTCGACATCGGGTGGAAACGTGTATCAAACCCGCCTAACGGGATATCAAACTGATCAGTCGGGAAGGCAAACATCCGGGTTTTCTCTCATTGATTTTTCATTTGCTGAAACGGTGTTGATTACTGCCTCGAATCCAGTTCCCCTCTACCAGACAAAGCCTCTTGGTTCAGGCGACGTCGTGATTACCGCAGGTAGCTTCTTTTCGAGTTCAACGATTTCAAATGTAACTGCAAGTTCTCTGCCACCCGGTCTTTCCCTCGTCGCAACTACAAGTTCTAACTATCGGTTGTCAGGAACGCCGACAGTGGTTGATCTTGCATCTAGCTACACATTTACGGCAACAAACTCCAATGGAACATCACGATCGGTAAGTCTTGCATTGCCCGTGAATCCCGATATTGTTACATTTGGCGGTGTAACTCCCACTCCGGGGAGCAATGTTCAGTTTATCGTATCCCGTAATCTGACGAATGCAAAGACGGGATATTACACGACACCGATTCAGTTTGTCGCAACGTCAACTGCAAATGCAACTCCTATTGTTTATTCGTCCTCGATTGATCTCTCACTGTATGGTCTTGCATTGAGCTCGACAACAGGGGCATTAACGGGGATTCCAACTTCACCCCTGGCATTGACATCGCTGGTTGTGTCGGCAACCGATTCGCTTGGAACTGTTGCGACAACAACGATAAATCTTACGATTCTTGCCGATCAGTTTGTCTTCCCCACCTACACACCTGCATATTTCCAGAATCGCCCAATCACTTCCTTTCAGTTTGTGATGGTTTCAACATTGAGTGATCGCCCCATTCAATCCTATTCCTCGACGAATCTTCCGGCCGGATTGTTTCTGAGTGCGGGAGGGACTTTATCAGGAACAACGACGGTTGGGGTAGGAGGCACCTTTACGGTCATTGCAACAACCGGGTACTCGACGATCACGTCTGCCCCTTACACCTACACCATACAACCCGATAACCTCTTGATTCTGCAAGTGGATGCGAGCAATACAGTCACGCCACTCTTTTCGAATGTCCAGTTTCAGACTCTTCAATACGCAACAGACAGTGTCGTCAATCCTGTCTATTCGATTACGAGCTATCCTGCAGAGTTCCCGTCTCCAGTTCTTACGCTGACATCTGCTGGCTTCTTATCAGGTGATTTCACACAGGGTCCGGTGTTTCCGACATATGCTATTACCGCGAGTGCGGCTTCGTCGGGAGTGACAAGTACAAGCCCTATCATCATTACGTTCACCAATCCATCCATTCCGCTGTTGATTGCTGGGTATACAAATGCAGGTGTCGGGACGATCAGTAACGACGGGTATGTGGGTACGACAACGGACTATGTCTTTACTGCAACCTCGACCGGTACCCAACAAGTGAACAGTCAAGTGTGGTCGGGTGGTCTGCCATCTAGTGGCTTTGTGGCCGATGGACACCGCTATCCAGATCTGGCTCAGAACCAGGGTACCTTTATGGCAATGAATGTTTCAAATATATACGATGGGGTATACAATCCAACAACAAATGCCGTTGACTGGACATCGACAGATCCACAGACGGCGGTTGGCACACCTTACACCGGACGATACTTAAACATAGCCAGCGATGGAGCTGGACACTGGGTGGCACTTCAGGCAGCAGGATCTCCTCCTGCTGACGCTCGAGTGTTTATGCGCACCGGTACGGGACCATGGACGGTTTCTAGTAATGAGATTTCTTCTATCCTGAATCCCGGCAGCGACACAACACTCAGCTATATCGGTGGACGATATGTACTTGGTCAGACTTCAAACCTCGGGGATCCAAACTCATACAGCGTGCTCGTTACAGACCCCTCCATGGTGTGGGCACCTGCAAGTACATTGCCGACAATGAGGCGCGTTCTTCGATTTGCCACAAGCAACACCACGATTGTCGCAGTTGGAAGCGAGGCTACAGCCGGAGGACCCATTAGCTACAGTACGGACAATGGTTCAAACTGGACATCGCCATCCGTTCCGTCCTTTATGTCAGGGTCGAACGTCGTTCTGTATGATATCCTGTATGCAGCCAATACGTGGGTGACGTGTGGTCTTGATTCAAATGGGTCAAACATGATTGCTTATTCACCAACCCTGAGCAACTGGGCGCAATATACGGTAGATCCCGACGTTCTATGGAGCGGTATCGCTTTTAATGGAAATGCGTGGACGATCGCAGGGAGCCGGGTTGTGAGTGGGTCGAATCAGTCAACGATTCTGTCATTGGATGCCACTCCTTGGCCAACGCAGGCGGTTTCCCTTGGTGCTCTTACGGGATCCATACAGTTTGTTAGTACTGGAACTCCCTTGTTCTCTCGCATTCTGTCGACAACAATAACGAGTAGCAATCCTTCGGTCGGAACAGTCTTTATCCCACCGGGTCCTCTGACGTTCACACAACCATCTCAGCCTACCTTTGTTCTTTATCAGTACGTGCCTTACACATTTCCAGTGGTTGCCACTGGGTCAGCAAGTTTCATCTTTTATTACGCCCCGAACCTTCCAATTGGATTTCGATTTGATTTGAGTCCGACAGGCGTGTCTGCTTCCTTGTCCGGGACATCTCCGAGCAATACGAGTTCCGCGGTTACCTTGTATGCAAAAACGGCGAACAGCTCTGCAGTGTCCTTTCGCGTGACATTCAATACCATCATTCCTTACTTTGTAAATCCTCAATCGGGTGCCGGAGCGTACACTGGGCAGCTGCGTATTTCTGTAGACGCCAATGCGGCCCAAAATGCCCGCGACAACCGAACATTCCCCCAGGTGAATCCTCTGGCGGGACCGTTTATGGGACCTCGTGCTCCCGACGTGGTGACCGCACTCAACTGTTTGCAGAAGCTATGCAAAAAGCCCTGTCCAAACTGCCATACAATGATGTAAAAAATTTGAATCTCTATTTATTAATTTTTGTTTTTTTTTGGTCTACTTCACTTTACGCCGGCATCTCCATCTCGCTGAACGCGAGCATTCCGACATTCCCAACCTTGACCTCAACCTCGGATCCATCCTCGAGCGTCTTTGTCTCCCACACCCGCCCATCCGCGGAGACATAGTACTCCTTTCCCTTGAAGTCCACCGGAAACATCTCAATTGGCTCCTTCTTCAGTTCCGGTTCCTTTGGTGTGAAGAACTCGTTCATGTGGACCTCGAGCTTCTTCGCGTTGTACACTGTATTGTCCAGGGCGTTGATCTGTGCCAAGAACTGCTTCTTGAGATCATCGTTCAACTCCACCTTCTTCTCCGCGGCGACCTTCTTCCACAGCTTCTCGTTTGTGGCATTCATCTTCTCAAGATTCCCCACAAACTTTGGCTTAGCCGGTGCCTTCTTCTTTGGCGGTGGATCCACAGACATTGCCGCCATCTTCTCTGTCACCTCCTCGACCATTGCATCTGGCTTGGCCTCCTTGGCTGCCACCTTGGCTGCCTTTTCGGCCTCCTTCTGCTCCTTCGTGAGCTTTGGCTTTACCACCTTGACCTTGACCTCCTTGACCTCCGGCGGTGCGGCAACCGGAACCGTCACCTCCTGCCTCGGCTCGACCTCTGCCTTGAACCCAATTGCCTCAGTTGCCTCCTTCAGTCCCAGTCCCTTCGCAATCTCTCCGCGCACACGGGTGAGAAATCGCTCGTCAAGATGGACTCGAAGGCTTCCACGCGGGTCATCCTCAAGGGTGATGTACCCATCCTCGGGATACAGGTCATCCACCAACCGCTCCGTCAGTGTCTTTGCAGTCCACTTGGCAAATCCACTCCCGTCGGCATTCTCCTCCTCGATCCTCATCAGTGCTCGGTAGAACGTGTTCTTGATGATTGAAGTCATTTTGTATCGCGCCTGAGTGTTATCAGATTTGGTAATAAAAGATCCATTTTAGACGTCGCTCACCCGCTCACCCACACCCAAAACGGATCCGGTTTCGGCAATGCAGTGAATGTCGTGTGAAGATACAAAATGCCCCGCAATACTACTGGAGGATCCGGACACAAGTCTCAGAAGAACTCGGAGGGAAACAAGGCTCGCAACAATCGACTGAAGGGAGATGCGCTACTTGACGACATTGTCGAGGAGGCATCAACGGCCGGGGTGCTAATCGGAAAGGTTACTCGTCGCCTCGGATGTGGGCGAATGGAGATCGCGTACTTCAATGACAATGGAGAGGCGTTCATGTTGCAGGCGCCACTGAAGGGAGGGATGCGAGGAAAGGGAAAGAAGTCAGTGTGGGTTGACATTGGAAGCCTGGTTCTGGTTGCCGAGACCGACCTTGGAGGAAAGACACACGAGATCTTTGCAGTGATGACGCCCGAGCAGGTTGTTCGGTACCGCAAGATCAAGCCAAACGCCGATGCGCGACTGTTCCTCAAGGATGCATCTGCCGAGGAGGAATCCAAGGAGGAGATTATCTTCGAGGAAGACGAGGAGGTCAATGTCGACGCGATCTAATCCCAGAACAAAACAATGAAATTTGGAATTACCGGAATCTTTACAACCCTCTTTTTAACTTTTTTGCTTTACACCTCGTATCAACACTCCAAGCGCCCCGTTCTTGATCAGGTCCCCAATGTGCCTGGATTTTTGGTTCCTGTGTCCACCGGCAAGGAACGAACAACAGGAAGTGGCAACCGAGATGCATCCATGTACACTCAATATGTGAGACGGAAGTCAACGATTGACGGATACTGGGCCTCCGGACGGGTCATGAAGGAGACGACGCATACGACTGGATCCACATCAGGCGCCGTGGAGGTCTTTGTGTTATCCGATGTGTGCATACGTGTCTGCAAGCAGGTAGAGGCAGTGTGCTCCGCAATCTTGGATGGCGGCGATGCAATGGCAGAGTACTGCAATGTGGTGGATGGCAATGCAGACAGTGGTATGAACATTGACGGTGGAGATGCCGACGCAAATGTCTGTGCTGTATAACAATGTCGGGGCCATGTGTGACAACCCCAAGTAGGTTTCAGCTCCGCCGAGACACATCGGGGAGATGGTTCACAACCAATCCAATCCTGCAATTAGGCGAGCCGGGTGTGGAGACGGATACTGGTCAGATGAAAGTTGGTGACGGTGTGCGCAGGTGGAATGCTCTACCCTATGTCGGAACAGAAGCTGGACCCACGGGCACTACGGGACACACAGGACCCACGGGACCTACAGGACACACGGGACACACTGGAACCACAGGTTGGACGGGACCCACGGGCACCACAGGAGACGTCGGGCCTACCGGAGTACCCGGGTATGGAGCAACAGGCCCCCAAGGTATTCAAGGAGTTCAGGGTCCTGAGGGTCCTGAGGGTCCAGTTGGAAGCACGGGTCCCCAAGGCATTCAGGGGTACCAAGGTATACAGGGCGTTACCGGTCCTACTGGACATACGGGACATACGGGGCTGACTGGACACACGGGTACCACGGGTCCTACGGGGGATCTGGGACCTACGGGGGTAGCTGGATATGGAGCAACGGGTCCCCAGGGTGTGCAAGGCGTTCAGGGTC